GCTGGCGCGGAGACGGGCACCGCTGGCGCGGAGACGGGCACCGCTGGCGCGGAGACGGGCACCGCTGGCGTCGGAGGGGGAGACGCCAACTCCCGGACCGGCATCGGAGCCGGTGGCGGTACGTAACGGGCCGCGAGGTAGCGGTACGCCAGCTCCGCATCGACCAGGACCCCGAAACGACCGGAGACGCTACGCGGACGCGCACCCCCGGCCAGTCGGGTGACCTCACCGATCAGCTGCTTGGCGGTCTGGCCCTCAGCCAGATGGAGAGTTACCAGCATCAGACCGACACCCCGGCCCCGTACTCGAAGCCGGCAGCGGCGACATGACAGTCGAAGCCCACGACATAAGCCCGCTCGGCCAGCCCCAACCACTGGTTCTGACCGCGGTTGAACGTCTGGCGCTCCGGAGGCATCTGCACGTCCGGGTCGCGCCACACGGTCACCTGGCCGGTGACGTAGATGAAGTCGACCCCGGCGACCGGATCGGCCTCGCCGGGGGCAGCGCCGTTGTAGCCGCCACCGAACACCCAGATCGACCCGAGCGGGGTCCGCTTGTATGGTCCGTTGCCATCCCGGTCATCTTCGACCAGATGAGCATCACCGGCGTACGCGGCGACCCCGGAAGGCGCGTGAATGTACGCCTGGTAGCCGTACGACACACCTTCAGTGGTGCCGCCGCCCGCCACGTCCACATCCTGCAACCCGTAGATCCACCGCTCCAGCGTGGAGACCACATCGACGATGTTGGTCGGGTCCGGCGACAGCAGCTCCGGGCCACCCGCTGCGGCCATCGTGCGAGCCAAGCCACGTTCAACGCCGGTAGGCTCGCCGTCATGGAAGCGCCGCAAGGTGCGTTCCCGCATCTGCGCGGCAGTCCGCCCGGCGGAACCACATTGCAGTGTCGCGTACACCACGAACGGTTCGTTCTCGGTGAACGGCACTTCGAAGTCGAACGTCTTGTCGGTCAGGTCCGGCGATTCGTCGTCCGGGCCGCACACCATCGGGTACTCGCGTGCGACCCCGCAACCGTTCGCCTGGTAGGTGACACCACCGGCGAGCCGCAGCGGCACCCCGGTGTCGATGTCACTGAGCGCCCCGGGCAGGCGCTCGTATTCGATCGGCCCGTTGGCCAGGGTGAGCAGGTTGTACCTGCGCGCCCGGGGCTCCGGTGGTGTTACTGGTGCCAGCGGCAAGAATGCCATCGCCTGCTCACCCCCTTCTAATGTTCATCATGGTCCGGCTGGCTGCCGGGCGATCAGAAGCTGATCAGCTCGGGCGGGCAGCAGCCCACGACACCGGACGGGTCGAGCGCCACCTCGTAGAGGCGGGAGTCCGGGCACATCTGGAGCGGTGCCCAGCCGTCCTCCGCGAAGATGGCCGTGTACTGGTTGGTCTGCAGGTTGGTGCTGTCGTAGATCGTGTCGAGGCTGACCACGTCCTGCACTGCCTTGACCCACGTGCCGGCGGGGTAGACCAGGAACAGGCCGGAAGTCGGCAGCGCCTCGATCGGGTCTGCGGCACCGGGACCGCCCGGCAGGTCGGAGAACGCGTCCTGCCAGTCGTAGACGAACTGCGGGACCGCACGGCGCATCGTGAACCAGTCGAGGATCTCCGCGTCGGACACCGACAGCAGGGCGACACCCCGACGACGCGACAGCGCCGCACGGATCTGCGCCAGGAACCACATCGGCATGACCACCTCAAGGGTGGTGCCGAACTCCATCCGGTTGCGGTACTTGATGTCGACGATCGCCATCTCGACCGCGGCGAGGATCGCCGACGCGGCGTCATCACCGTTGACGATCTGCGGGACCACGATGGCCGGGCCGGATGCGGCCACGAGGTCCGCGATGAAACCGCGGTTCATCTTGTGGGCCAGTGCGACCATCGCACCCCGGGAGAACCGGGCGACGATCTCCGGGTAGCCGCGACGCTGGAGTAGGCCGCCGGTGAGGCAGACGTAGTCCACGCCGAGCCGGATGTCCTCGAAGTCCGGGCAGGGGATCTCGGTACAGATCTTCGCCACGTCCTCCTGGACGTCGGCCTCCGACAGGTGGGTGTCACCTGCGTTGCCGATGTTGTTCCAGATGTAGGCGAAGTCGGGGCCGCCGAGCTCCGGGATCTGCCAGCCGCCGCGGCTGGTCTGCAGCTCCGGGGTCGACAGCAGGCCGCTGAGGCTCTCCAGCTCGCACAGCTGGTAGATGACCTCAGATGCGGCACACCAGGCGGCGGCGGCGGTCAGACCGCGCTTCTCGGTGACGACCCGGTTCTTGGCCGACTCCATCAGGTTGCCGCCGAACAGCCGCCGCTCGCTGGAGGCGTATTCCGCGATGCTGTAGCCGTTGGTACCGTCGACCACCCGCAGCTCGTCCGGGAAGTTGCGCTGGAACTGCACCGCGCCGTGGCGGGTGTAGCTCTTCATCTCCAGCTTGCGACCCTGCGGGTCGTAGGTGGTGATCGGCCGCATCCGCTGGCCGGTCTTCGACATCTGCGCCTTCGCCCGACCGGCGGTCATGGTCGGGTACTTGTCCATCCGGGCCGCGAGAGCTCGGGCGGCGTCGCTGAACGTCGGCAGGTCCTGGCCGGAGGTGAAGCCGGGGACGTCCGCCGACGCGCTCATGGTCGCCAGGGCACTGCCGGCGGTCATCTGCGCGGGGAGCTGGGTCGGCTGTGCGCTGCGGCCGATCTGACGGACGCCCGGGTTGCGACTGCCGGATGCGGCGGTCACCGCGGCGGGGGCCGCCTCGACGGTGCCCTCCAGGACCTCGGGGGCCTGCTCGACGACGTTCGCCGCCGCGAAGGTGTTGGCGGTCTGGCCGAGCGCCTGGAGCTCCGACATGGACGCGTCTGCGGCCCCAGTAGCCTCCAGCCGGGTCGACATGGTCTGGCGGATGCGGACCGCCAGGGCTGCGGAAGCCTCCAGCGCGCCGACCGAGTCCTCGGTGTGCTCGTGCGGGGCGCGGCTGCCGAACGGACCTGCATAGTCGGCCAACTGCTGCGAGAGCGCGGTGAGGTCGTCGTTGCTGGCCGTGGCGAAGTCGGCCGGGACGGGGAATGGGAACGTGTGCGGGACCGGGGCTACGGTCTCGTCGTTTTCAGGCATCGCTGCTCTTCCTTGGCACTGGGTGGGCCTACATGGTCTGTAGTCGTCACGCCCAGCCGGACCGCAGCGGCACTGGCACGTCAACAGGGTGGAACCGAGTCGACTCGATGGCGGCCGGACCGTGGCAGCGCCTCCACCTTGCCGCGATTGTACCTCGACGTGCCATGTTGCCGCAAGGTGGTCGACATGGTGTGGTGTGGTGAACCTCACACATCGGATGGCACTTGTCGTGACACCCGGCTTGCCACACAGTGTGTCAAGATGTTAGAATTGTTGGGTGGGGCGCTCCGCCCCCCGACCCCCAGGAGGACACGATGGCGAAGCTCACGATCCAGCTCACCGAGATCACAGCCCGCACCTTCGGCCACAACGGGCGAACCACCGGCATGGTGATCCAGCTCGACGGCCACCGGCACTTCGACGGGCAGCAGATCGCCCGGATCGGCGAGAGCTATGTCGAGATCTGCGGGACCTGCACCGGCACCGGATTCCGCCCCGAATATGGTGGGATCGACGCCGGGCGCTGTTGGCCGTGTGCCGGCAGCGGTCTCGGTCGGGCGGTCGGGCGCGGCACGGCCCTGGAGGTCGCCCGCAAGATCCGCAACCGCGAGCAGGCCGCAGACCGCCGGGCCGCCAAGCGCGAGGCCAAGCGGCTGGAAGAGGACCGCCTGCACGCCGAATGGCTGGCCGCGAACCCGCAGACCGCCGCGATCGCCGAGCGGTTCGGTCGGCTCAACGACTGCGGCCACGGCGGCGACTGCGGCCGGGAGGCCTGCTGGGAGAACCGCCAGCGGGTGGCCGACCAGCACGCCCCGCTGCTGCTGGACCTCGCCGGTCGGGCGCTGTACAGCGTGCTGACCGTCAACCAGGAGCTGTTGTTGGGTCAGCTGGCCGCGGATCACGAGGTGCGGGCGGCGGCCCGCGAGGCCAAAGAAGCCAAGATCGCCGAGCGCCAGTGGCTCGGGTTCGAGAAAGAGAAGATCTCGGCCACCGGCATACTGGCCAGGCCGCACCACTCCGAGAGCGAGTGGGGCACCAGCACCCTCTACAAGCTGACCACCGCCGAGGGTGATGTGGTGACCTGGTTCCGGACGGGTTACCACGAGTTCGAGGCTGGCGCGCAGGTCACGCTGACCGGCACGGTGAAGAGGCTGGCCGAGTCCGAGAAGCACGGCAAGGAGACGGTCCTGACCCGCTGCAAGATCGGCTGAACCGCCAGGCGGGGGGTTCGCCCCCCGCCAACGTGCTGGTTGCCACGCCGTGTGACAGATAGTACCCTGGAGTCCAGACCCCCCAGCCAGAAAGGCACCCCCCGCGATCATCGTCCACACCCCCTACCACCCGCTCACGGCCTACAGCGCCCTGCTGCACCTGGCAGGGTGGCTCAGCGGCCACTACACCGTCACCCCCGCCGACCGGGAAGGAGATCTGCCATGCGCCGCAGCACCCGCCTGGGCATCACCTCCGCGACCCTGATCATCGCCGGTCTGATCGCGGGCTGGACCGCTGCCGCACTCGTCCCCACAGCCAGCAGCGACCACCTCGAATTCACCACATCGGAGGGGTATGTCACCACCGGCCTGCCGATCGGCCTGCTCTTCGTGTTCATCGGCGGCTCGCTCGCCACGGGGGTTGCCAACCCCCGACCAGGAAGGAGAGGCCGTGTACGCACAGCCAAGCAACACGGATATTCGGCTGCTGGTCAAAGACGCGCTGGCACGCAACTGGACCGTAACCGGAGGTGGGCGGCGGCACTACAAGCTGCTCTGCCCGAACTCGTGCAAGTGCGTTCACGTACTGGCCAGCAGCACAGCGCACCGGCTGGTGGCCGTCCGAGCCCGCACCCATCTGATCAATCACACCTGCTGGGAGTCCGCGAAATGCCCACCACACCAACCCCCCGCCCCGCACCCACACCTGTAGGACCGATCAGCGCCGACATGGACGGCCTGGGGCGCGAGACCCCCCACGGCCCGATCGGTCTGCACCTGGTGCTGACGATGGTCTACCGCGCGGATCACCCCTACGACATCAACCTCGTGATCGCCCCGAAGCGGCGGCCATCGTGTGGTCACGACCCGGCAGTCTGGGCGATCTCCACCGATCCCTGGTGCGCCACCTGCGACCACGACCTGGCCCGCTGGCTGGTATCCCGCGAGGTGCTGTGCAGTGCCGCGATGTGGCAGACGCCAGCGGGGATGGGTGACTTCCGGGCTGTCCCGATGGCCGAGACGGTCACCCAGCTGGTGTTTATCGCCGGCGATCCGGAATACCGGGGTGAGAGTCTGTATGTCGACGTGCAGCGCCGGAGCCTGCTGTCGTTCCTGGAGCGGACGATACGGGCGGTCAAGCCGGGGCGCGAGAGCAAGCATATGGATATGGACCGGATCGTTGCCGCCCTGCTGAGCAGCAACACCCGATGAGACAGGAGATTGAGATGAACGACAAGACCCCCCCGTTCACCCGCAGCGACATCGAGATCGAGTACTGGACCGCCGAGTGGGGCGCACCGTGCGCGTTCCTGACGGTGAAGCGTCCCGGGTCGTTCTACGACGGGCAGCGCTACGGACTGCGGTCCGCGAAGGGCCTGGAACACGCGACCAAGAGGAGCGATTGGCAGTACCTGGTCGACAGGGAACCGCTGTGGTCCAAGGACCACGAGCCGACCACGCGGATGGACGAGTTCTTCGGCTCGATGGGCACCGACAATCTGGAGAAGGCGATCGACGGGCTGCTGGCCGGCCTCACCAAGTGGGACCTCGATCAGCGGGACCGCTCGCAGATCGCCACCCAGCTGTCGGAGCTGTCGGAGGCCCTGCGGGAGCTGGACGAGTGGAACCCGATCCGCACGGAGGTGACGTTGCGGTCCCGGTGGCCGCGCGCCCGGGAGCTGTTCCTACAGGTCGAGATGACGCTGTTCGAGCCGCCCATGTCGAAGGTCCCGGATCCGCCGATGTGGCGTTGGTGCAGTCGGGTCGCACTGCTGGACGTCCCATCGGTGGACGGCCGCACGCTGCGCAGCTCCGGCCGCTACGTCCTGCACGACGGGGGTCCGGCTCAGCTGATGTCCCTCAGCAAGAATTGCGAGACCAGCGACTGGGTCGGGACGGTCGACTCATTGCAAGGCGATGGCAAGGGCGGATTGTGGGCGTTCGGCATGGCAGTCAGTAGGGACCTGGCCCGGCAGCTGATCGACGGCCACCTGTTCGCCTCGATCGCCCTGGAGGAGCCGCCCGACAGCCAACTGGGCGGCACATCCTGGGATGGTGGGACGGTTAGGAATGCAGTCGTCCTGCCGGCCGACCAACATCCATGGAGGTTCTGATGGGCGACACACTCAGGGCGTTGATCCACGACACGACGAGCGGCGAGGTTACCATCTTGCGGCTGTGCGCACCCCATCTGAAGCTGATCGATACCGAGACTAATCCGCACGCAGAGGAGAGTTGAGATGGCGGTACCTGGACCGCGTAGGCCGGGCCAGACCGGCGGTGCCGGCGGGCAGACTGCCCGCCGCGAGAGGAGCCCCCATGAGCAAGGAATATAACCCCCACCAGCCCACCGGGCATAATACTCCGGGCTGGGTCATCTGGCTCCTGGTCTTCGGCTTCCTGGCGCTCATCGTCTGCGGCGTAGAGGCTAGCAAGCGCGGCGACGAGAGCCCGGAGCCCACCCCCACGGTCAGCAACAACTGACCCGCACACGCAGACGCCCCTCGGAAGCGGGGGGCGTCGCTGTGTCTGGCTATTCGTCGCGCCCGAATGCACTGTCGCGGATCTTGCGCAGGTTGCGGATCGCCTCGTTGATCCCGTCGCGGTCCAGCTGCATGAAGACCCCCCGCCAATCCGGCTGGTCGGGGGCCGCCGCCGCGCCGAGCGCCCGCAGCGCGTCCAGGTCGTCGGTACAGGTCGCGATCTGGACCTGGCCGTTGGACCAACCCAGCTCCAGCCGGGCCGGGGTGACCCCCGGTAGGCCGCTCGTCTTCTCATAAAGGTTGAACTTGGGCATCACGCCCACCTCTCTCCATCACGGAGTGCCATCACGGTCGGGCCGAGTCTACCATGCGGCGCAGCTCGCGCGCCAACATCCGCCGGACGGTCCGGGGGCTTTTGGCGGTGTCCGGGCAGTCCACACCTGCCGGGCGTTTGCACGAGGGGCACCACGACGGAAAGAGACGCCCCGGCATGCGTGCCATCACACCGCTGGGCTGCGCAGGATGGCCATTGCGGCTGCGGCTCTCGAAGAGAACATCTCCGGGGTGTCCTCAAGTAGACTGCGGAAACCCGCCGCGCGGGCAGACAGCTTGTCCAGACGATCCAGGACCTGCCCGTACCACTCCCCCCGCCCGAGCTGCTCGAACCGCGGCCGGATCGCCTCCAATTGCTGGCGCACGATCTCGACATCGAGCCGGGTCAGCGGGTTCCGGTCCCGATATCCGCCAACATCGTCGATGAAGTGGTCGGTGGAGAACCGGCTGCGGGTGGCCGAGGAGCTGTCGGTGGTCTTGACCTTGAATGCCAGTCCGTGGTCGATCGCCGCGATCTGCCCCCGGTCGTCGATCATCCAGTTGCCACCGTGGCGGTCGACGTTGTTCAACAGCACATCGAGCAGCCCCATCCGTATGCCCTGGGGGGAGTCGGCCAGCTCATTCGGGACATTGTGGATGCGCTCGGACATGGCGGGCCTGCCCGGCATGACCTCCATGTACAGCGTCTCGTCGTCGATACGCTGGATCGCCGGGGCCCGAACCCCGACAGCAGCGGCCACCATCGCCCCCAGCTCCTCCGCGTCGGTCTGCTCCCGCTTGCCCCACCCGGCGGTCCACTCGCCCATGGCCCGCTTGTAGATCGCCTCGGTCCCGTCGGCCAGCTGGATCCGACGGGTGTCGCCCATCTCCCCGCCGCCGATGAGGTCCTGGCCGTCGATGCCGGACCGGATGCTGCGGTCCAGTGCTTGCCGGCGGTCCTCGTAGCGGTCGGTGAGCGGCGGGCGCGGACCCCCCGAGGTGCGGGGACCGGGCGGCAGGAGCGGCACCGGGCGTGTCTCTGGTAGTTGGGGGGTCCAGTCCAGCCCCATGGCGACATCCCGATATCGGGTGTCCAGCAGACTGCGCAGATCATCAACGGCGTCATCTTGGCTGAAGAACTCTCCGCCGGGCTGTTCCGCAGCAGCCAAATATTCGGCCAGATCGTCGTCCTTCTTGCCGGCGAGGCCATTCTTGTCGGTCACATAGCGGGCGACCGACAGGACGGCATCGTTGTACTCGTCGCGGATCCGGCGGTATTCGACCATCGGGTCGGGCAGGTTGATCGGGGGCAGCTCGTCCGACCGGATCCCGGCAGGGGCGGGAGCGTCCACAGCTTTGGCGGCACGCGGCTTCTTCGTCCTGCGTGGCCGCTTCAGCTCATTGGTGGGCATCTTGACCCACTTGCCGTCCGGGCCGCGACGCTGGTGCGGGTTGAATGCCAGCTCCAACAACGCCGTGGCAGCGCGAGCCCGCAGATCAAGTGTCACAGCTCTTTCACCCCGTCCCAGGCGGCACCCAACATCAACTGCTTGCCGGGCCAGGTCGTGGCCCCGGGGGTCCAGCCCAGCATCGCGAACTCCATAGGGGTGGGCCGCTCCTCCGGATTGCCCGACTTGGCGCGGCGGATCAGTTCATCCCCCTCGGCTTTCACTTCCGGAGACATGCCGGCTGCGGTAAGTCGATTCTCCATCGTCTTCAATCGGGCGGCCACTCCCTCCGCTGCGGCCTGGTGTTCAAAATCAAAACCCGCTTTCGCCCACGCATAGCCGCCGACCTTGTCTGCGGCGGTGAGGGCCATCCGATCTATGCCTTCCTGGCGGTAGCGGTCCTCCATCTGGCGCAGCCAACGACTGGAGAACCCGCCACCTTGGACCTTCGGGTCCAGATGGAACGACAGGTGGTACATTTGCAGCTTGTCACCATCGCGGTTGAATACGAGCCGTCGGTCGGCGAACCCGATCTTTTTGCCCGACGCGTCAAGGACGTCGACAACCGCTTCTAAGTTGGAGGCCCCTTTCCCCAGCTCGGGATCTGGCGCGGCAGCCGCCCGCACCCTGGACACCCGAGTCGTGAAGCCAGTCTGGGGGTCGCTGAACTCAAACATCCGTTCAGCCCACTCAACCATGTTGGCAGGCGTGTCGGGCCCATCCAGGGCCTGCCTGCGTTCGAGGTTCTTGCCACGCGCGTTCAGGTCGGCCATAATGTCAACCGCCCCGCCCGTCTTGCCGCTGGGAGATGTGTTGCCGGTGGTCTTCTTGGGCCGGGGAGCGCGCCCTACAGCAGGGCCCGATTCGCCTGCGCTACCCTTGCCACCCATCTTGATCCACCGGCCACCCGGACCGCGACGTTGGCCGGGGTTGAACCCCATGATGGCCAGATCTAGTGCGGCCAGATCTAGTGCGGCCACAGCAGCGCGCCCGCAGGCTGAGATTCACCGTCCGACCCCCTCGCCTTTCAGCACCCGCTGCACCGCAGACAGATACTCGTCCTCCTGGTCGGGTGTCACCCCGACCGGCTGGCCGTACTCGTCGGTCGTCGCCCCCTGTGCCACCAGACGATCGACCCACCGTGCGTTCAGCTCCGACAGCTGCTTCAGCACGGTCTTGCGTGTCGGCCTGCTCATAGCCGTTTCACCCCTCCCCACCCAGATCCCAACATCGACTCCTTGCCAACCCAGGTCTGCGCCCCTGGGGTCCAACCGAGCATCGCGAACTCCATCGGCGTCGGCCGCTCCTCCGGGTCTGTCGACTGCGCCCGGCGGATCAGCTCCTCCCCATCGGTGATCACCCGCTGCGGCAGGTCCCGCTTGCCCTCCTTGGAGCGCAGTTTGCGACCGAGTAGGGAGGCAACGTGTTTCGCGCCGTCGCGGTTCTCGAAGTCGAACCCGGCTTTCGCCCAGGCGTACCCGCCGACGTCGTCCGTGAACAGCGTGATCCGGTCGATGCCGGCCTCGCGGTAGCGGTCCTCCATCTGGGCCAGCCACCGCTTGGAGAACCCGCCGCCCTGGACGCGTCTGCTCAGCAGGAACGACCCGTGCTGCACCCCGGACTTCGACGGGTCGGTCTTGATCGGCCAGACACTGCGGGTGGCCCGACCAACCTCCAGGCCCGTCGGGTCCTTGATCGAGATGATCGCGAAGTACGATGGCCGCTCGGCGCTGCCGTTCGCGTTAACCTGCGTGACCTCGGACCGGTAGCCGGTCTGCGGGTCGGTGTACTCGAACATCTCGCCGATCTGGCGTTTGGCATCGTCGGTCGACTCGCCCCGGCGGATGGCATCGAGCCAGCTGTTGGCACCGGTCCGTCCTGCCGGCTTGCGTGCGACACGAGGTGGTGCGGGGGCTGCGGCAGGTGGCGACGCTCCGGCTCCGCTCTTGATCCACCGACCGTCTGGCCCGCGCAGCTGACGCGGGTTAAATGCAAGCATATCGAGGGTCAAGCGGGCCACCGCCGCCCGTGCCTGCAGCTCCATCGACATGCCGACCTCAGATCAGCTTGGCGGAGACGTAGCCGTTCGACCAGCCGGTCCGCATCTCGAACGCCTCTGCCGGGGTGATCCCGAGGCTGTTGATCAGCGACTCGAACATGTCGCGGGCCGCGCCGGTCTCGTAGCCCAGGTTGCCGGCAGGGTCGAGTGTGACCCGGTCGAGCACGTTGCCGCTGGCAACGTCCGTAACATTCAGGGTGCTCATGGCTGTGTCTCTCTCGGGTAGTCTCGTGCCAGCAGTGTACCGCACCGGGTCTTCCACGGCCAGCGTGTGCATCGCGCCGAACCTGGCGCGTTGGGCGGCCAAAGTGAAGGCGGCCCGCTGGGTGTCGAGTGCTCGTGGCAGCCCGCTCATTGGTCCCGGTCCTGTCCCGGCCACTTGCCACATGCCCGCTTGTAGAGGTTGGCGACCGTGCCGTCAAGCATCGGCGCGGGGACGTGCTCACGTAGTGCCCTGCGCGCCCGTTCGAAGGCCCCTTCCGTGCACCAGCGGATCTTGGCCGCACCTTCACCGTGGATCCAGTGGTCGGCAAGGTCATCGGGCATCGCGAAGACGTCGGCATCGCTGGACATCGCCGCCCGCTTCTTGCGCAGTCGGGCGACGTCCTGTTGTGCCCGCGCCGGCCACTTCGACTCGTCCGACCCGTACATCGTGGTGGCGTTCTTCACCAGCCGGTCGAGACGTTGCGCCTCAGCACTGGCGGAGGCGTTCTCCCCCGGCTGCTCCGGTTTGACTTCGGCCACCGCGACCACCCGCGACCCGTTGTCGCGCTGGTTTTTGGTCAGTGTGCCTTTCTCGGCTGCCGCCCGGGTGCGATGCCACGACAGGATCACAGGTTCGTCGCCACCGAATTGCACGACTGACACGTAGTTGTATGGGTGTCGAGAGGTCCGGGTCTCAACCTGCCCGTTCCAGGTCGCGACCTGCTTGACCGGTTTGACGTATTGGCCGTCCGACCCGATCCCCGGGGTGGCCGCCGCCGGGTTCGCAGGAGCAGCCGGAGCGCCTGCCGCGGGTTCCTGTGCCATGATCTCGCGGAGCTTGGTGGGTGTGCGCTCGCTGCCGTATCTCCGGCCACCCTCAAATATGCCTTTGTCGCTAACCCGCGTCACCGTCGACTGACTGAACAGCTGGTAGGTGCCGTTCTTGCGGGTGTGCCAGGTCGTGCTGAAGGTCTCTTTCGTGTCGGGGTTGCCCACCTCGACGGTCACGAACGGCATGCCGCTGATGTCCGTACCGTGGGTAACGCGCGACACCCAGCCTGCGGCCTTCGCGTCATCTACGACAGCCGCAGCCGCTTTGATCTTCGAGAACACCCGAGCCTCGTGTTCGGCGTCCGTCTCGCCCGGCTCGGGGTCTCCGAACGTGGCTCGCGCCTTCTTCTGGATCTCCAGATCGGCGCGGCGACGGTCGGCGAGGTATTCCTCGCCGGGTTCGTTGATCAACTGCTCATTGTCGGCGATCCGTCGATCCAGCTCGTCCATGCGGCGGGGCGCGGCGGGAGCAGGTGGAGGAGGCGTCGCGGCCGGGAGGGTGCCGCCACCACCACCAGCACCGGCCCCGCCGCCTTCACTGGGCCGCGCGCCTTTCGGAAGGCCGCCCTTGCCGGCACTGCCGCGCCCGCCCATCTTGATGAACCGGCCATCCGGACCGCGCTTCTGGCCGGGGTTGAAGCCGAACGTCGCCATGTCGAAGATGGCGGTGGCAGCGCGGGCGCGGATCGACAGGTCCATATTCACGCCCCCGGCGGCCGGTGCCAGGTGCCGCCCGGATAGATCATGCCGTCACCGCATGTCGCCCCCAGAGAGCCGTCCGGCGGGTGGCCGTCGTCGTAAGGCAGACCACCGTCCCCGAGGCTGTAAAAAAACAGCCCCGTTGGATTGGCGACGAACACACCGACCGTGTCCGGGTCGTCCGCGTCGATCTCGGTGACCCAGGCGGCGCGGCAGATCGACGGGAACCTGCCGTCTGCCGACCCTCGGGCGACATAATGAACCGGGATGCCAACGCCGAACGGGCTCACTTCTTGACCTCCACGATCGTCGCCCCCGGCACCTTCGCCTTGGCCAACTCGGCCGCGGCCCGGCTGTTCTTCAACATCGTCTTGCCGTTCGGCAGGACAACCTTGAACTTCGTCTTGCTACCACATCTGCACATGGTCCGCTCCTCATCTCGCGGGGGTCTTGCAGCACCCGAGCTGGCTGGCCGCCAGGGTCGCCCGCAGGGCCAGCGTCGCCGCCTGCGCGCGGGTCCCCAGCACTGCTGGGGTGCAGTCGGTACAGGTGGCGCACTCGGTGCTGTTCTTGCCGCAGCCCATCTTGGCGCACATCTTACCGCCTTCGATACCGCTCGCAAATGCCGCGCCTTGCTGGTCATCCTCGTCGCCACCCTCGGCGGTCGCAGCCCCGATCGGGATGTCGGTGACCTCGCCGCCGAACGCAAGCCGCAGCCGGTCGAACGTCACCGGCCCGACCCGGTCCGCGAGGGCCTTGACGCGGTTCAGATCGTCGGTGTACTGCAAGGTCGTGTGGGGCACCCACGGGGCGTGTTGCTCGGGCATCGAGAGCTCCTCGATGTCGCCGAGCCCGCCCATGACCGCTTCATGCACGTCGGCCACCGACTGACCGCCCACGCCCATCACGATCGCCGTGTCCCGGTTGTTGGCCGTCCCGGGGTTGAACACATCGACTGCGAAACCGTCCCCGACCAACGGCTCCTTGTAACTGCCAGCGACCCGGCCCATCCTCGCGGCGATCTTCTCCCGGACCTCCGGCGGGATCTGGTCGGCATCCCCGAGGTAGGCCAGCGTCAGGTGTAGCTGGTCCAGCGGCTCGCCGTCAGTCACAGCCAGTCGGGCGGCATCGGCCTCGCTCATCCGCAAGGCGACCATCGCCCCGGTGTGGACGGCTGCGGCAGCGGTAACCGCCGGGAGACCATCCGTGTCGAACTCCGGCAGGTCTTCGACGTCCAGATAGCTCCGCAGCAGCATCTCTCGTAGGTGGTCGACCGCCATATTGATCTCCAGGCTGCTGTCGACGTCCTGCTCGCCCATCAATCCCTGGATGAACCCCATCTGGCTCTCCAGCTCGTCGTCCGGGTCGCCTTCGTTCTCGGCCTGAGCCGCTAGCGCTCCGTTCATTACGGCAGCATTATATGCCCCGCGCCCCCGATCTGCCACCGGGCTGTCTCCGCCACCCTGGCCGGCATCCGGCGGCTCCGGCTCGCGTCTCTGCCTCGGATTCAATCCGAACTCGCCCAGCACTCCCGCGACCGCGAGACCGATCGCCTCGCCGAGCTGCCCGGTGTCGATCACCTCCGCCTGGCCGCCTTCCCGTTCGATGATCGCCCCGATCGGGCTGGCAGCGGTCAGCGAGCGCTGCCGGCCGTTCTCCACCGACACCCGCGGTAGCGGGAAGCCGGGCTCCCGGCGTGACAGCACCAGGATCTCCACCAGCTCCATGTTGCCTGCGGTCTCGCGCCAGTCGCCGGAGACCTTCCGGCGGTTCAAGAGCTTGACGTCACGCTCGTCCACCTCCGGGGCCTCGACCCCGGCAAACCAGATCGCGTTGTTCCGCTCGTCCTCGCCCGCCCGGCCATAAGCCAGCACCCGCATCCGGTCGTGGTGCGCGACCGCCGCACCGAACCCGACGTTGTTGCACGCGTGGTCATCATTGCCGGGGCAGCACCGGCAGGTGGCCGACAGCTGGCCGTGCGCTGCGGTCAGACGACCGACCGCGAGCGGCAACTCGACCCCGCCGGCAGTCCGGTGGTAGCGGTGGAAGGTCTGGTAGTCCTGGTCACTGAACGGCGCTGTGGTGCACACCCCACCCGGCTGCCCGACCAGGCAGACGTCGTGGGTGGCGATGTGGCCAAACACCCGCGTCCACCCGTTGCCCATCGGCTCGCGGGTCAACGGGGTGATCCGGTCCAGCTCCGGGTCGAGGAATAGCGATCCGTCCAGCGGGGGCAACCCCGCCGCCGCCAGGATGGCCGACATCTTGCCGGCCCACGGCGCGCGGACACTGTCGTCGTCGAATTCCTTCGCCAGCCGCTTGTAAAGCGACGCGACCACGGTGCGCATCGCCTTCTGCTTCTCGGCGGGGATGTCGGTGCCGCCGCGCCCCCCGGACAGGATGTTGGCCGCCGCGTAGACCGCTGCCGGCACGATCTGACGTTGCCCGTCGATGACATCAACCACCGGGAAGCTGTACGCGCCGCGGGTCTGCGGGTCGCGGTCGGTATACTGGTAGAGGAACCCGGAGGCGTAGCAGTCCCAATCGGGGCTGTCGCCGTCCAGGCCGCAGTCGGTGGCCAGGCGGGCTTTCGCGGCGTCGCCGTCCCACGCCCGGTCGCGTGCGGCGATCGGCAGGCTGTCCCAACCGCCGGAACGCACCTTGGACGCGGTCAGACCAGCCCCCGCTGCCATCAGCTCCAGCGGGCGGGCTTCGGAGAACGCCGGGATCGGCACCAGGGTCGCACCGGCGATCTCGTAGTCGGTGAACAGCATCTCCGTTGGCGGCATGTTGCCGTCGTTCTGGTCGCAGAACCGCTGGATCTCGGCCATCGTCGGGGCGCGGTCCATGCCGGTCATGACCGCCGTCGCCTGTGCGGAGCCCGGGTCGACGGACGGGCCGACCACGCGCTTCTCCATCAGGGTGCGCGCGGTGGCGGCATCCTCGGCGAGTTGCGGGGTGGTGGCCGGGTTGACGTCGTCGAACAGCTCGCCCTCACCCCACACCTCCCCGGCCTCTTCGTCGATGTTGAGCACATCGATCACGCCGACTGTCACTGATTCGTCGTGGCCGTTGCTGTCGGCCCGCTGCCACTTCAATGGCAACGGCAGGGGCCGGTTGGTGAACCCGCCGGGGGCGATGCGTCGGCCGTCACCGGTCGGCTTGTTGATCGGTGCGAGCAGTCCGCGCCATCTGGTCCCAGCCATCGCTATCTCCAGTCTTCTCGTGCGGTTTAGCGTACCATCTGGCGGTCACTGAGGTCGACGTTCTCGCCGGGTCGCAAGAGCAAAGTCGTGCAACGGCACTGGGCTGTAAGATCGATGGGGGCCAATGGGTCGCCGGGCCGCGACATCGGGAAACCGCCGATCATGAAGGGGGTCCCGAGCGGGACCCGCTGGCCGTCAGCCTCACGATGGGCGGGGCGCGTCCGCAAGTCCGCAGTAGCTAGCCACATATGGTCAAACTCGCCGCCCAGCTCCTGAGCGACCGTATTAAATGCGCCCTCGCGCCCAGCATTTAACGCGCCCAATGTTTCTGTGCGAGCGACATTGGTAGCCCGGTTCGGCCAATACGGCGTGCCTGTCAGGCTGAAGACCTCTTCGACCCGCTTGCGGATCTGATCCATGCCTTCGCCCATCCCGGCACCTTCGGCGATCTGCCCGACGATCCGGTCGTAGACCTGCTCCGGGACGTTGACCAGCCGGTTCTGCGCCTCCGCCAGGTATGCGGTGACGTGGGGCCGCTGGCTGTAGATGTAGCCCGGTCCGAGCAGCTTCCGATAGGCGGTCCCGACCAGATCGGCGATGGTCGAGTGGACGAACTCGGTGACCGAATCCACCCACGACAGCAACATCGACCAGACCGCATCCGGGTCGACGATCGACGAACGCATCACCGCCCGGCGGGTGTCGACCAGCCAGCGGGACAACCGGGCGAGGTAGTCGTCGAACACGGTCCGCTCGCCGATCACAGCCTCGGCCTGTGCAGCCAGACGCCTCGGCATCCACGGGTCGACGCCGGTCCCGTCCCACACCGGTTCGGCCATCACGCCCCCACAGGCGCGGGGGTGAACAGCTGCCGGCTGAACAGCGACAGCGCGTCGTTCAGCTCCTGCGGATCGTACCCACGCCCGCGGGTGAGCAGGTCGACGCAGGCGCTGTTGAGCAGCTGCTCGAACCGGTCGACGTCCAGCGCGGCCAGCTCTGGGTCGACCATCGCAGCCGAGCGCAGGTCGGCCCACACCCCGCGCAGGATCTGCTGGGCCTTCTCGTGGGTGACCGCGCCGTACTGTGCGTAGAGTCCGTGCTTCGGCACCCCCGGGTATTGGTCACGTTGGGTGTGGGGGACCAGGCGGCTGCCGGCCACCCCGAGTGCGCGGGTCATCGCGTAGTTGGCGAGCATCAGCAGTGATGCGGTACCCTCCGAGCGCCCGACGTTGCGGCTCGGGTTGGTCTGGGGGGCTTCCTTGACAACCTCGGCCGCGGCGGCGTCCCCGGCCTGTGGCGGCTCTTCCGCCGCCGCCGGGTCTGGCATCCCACCGGGCGGGGCCGCTGGCGCGGGGGCCAGTCCGGACAGGTCGAGGTTGACCCCGAACAGCTTCTGGATGGCCTTGTTCTCCAGCAGCTCCGGCTTGGCGATGATCGCCTGGGCCAGCAGCCGTTTGACCTGTTCCTCACCGCTGGGTGCGTCATCGTCGCTGAAGTCGCCCGCGGCGCGCAGCGCCTCGTCGGAGATGACGTTGGCACCATGCATCTGCAACGCGTCGGCGGTCCGGTCCGGTGGGACGGTCAGCGGGGAGATGTCGAACGCGTACGTGTACTTCTCGGGGTCGAGCCCCATGAACTCCAGTGCCGCGTCGAGGTAGCCGTGGTCCAGGGCTTCGGCGATCCGCTGGAGGATCGGCTCGACGAAGATCTTGATATTCGCCTCGTCGGCGGCCCAGGCGTTCCAGTGGTTTGAATCCCCGACACCCATCAGGACCTCGGGCGGGATGTCCAGGTTGACGGCCAGGCGACGGATGCTGGCGTCTTCCATCTCCTGGATCTTGTCGGAGATGTCCGACCAGAACGTCAGATGCTTGATCTTGTCGATCGAGTCCGGCGGCGCGGTGATCAGGATCGGCACCATCGCCTCGGATGACGCCCGGTCGTCGATCGAGGCGGCGGCGGTGTTCATGAACACCTGCGCCAGGCCGTCGATGTCGCGGGGGGCCCCGTCACCGCGCGGGAAGTCGATATTCTGGGGCAGGAGCAGAACACCAGCACCGGTCAGCCGCGAGTCTAGCTCGGCGAAAGACCGCTTCATGGTCGTCTCGATCTTGCGCAGCACCGGAATGGCTGCACGCACCGACGAGTCCGCCCACATCGTCCGGCGGGGGTGGGGGGTCCAGCAGCGGATCAGCAGGTCGACATCTTCGCGGAATTCGAGCTCGCCACCGAGCCCGGCCTGTGCCGCGCGGGCGATGATCAACCGGTTGCCGGCCTGTTGGATCTCCGATCCTGAGACGACGTACCACAGATCGTCGCCGCCTTTAGCGCCGTCCGCCTCGGCAACGACATATGCCTCCCCCACCACTGACAGGTTGACACCGAGCAGCCGCAGGGCTTCGTCCTTCTTCGGGCCCTTGCCGAGCGGCCCTTGGGCGAGTGCGGCGATCTCCGGGTCTTCGACCTCTTTGCCCGGTTCGCCGTTCTGGTCGATCTCGGCCACATAGAGACGACACTTCGAGACCTGCGCGCCGATGGTGTTCGCGAACTTGCGCATCTCGCCAATGACGTCGTACATCCGCCAGGCTTCGAGCTGCCACGCCTGGTCGCCGAACCGCCAGGTCTTCCACCCGACCCCGTTGATCGACATGCGGGCGGATGCTGCGGTCAAGGCGGTGCGCGGTGGCCGGGCGTGTGATCGGCACCGGTCGGTGCCATCTCGGGGGGTCTGTTTGCATTGCCTGCCGCTGCGCTTGGCGACCTCGGTGCACGCGCCTCGGATGGCGACGGCCGTACTCGCGGAGGTCTTAACCGTCACTCGCGCCCCCACTTCGACATGATTCCTGTGACCTGGCTGAATGCCAGACCGAGGCAGGGCACGAGCGCCCAGGGGTTGCTGCCGTACCACCAGGCGAGGGGGGCGAACACGAACAGGCCGAGCCAGGTCGAGGCGCACCATTGACAGGTGAGCAGGTAGGCGAGCAGGTGCCGCCAGCCGCGCTCCAGCTCGTCGGGGTTGATCCGCCCGACCAGGCCTGGGGTTACCGTGTCGCCGTTGTCGTCGGACGTGCCCCGCACGTATGGTCGGGTGATCTCGTCGGTCCCGGTGAGCAGGCCGGTGGCTCGGGCAGTCGCCAACACGAAGATAAGGACCATCAACGCGTTGAGCTGCATAGCACGATTGTACATTGCCGAGCCGCGTTGCTGTAACTGGCCGCTACACCCGCGGACCCTGTCGCACAAGTAGTCATCTCACCGCAGCGGCAGATGTGGCACATCTCACACATCCGATACCGGGTTGAGTGTCACGCGACTTGACACACGGCATGCCACCTGGTATACTTGTTTTTGAAGGGCCGAGGCACTGGCCCCCGACCGGAGGAGCCCGAGATGCGGAACCTGACACAGGCCCTGGACATGAACGAGGCGGAGATCGCTCGCGAGCTGGGCGTCACCACCCGCACCGTCCGGGCCTGGATCGCAGGGGTCCGCCGCCCGATCGAGCGCAACCGCGCGGCCCTCGCCGCCCTGGTCTCCCGGGTTCACGCCGAGCACTCGGCGGCCACCCACCGCTGGTCGGCCACCCGCGACCGGGCGTTGTGCGCCACCAAGCTGGACCTGTCGACCGCCGCCCAGCGCGCCGCACACACCGCCTGGGTTGCCGAGATCAACCGGCAGTTCGCCGCCCCCGCCCCGGTCGCGGCACCTGCCGACGATCTGCTCGCCCTGCTCGCGGTCTGACCCACCCACCCCCCGGAAGGACACCCCCATGAACGAGGTCGTCACCGTCAAGTCCGCCCGCGCTGGCGCGAGCACCGTCCACCTGGCGATCAACGTCGGTTGGAGTTCGCCCCCGCTGTGTGGCGCGATGAAGACCGGCAAGCGCGAGTTCACCAACGAGACTGCCAACTGCACCCCCTGCGTTAAGATGGCCCGGTCGCGATTCCTGGATGTTGACGGACTGGTACGGATCTCCAGCCGGGTCTGGAACCTCATCAACGCGGTCAAGGCCCACGCTATGGCCAACTACGACAACGCCGGTTGGGACATCGTGATCGAGGCGTACAGCGACTCCGAGCTGGCCGAGCTGGTCCAATCGTGCCGCACCGCGAAGGGCGCGATCGCCCGGGTGGCCGACATGCTGTCGATCTACACCGAGCGCCGGTCGCACCACCGCGCGGAGGCTGCCGCCGCCACCGATCACCCCGAGCCGGTCGCGCCGGTCGTCTCGTCGATCATCTGCTGGTCGGGCAGTGCCGAGACCGAGTGGTACGGCATCGAGACCTGGCCGGGCAAGGTCGGGCACAACGAGCACGACCCGAACGAGGGCGTGCGATATGTCTCGGGCTTCCACCTGAACCTGGTCAGCCCGGGGGCGTGCGACCACAGCTCGCGGGGCGATGGCCTCTACTGCCGCCAGGACGGTTGCCGGCACGCGGAGTGCGTCGTTCCCTTCTAGAAGGCCCATGGCGCTGATGTGACACACCTCACAAGCCCCGTGCCGCTCGATGTGGCACGGGGCTTGACACGTGGCGTGTCACCTGGTAAACTGGAACATGCAGGGGGGCCCGCCCCCTAGACCGAAGGAGCCGGACATGGACCGCACCGAGTACCGCCAGGGCGACGAGATCGTCTTCCAGGGCCCCGGCGGCCCGCGCGTCAAGGGTGTCGTCCTGGAGGTCCGCGAGCTGACGATGAACGGACCTGACGGCTTCGCGATCATCTGGCTGGACGCCAAGGGTGGCTACCGCTGCACCCACAACGTCACCGACCAGCGCATCTCTAAGATCTAATCACCCGCCCCCCGCCACACCAACCGAAGGAGACGGACATGAACTACGAGACCGAAGGCCCCACCCGCGATGACGCCGTCGAGCTGGTCGACGTCACCACCCGCGACGGCTACAACGCGGTAGTCATCGACGAGGCCATCGCCTGCCAGGTCGACAACATCACCAGCCAAGAAGACGGCGACGATGGCCCCGACGAGGAGCTGGGCGCACAGATCGCGATCTGCCAGGAGCGCACCGGCCCGGCGCAGGATCGGGCGGTCGATCACCTCGTGCAGATGCTGCTGGTCAGCTACCTCGACCTCGAAGATCTCCCTCGGCCGGTCCCGGCCCGGGAAGAATCGGTCGCTGGCGAACTGCGGGTCGTGTTGACCGCCGACCAGCGCAACGCACTGCGGCTGGCGGCATTGGCGATCGTCAAGACCAGCCCGGAGGATGACGAGGTCGCGGCGTTCGAGGCCATCCTGTTTGCGCTGGACGCCTCGGGCGTCTTCTGACCGTCAACGTCCACCGGATGCCCCCCGAGCTCACGGCCGGGGGGCATCCCCATGTGCGCTACCCGAGCGGCCCCATCGCCGACGCACGGGGCCTCCGGATGGTCCCGATGCCCGGTATCCGGCGCGGCATCTGCACCCCTATGTCGTTGCCCTGCTGGGCGGCCAGCGGCGACAGATCTCGGTGCACCGGCAGTCTGCCCTCCGGGGTCTTCGCGACCTGCGCCTCCTTGCGCAGCTGCTCGTACCAGAACGCCATCACCACCATGTCGCCACGGTCCGGCGAACGACCCAGGCGGGCCACGACGTCGTCTTTCTTCTCGACCACGATCTTCGGCGGCGCACCTGAGGTGATGTCCCAGGTCGGGGTGGTCAGGTCGGAGATCATCAGATCATCCGGCGGCAGCATCAATATGCTGTCGTTCGCCGGGTCGAGCAGCTCCCGCAGGTTCCAATAGGCCGCAGACCGTGTGTTGACGAACCCATACTCCCCGGTGCGATCCCGGAAGTCGGTCTTCGCCGACCCGGTGTAGGCGACCACCGGGTACTTCAGCTCGCGCAGCCGGTCGTAGACACCCGCCCCGACCCCAACCGTGTCGATCACCCCGACCACCCGGGGCCGGTCGTCGTCGGCGTCGTGGATCAACGGTCCGACCCGCGCGGCGGTCTTCATCGTGTCCTCGCGGTTGTGGGTCTCGAACTCGGTGATCGCCCATCCGATCCGCTGGCCGATGATCGTGGAGTCGCTGCCGGACCGGGCGACGTCAACGCTGATCACCTGCGGGTGTTGGATGACCAGCTCCGGGCGTCCGGCGTCGTCCCAGTCGCGCCAACGTTCGATGGCCGCGTCGACCCAGGCCAGCGGTATCAGGCTGTCCTCGTCGGACGCGTGGAACTCCCCGAGGACGCGGTTGGCAAACAGCGCCGAGTCGGCACCCCACTGCTTGCGCCGCTGGTCAACCCACGCCTGCGAGATCCGCCCCGCGTCGATTGCCTCCTCGACCTTGACGTGCCGGACCCACCAATCCTCGAGCCCTGGGGCCCGACGGTGGATGTCATAGAACCGTCCGACCGGCGGCCCGGGGGTGGAGATCGCCAGTGCCAGGGCCTCCGGGTAGCCTTCCATCCGGCCACCGGAGAACGCACCCTCGATCGCGTCCCACACGTTGTCGGGCACGATCTTAGCCTCGTCGATCAGGTAGAGCAGACTGTCGGCATGCGCGCCTTCGATCAGCTCCGGCTTGGAGCTGGCAACCGCGGAGGCGGCCCCCCAGCGCTGTTTGAGGGTCAACGCCAGCAGCTCCGACCGTTCATTGTACGGCTGCCGGCCGAGCGCGTCCCAATCGAGGCGGCGGCTCCAGAGATGGATCTCCGGCCACAGATATTTGGTCAGGTGTCGCCAGGCGGACGCGGTAGTCAGGACCTTCCAGTCGAGCCCCGCCTGCTCCCGGGTGGTGGCGAACCAGAGGGTGGTGATCGCAGCCAACGCACTGTTGTGGGTCGGGATCAACGCCTCGCCGGTCAGGTAGAGGTGCGACGGGGAGTCGACCTCGATACACTGGGTCGGCTGGTCCGCGACCCGACGAACGTCAACGACGGTCCGTTGAGTGTGCCGCGACGCTTGCGCTCCCCGGGGGGTCCAGTCGTAGCGCGACAGGTGGTAGGGGTTGAAGTCAAACCGCGCGGACACCCGGTAGCGGGTCCCGGTCTTGCGGGGCACGCCAGCTTCCCAGATCACCGAGTCGCCTTGGGTCATCCGTGCGACCAGGCCGAGGGTCTGGAGCAGCTGCCGCACCCCCAGCGCCAGCTCGTGGTTGTTCAAGCTGATCTCGTCGCAGCCCCCGGCCTGGCGGTAGCCGTCAGAATCCCACAGCCCCCGGACCAGCTCGCGGCGCTGTTCAATCGACGCGCGCAGATAGGCGATCGGGATATGCTTGTGGCCGAGCACCTCCGCAGCCCGCAGTTTGTGGATCAGACCCAGCACGACGTAGCGGCGGCAATTCGGTTTCTCGGCGTAAGGCGCGAAGTGGCCGCCGGGAATGCGCGCCACCACCTCGGGGGCATCGTCTCGGTTGAGGGTGAACGCCCCCCCGTTGGTGTCGCCGTCTCCCAGCCAGACCCCCAGGACGTAGGGGTCGACCGGTAGGTCGGCGGCCGGTAGCTCCAGGGGGCGGGCGGTTGGGACGCGCCATCGCAGCTGGCCGCCGGGTGACCGCAGGGTCTCGGCCATCCGGGCTGTGGTGACCCGCCGGGTGGCCGCCCAGTGGTCACGCCAGTCCCGCACACCCCTGGGCCGCACGTAGACGTCAACCGCGTGCCATTCGTGGTTCGGATGGGTGGTCACTATGTGGCCATCGGAGAACTCGACCTCGAAGGCTTCGTCCTGCCAGACCGGGGACTTGGCCACCACGCGACAGGTCTTGCCCTGCTCGTCGAAGACCTCATCTCCGGGCCGGAGGGCCCCGATAGTGGTCCAGCCGGTGGGCGTAGCAATAGACGCATTTACATCCTGGCTCTTGCCGAGACCATGTGGACCACGCACGGCCACCCGCTTGCGCCTCGGCAGCTCGGCGACGATCTCGGCCTGATAATCCGTCAGATGGCCCTCGCCGTCACCCCACTTAACGAACCGCTCGATCCACCCGACCGGATCGTTGAGGTATTGCCGCGCCCCTTCGGCTTGCTGCTGTTGTTCTTTTACCTTCAGCTCGCGCAGCTGCCGCAGTTTGGCGATCTGCGCCCGCAGCTGGTCCTCCAGATCGAGGTCGACGAACCGGTCCTCAAGATCCACTGTCGACAACCTCGCCCTCGATGTCGACGTGGTCCCGACCCGAAGCCTGATTCATCTGCTCGGTCAGACGGGCGATCTCGGCATCGATCGCGTCGACGGTCACGTTGGTGATCTCGATCCTCATCGGCTTGTCGAGCCCCTGGATCTGGGTCCGCTGCGCGCCGATCTTCGCCGCCGCCAGGATCGATTTGACGTCCCCTACCTCAACCCCCGGTTCGAGCTTGGTCAGCAGCCGGTCGTAACGGTCCAGTTCGAGCTGGCGGGCTTCCTCGGCTTTCGGGGTGGTCAGCCCGTTGAACACCGCCGCCAGGTGGTTCTGGACGGTCTGCAGGGCCACCCCGAGCGTGCGGGCGATATCGCGCGGCACGTGACCTTCCAGCCGCATGGTGACGATCTTGTGGCGCAGCTCGGCGATCCGGCTGGGGTCGCTGGTGTTGGTGGTGCGGGCACGGTCGCGGGCGCTCTCGTAGATCTGCAGATCGGTGCCGCCGAGCTCGTAACCGTTGGCCCGCAGCCAAGCCATATCCTTGCTGACAGTCGCCTGGGAGACGCCCAGGTTCTGGCCGATCGCGGTGACGCCGCTGCCGCTGCGGCGCAGCTGGTAGACCTGCATCCGACGTTCGTACAGCTCCTCGGCGGTGGGGGGGCCCACGGCAACCTCCTCTACTTTGCCGCGATCGTAGCACCTCACACCGTGGCACAGCCAGTCATCGCGGTGCGACGACAGATATGGGGACGCCCCCCACCACGTGGGGCGGGGGGCGTCTGTGGTGTTTCAGCGGTGCAGGGGTGGCTTGGCCACCGGAGGTGGCGGCGGGTCGATCTTGTTCGCGAACGCACGCAGGGCGGCGGCCACAAACTCGTCCCCACCGATCACTGTCTGGGTACCGGACATCGTAGCCGGACCGGGATAATCGCTGCTGATATCAACCCGGTGCTGGCGCTCCTCTGGCTTGGCAGGTGGCAAGCAGCAACTCCCGTCAGGCTTGGAGTCGGGCGAGATCGGTAGTTCTGGTTGCATCTACTTGCTCCGTTCGAATAGTCCGGCTCTTATCCAGTTCAAACCCCGGGCAGCCAAGAATGGCCGCCACGGCGACACGCCCCAGTCAACGAACCCCCGGGTGGCGTCCCGGTGCACCGCCGCCACCAGCACCTTGGCCGGTATGCCGAGGGCCGCGTGCAAGATATCGAGTGCCCCCATCTCGTGTCGGTGGATCGCGTAGCACAGCAACTCGGTGGTCACATCTGACCGCTTCCACCGCCGTGCCGTCGGGAGGCCGCTCACGGCTGGATCATCCCGAACCCAGCGGGAGGGACCCGGTGGACCTCGCGCTCGATCCGGTGCGCCTTCTCCAGCGTGTCGAGCGCCTGCGCGCACAGCTCTTTGATGCTGATCTCACTCGCGTCCAGCTCGACCGTCGCTATACCCGACGTGACCTTGACTATCGGCATCAGACTCTCCCGGTCACCAGAACAGCGCCGTCTTGAAGCCCGGGGTGTGCTGGATCAGCCACTCATTTTTGACCAGCTCCCGGTCGTCCCACTTCAACACCAGCGGGGTGACCCCCGCCTCCTCGGCCTTCTCGAAGCAATCCCGGGTGCCAGGCGAGCCGCCACGCCAGAACGCCACGCATGCCTGGACGCCCGACGCGACCATCGCGCTGTTGCGCCGATGGCCGGCATACTGGCAGAACGTCCGGCCGTCCTTGTGGACACCGCGCGGCCCGTGGTGGCATCTCGGGTCGCAGGGGGCGGCCCAGTTTGCCGGGTGGGGGTCCTGGCTCACCGGCCACCCGCGTTTCGACCAGCGCGCGACCCAGCCAGCCGCGAGCGCGTCTCCGCCATCCCGGGCGGCCCCGTGGACCACTTCGAGGCGCTCGCCATACTCGAACGCCAGCCGGGTGTAGAAGCTCAACACCTCGTTGACCGATGCAGTGTGCACCCACTTGCGGGAGCCGGTGACCAGCAGGCGGAGACTCACGATACCCCCGCATCGAGGATGGCCTGGGCCATACGGGGGCACGACATGAGGTATCGCGGGTCGCAGCTGCACTCACGGTCGTGCTGCCGCTTGGCGCGGGCGACGATGTCCGGACCACGGGCGGGCGGAGGCCGCTCGCCGTCCGCCAGGAACCCAAGGTCGGCCCGTTCTGGCCCGCGCATCTTCGGCTCTGCCGGCTTGACTGGCTCGAACGTGGTCACCTTGGCGGTCCCCAGCAGCCGCAGCCACTCCCCGTGGTCGGTGACCCACGGCTGGCTGACCCGCCAATACGCGTAGCTGGCCGGGCCGTCACAGCTGTCGCGGTCCCGTTCGGCCCACATCTCGACCAGGGGGGTGTCGTAGCCCTCCAGCCACGAGACCCGCAGGCACTTGACCTCGGGAGGCCCGCTGGCTGTGCTCAACCCCAGCGGGATGACTGTGTGTCCGTCACAACCAGCATCCACCGGGCACGCCTGGGTGCTGTCGTGTGGCCCCAGGACGATGTGGACGGTCGGCAGCTCCTCCGGCGTGGTCACGACTGCTCCTCGCCAAGCTTCGCGATGGCCTCCGGGTACAATGCCACCAGCTCCGGGGGGATGGCGATCCTCTCAGACACCAGGCCGTGCATCACCGCCGCCTTCAACATCTCCAGCTCCCGCGCAGCGCGTCCCTTGTGGTGCAGGATCAGCTCGATGTCGTCGAGCAGCTGGACCCGTTGATACAGCTCCCAGGCGGCGCTGTCGCGTTCGTACTGCTCCGGCGCGTTGGTCCGCATATACGACTCGTCCAGCTCGGCCAGACCGACGGACGGGTGCAGGTGCGGGATGCTGACACCCGGCACGTAGGTCAGACCGTTGATGCTCTCGCCCAGGGTCCGCCAGTAATTGTCGACATACATGTGGTACAGGGTCGGCGGCCCCATCTTCCCCAACACGCGGATGATATCGGCGGACATCACCACCGCGGTTGGCAGCTCCGCCCCCTGGATGCCGTCGTCACCGTAGGCGATCCCCCATGGGCCCGCCGCTGCGGCCAGCGTGTGGTCCCACCCGGGGGTGCGGATCCGGTGGTCGTCGCCCATGAACCCGACGTGGGTGACCCGCCCGCAGTTGACCTGGTTGCAGCAGTGCTCGTTCGCCAACCCATCGACCCCCACGGTGACGGTGACCTGTCGGTTCAGGGTGGCGACCAGCCCCAGATGTGGGGCCTGATAGGTTGCTTGAATCCGGTGGGCGTACCCGGGCAGCTGGCGGCGCATCATGCCCCAGGCGTCGCTGTACTGCAACCCGACCGGGCTGCCCCAGTCGTGGCCATCCGCAATGATCTGGACGTTCGTGTTGGGCAGCACGGCGTTCTCGATCGCCGAGATGGCGGCTTCGATCGCCTGCCGTGGCCGGTCCCGGCTCGGGATCAGCATCGTGACCCGGCAATGCGGGTCGACTCCAGGGGGGGTGTTCACAGATCTCCCAACTCCGGCCAGACGACCAAATGGGTCAACGCCGGTCTATTCTCATCAAGGGGGGTCGTGGTCAGATCCTTGTAATGCCGCGCACGGCTGTTCAACACATCGCCGGCCATCGAGAGAAGCTGCGCGCCACGCTGCTCGGGCCGCGCGCTCGTCTTGTCCTCCCGGTTGAGCCACCCGCCGCGCCGGTTGTAGCCATAGAACCCGGCATGGTAGGCCCGGGGGACGGTCGGGTAGACGGTGGTCCAGTTGCCGGCTTCCCGGACCCGGTTGATCAGCCCGTCCTGCTCGCAGTGGCCAGCGGGGATCTCGCTGTCGGGGAAGGCGCTCTTGCAGTATGCGCCGGGCGAGCGGTAGTAAGGCCGGGCGGCGTGGGCCGCGAATTGTCGGACCACCTCCGGTCTGAAGCTGACCCCCAGGGATTGATAGCTGTGGTGCCGGTAGATCGTGGTCGGGTCGGCTGGCGGGTTGACGTCGACCGGGTATTGGTGGTTGCGGCAGGCGCTGACTGCGAACGTGCCGGGGTGCAGGGCGTGTGCCCGGTCGTGGTAGTCGAAGTAGTCGACCCCGACCAGGATGTCCTCTTCGACCAGGTGGACGAGCTCCGGCTCGGCACCGCGCCCGGAGACCGCCTCCCGGTAGGATTCGAGCACGTTGAAGCTGTTGCCGTGGTAGCTGTGCCGGCGGCTGGCGATCTGGACCCGGCCTGCGCCGAGCCGTTTCCGGAACTGAATGGCGATCCGGGCGACCTCGTAGGTGTGGCCGCGGTCCTGGGAGATCAGGTACCGCAGGTCCGGCCGGTCGGCGGCCTGCAATCGTTGGAGGCATGCCCACAGGAACTCGGGTCTGCGCCAGGCGGGGACGATGACCAGCTGCATCAGGGGGTCCCTTCGTCTGGCTGGGGGGCGTCGAGTGCCTGTCGGCTCTTGGCGGCGGCCCAGCCGGCAGTGTAGATGCGCACCTCGTGCGGCACCAACTCCAACAGCCCGCACGGGCAGTCGGCCTGCTGCCACTCGCTGCTGCCCACATATTGGGCGTACAACTTCGGGTGCTCGGTGTCGTACTTGGCGAGTCCGGCCACGAGGTCGATGACCCAGTCGGGCAGGCTGTGGGGGTGGCCCATCATTGCACCGTGGCCCATTACCAGACCCTGGTGATGTGGGCGGTCAAGACACCGGTCCGGACCCCGCCGCCGGTCCTGGGGACCACCCGGTACTCGATCTCGTCGTACTGGTCGAGCCACGGGGCGATCTTGTGGCCCTTGACCACGTTCGGGGAGCTGAGGTCGACGTCATCCACCATCAGCAGCGCATCGCCAGACAGCAGCTGCTTGGCGACCAGCCATTCGTGCAGGATCAGGTCAGCATCGTTGTCGCTGTCCAGCAGCAGCACATCGATCGGCCGCTGGAGCTGGTAGCCATTCTCCATCAGCGCCATATGGGCGAGCACCTCGATCGAGTGGCCTTCGACCAGGTGGATGCCGCACAGGTCGGAGTTGTCCTCCACCTCGATCCCACGCTGGGTGAGCACCTCGCGCGCCACCGAGGTGTCCAGGTCGATGCTGATCAGGTTGCCTCCGTTGGCCTGCACGTCGCGGGCAAACTGCAGGGTTGACCAGCCGTCGCCCTGCTCGTGCTCCGGAGTGTTGAACCTGATCGATCCGGTCTCGACGATGTTCAATGCGGTCCGACCGGTCAAGGCACGGAACGCCGCGAGCTGCTGGTCGATGATCTCGTGCATGTGCATGGTTCAGATCCTCCTGAGTAAGCTGAGTGCGGTCTCGGTGAAGGCCGCGTTACGTGCGGCCGTGTGGGTGCGGGCCTGCTGGTCGATCTGCTCCCGTTCGTAGTTGGACAGACCGGCCGCCCACTCTACCGCTGCCGCGATGGCTTTCGAGCTGACGGTGTGTTCGGCCACCCGCCCCCGGGGCACCGAACTGGCGGGCGGGATCAGCGCCAGCCCGCTGGAGTGGACGTGTTCGTTCATCGGCGAGGCGTCGGTGGTCAGCACCACCGCGCCGGTCGACAGCCCTTCGGTGATGTAGTGGCCCCACCCTTCGGTGCGGCTGGGGCACAGGTGGATCTGGTGGCTGTTCATCAGGTGTTTGATCTGCTCGTCGGTCTGCCGGCCGAGCAGGGTGACACCTTCGGGGGTGTCATACTCGTTGTTGGCCACGATGGTAAGCGGCGGCAGCCACGGGTGGTCCTTCCAGGTCTTGATCACCGCCTCGGTGTTCTTCAGCCTGGAATGCCCGGCCAGATGGAAGACCCGGGCCTCGCGTGTCACGGCCGGGTCGTACAGGTCGCGGGTCAGGAACCCGGTGTACCGGTGGTTGCGCAGCCCGAGGCGGTTGTAGACGCCTTCAGCCTCGCGGCTCTTGGCCCACAATTGTTTGAACCGGGGCAGGTAGGGCCTCCAGCGTGGCAGGAACCACTCAAGGTTGAAGATCCCGACCATGCCGCGGGTGTAGCGGGCGAGGTTCGGGTTGAACAGTTCGAGGAAGATCGCGACGTCGCATTTCGGCATGGTCGGGGCACGCCAGTCGACCCGCAGGGTCTGATGGCCGGCAGGTTGCAAGATGCTCTCCAGCAGCCCCATGTCGTGGGTCAGGCCGACCCCGTTATCGCGACTGACGAGGTTGACCTTCATGGGGCAGCCCCCTCTCTCGGCGCTTTCATTGTCGCCATCTGCTCGCGGATTGCCTTGGCGAGCATCTCCAGACCATCCGCGATGTTCTCGTTGGTCGCCACGCCGTCAAACCCGACCGACACGGTAAGCACATCCTCGTACATCCGGTGGCCGATCTTGATCCCGATACTGATCCGCGCGGGTCGGCCCATCAGTCCCAGTCCCTCCATTCCAGGCGCGGCCCCACGGTACCGGCCGTCTTGGTCACGCGCAGACCATAGGCGTGCACCTGCACCTTGCTACCCGGATAGTGCTTCTGCGCGTACTGGGCGAACTCCAGCAGATCGCTCGTGCTCACGAGGCTGTGATCGGCGGCCTCCAGCACGACACCCTCGTAGAACCAGAACCGGAGCGCGCCACGTTCGAGATCCTCGCAGGGTGCCTCAGGGGGTGTTTCGGTGTGTTCTACGCTCACAGCTCACGCTCGATCCGGTCGTCCCACTCGTGGGCGGCGACCCCCCAGCTCAGATGGTCGGCATCCGCGTCAGGCAGGTAGTCGTCGCCGACCTGGGGCGGTTCGGCGGGCACGGCGTGGTCAACCGGGTCGGTGGGGGCGATGAACTCGGTGTCGCCGAGGGTCCAGGCGATCGAGTCCTGGCGATATTGATAGCACAGTGTCCCCAGCGCCAACCGCAGGGGCGTCAAGACGTGTGCCATGTCGTCGGTGACCCCGATCGACCAGCAGGCGTTCTGCCAAGGGGCGTTCGGCAGTGAATGCCAGCAGCCGTGGACCTTTGTGCCGGCATAGGCGCAGGCCGCTCGGACCTCGGTGTCAACAGCCTTGGTGAACGCGGACCATTCGGCCTGGGTCAGCTCGTCGTCGCTGTTGCCAATGGCAATATGGATGGTCTTCACGATTCCTCCGGTTCGGCCGGGGGGCCAGCATCAGGACTGGTCCAGCTCAGACCGGCCTCAACCGCCGATGCGATCGCGTGGGCGAGGCTGGGCCGCATCTCCTCGTCACCCGGGGGGATCTCTTCGTAGGCGGCCCGCCAGATAGCGGCGTAGCGTGGCAACATGTCAGCGCCTCCTTGCTGTTAGACCGGCGACGAGCATGCCGGGGGTCATCGCCTGCCCCCCGGGTTGTGTGCTGCTCGGGCCACGCGCATCGGGGTCCCATCGTCCATGGCCCCCCGGTCGGCTTCGCCTTCGGTGCAGAAGCCCTGCGACAGCATCCAGAAGGCGTCCAGAGCATCCTGGTCGACGAGCCCGCTGTTCAGGAGCCAGTCAACAGCAGTATCCCAATCCTTGTCGTCGGGGGTCACGGGCTCTCCTCCAGTTCATCAGCAGCACGGTTGGCCTCGACTCCGGCCAACAACCGGGCCAAGCTGCCCAGCATATCCAGCACGCCGGCCAACCTGCCGATGCAGATCGGACACCAGGCGAGCCCGGCGGGTGGGTAGAGCGGCATGTCGGCGAGCAGAACGCCGTCCCGCAGCGGCAGGTTGCAGTGGCCGATCCCACCGACCTTGGCCGGGTGGTCCTCCCGGATGATGTGCAACCGCGCCGGTTGGCCGCAGTGACGCGCATTGGTGCGCTCGTGGTAGAACACCCGGCTCATGCCGCTGCCTCCCCGTGTTTGCCGGAGTGCCACGGCAGCTGGATCTTGTCGTTGCGCCTGCGCGGGATGAGGTGGAAGTGGAGGTGGAACACACTCTGGGTGGCCAGCCGCCCGGCGCTGGTAATCAGGTTCGCCGGGTCGATCCGCAGATTGTCGGCCAACTCGGCGGCGCGGGCAACAGTCGTGGCTGTAACCAACGGGTCGTGGATGAAGTCCTCGACGTGGGCGTTCGGGATGACCAGGAGATGCCCCGGGGTGACCGGGTCCAGGGGGACGATAGCGATCGTGTCCGGCCACTCAGCGATGATCTCGGCCGAGCTGGTCCCGGCGATGATCCGGCAGAAGGCGCAGGTCGGGTCTTGCATGGCTGTCCGCTCTCTCGGGGGTCGATAGGGGGCGACCCGGTCTCCACAACTACACCAGAGACCGGGCCGCCTGTCCAGCTGGCAGGTCAGTTGAGCTTCTTGACCTCTAGCTTCAACGGAGCATCGGACAGCAGGTAGTCGCCGCTGTAGGTAACCATGATGCCTTCGGTGGTGAAGAAGAAGATCCCGGATTCGTTCGGGCCGAACGACCCGTCGTCCCCGGCGGCCTCCATCGGCTGCGGGCAGTCTTCCCCGGCGCGGGTGCAGCCGTCAACTAGGATGTCCATCGGGCCCATCTGGGACTGGGTCGACGAGACCTTGCCCTTGATGGTGAAGTAGCCCTTGATCGACCCGTCGAAGTTGTAGAGGTAGACGTACTGGATCTTGCTCGGGTCAGAGTTGCGCTTCTCGCGCTCGGCTAGGTTCTTGCACTCCAGCGAGTCGTTCGCCGCACCGCACAGGACCACGCTGGCAGCTTTTGCCTCACGGTCCGCACGGGCGGCTTCGCTGGAGTCGGACTCCGAGTCACACGAGCTGGCAGTGAGGAACACCACGGCCAGCGCGCCGCAGAAACCGACCAGGATGCCGGCGCGGATCTTCTGGGTGCGGGTCAACGGCCGGTGGTCGGCCGGGGGGATGTTGCCGTTCATCGGGGGGTCTCCTTGTAATTGGTCTCACGGCAGTCCGTGAGGGGGTCCCTGCTGTCGATCTCGAACGGCAGGTCGTTGGTCAGCCACTTCGAGCGGCTGACCTTGCGTGCGTCGGCGTTGTATTTGGTGACCGCGTCGTTGCAGGTCTTCACCAGGCCGCTGTAATTGGTGGCGAAGAAACTGTCGCCGGGGTGTTCGGCCTTGTCGCGGGCCGCCTGGTCGAGGTTGCGGTCGTAGGCCAGGATGTTGCCGTACAGATCCTCGAATGCCTCCTGTACGGCGATCTGGTTCTTGCCGCTGTTGATCTGGATGGTCGCGTCGCCCGCGCCTTTGATCTCGGAGGTGGCAACCTTGAACCACCAGACACCGCCGAGGATCAGGCCGACCATGACCACGGCGGTGATCACCCAGACCCAGCCGCGCCAGGTCGCGCCGCGTACCAGCGTCCCGGGGTTGTTCGATTCGTGCCAGGGGGTCCTGGTCCTGCGCATTGCTTCTCTCCTTCTATTGGGGGATGTCCGATCAGGGCGTGGGGCCGGTCTACGCGTCCTCTCGTGGGGCGAAACGGACGGGCATCGCGTTGACCGGGTAGACGCGCGTGATACTGCCATTGCCACCGGCCACCCCAAGACTCACGGTGACCTCGTCTCCAGAGATCTCCACACAGGCCGAGTTACCTCGCTCCAGCCCGAGCGCCTTTAGGGCCGTCGTGACCATGTCGTAGCTGATCCTGTCAGGCAGCTGGACCTGCTTCATCACGCCCTCCACCTCTGGTCGTATTTGTTGACGTGCCACTCACTGCTGTGGTTCGGCGGCAGGTTGCAGTCGCTGGCCACCAGACCGCCCCGTCCCAGGCCGCACCGCTCGCGGGTGAAGACGCGCCCCGGGTGGGGGGTCATGTTGGTGGCGCGCGCGTAGGCGGGGGTGGCCTCCCGGACGGGCACCCGCCAGCAGGGTTTGCCGGCTTCGACCCCGCAGGTCCGGCAGCCCAGGTAGCGGTGGAACCTCCGGGCGGGGTTCACCGCGACCTGCGGGCGGTCGGGGCCTTCGGCGCGGCAGTCTTGCGGGGGGTGGTCTTCGCTTTCGGGCTGGCCCGGTAGCATTCTGCCTCGTAGTTGGCCCAGTCTTCGGCGTCGCAGTCTTCGGTCTCGACCCATTGCTGCTGTTGGACCGGGGCGGGGTTGGGGCCGCCTCCGACGACCCAGATACCGAGCCCGCAGGTCAGCGCGAGGACTGCTGCGGCTGCCAGGGCGAGCGGAAGTTTGTGCTTGCCGTTCATTCGTTAACCTCCGTGGGGGGCTTTCCCGGGTTGCCGCAGCACGCACCCTGGCTCGGGTGGCAGATGTCCTCACACGGCGACTTCTCGTCGTCGGGAGATGCCTCGTCGGGCTGTTCGTCGTGGAACTGCGCCATGTGCCAGTGCGCGTCGCGGGTCAGTACTGTCAACTGGATGCCGCCAGGGGCCTCCGGATAGGTGCGCGGGTCACATTCGCGGTGGGCCAGCTGAACCAGCTCTCGGGCCCCGTTGCTGAACGCCCGGACCGCAAATCCGTCCAGGGGGTCGACCCCGGTGGGCGCGTGCCGCGCGTCCTCGCGAGCATGGAATGCCGCAACCCACTCGCGGGTCCGCTCCAGCCAATCCGGGCGGTTCTGCCAGCCGCCCTCATGCAACCCGGCCTCGATCGTGCTGAAGGCGATCCGCAGCAGGCGGGTGTCCGCGCTGCGCCGCTCGCGGAGCTGGTCGTTGCGCCGAATCTGCTGGGTGAGTTGCTGGCCGACCGTCTGGGCCGCAGATTCCAGGCCGTTGTACCGTTTGGACCACTCAGCCAACGCGCCGTCCCGGGCGGCGATCGCCTCGTTGATCTCCCGGTCCCTCCGGGCCTCCTCTCGTGTGGCTTCGTCGGCCATTCGCCTGACCTGCCCCTCGGCTGCAAGGGCACGCTGGACCAGCTCGTTGCGGCGGTTGGCCAGCCCTTCGACCTCGCGGGTCTGCGCCTCCGTGATGCGCTTCTGGACGATGAGGTCCTCCAGCGGCGCACGATCGACACGCAGCTGGGTCTCGATCGTGTACTGCATGGACTGCTGTTGGTCGTTGTGCTCCTCGGTGTCGGACACCCGCGCCCAGGCAGAATCCCGGTGCCGGTCGCGCTCTTTGATCAGTTCGCCGAGCGATTCGACCAGGTTGTCACGGTTGACTCCCCCGGGCCTGCCGAGCGCGACACTCAGCAGGGTCTCGACCTCACCGACCAGCTTGACCGCATATCGGGCCCCACGATACTCGCCGATCAGCCGCCGCTGACGCTCACCCAGGTTGCGGTGCAGGCCGGAGAAACGGTCCCGGTCGGCGACCATCGCCTGGTAGAGCGCCCGGTCAGTCTCGTGCATCACCCCGGGCACACCCTGGTCGCGCAGCAGCATGTTCTCTTCAGCCAGAACGTCGCGGTCGTTCTCGATATCCTTGCAGAGTGCGCCGCACTCGCTGGTGCGGGCCCTCCGCAGCTCTTCGGCCCATTGGTCCTGTTCGGTCTCGAACTGTAGGACCAGCGCCCGGACGTCGTCGATGTGAACCTTGTGGATGTTGGCGAGCTCGCGCTCCAGGTCGGCGATGGTCTCGGTGGGGTCAGTCACTGGAGTCCTCCGGGGGCTTGGGTCAGGATGGTGAGGCCGCTGGCGAGGATCACAGACCCCGCGCCGAGTGAGATCGTGGCCCCCCTCCGGTCGCGGGGCAGCCACACCAGGCCGTAGGAGATCAGGCCGACCCAGGCGATCGTCCAGGCGCAGAACCCGACGATCACCAGGGTCACCCCGATCTCTTGGATGGTCACTGGGTGGCCGCGGATTGGTTGCGAGCGGGGTGGGTGGTCGTCATATGGTGTCCGTCCGGGGGTAGCGGGAAGGGGTGCAGCCGGTACCCTACCTCCGGCTCGCACCCCTGTCAAGCGGTGTGTCAAGCGCTGGTCGGCGGAATGTAAGAGGCGCATGTGATGCGCCCGCCAGGGTCTTGGTGCGGACAGACACCGCCGTTGAAGTGCCGCCCGCTGTTGCAACTCCAGCAGAGGATCTGGAACCCATCCGGGTAGCCGTTGTTACGTAGCCACCTCGACAGCGGCATGCTTCCCATCTCGGCCCTTCTGTGTTGCTTGCCGCCCCCGTCAATATGGTCGAAGGTTAGGAACCGGATGTCGTCCTCGCCGCAGCAGACACAGACCCCCCCATAGTGGGCCAGCGTTTTTACTTTGATGGCCTCCGCCCAAGCTCGATGTCTGACACTCGTGCGCTCTCGACTGCCGGGTTGCTCGCGCCACTCCTTATTCCTCTGGGCCACACAGGGCCGACAGTAGGAACTCACGCCATCGGGTCGGCCACCCTTCTTGGCAAAGGCCGCTAACGGCCTGGCCTCCTTGCACCGCGAGCAGACGCGCATGACGATATCCGCCATCAGGCCGGTTCCCCACGGGTGCCAGCAGGCGGCGGACCATAGTGATGAAGCTTTAGCTGTTCTTTGCGGGTGCAGGTCGTGGCATGCGGGGCCCGCAGCTCCTTGCGGCCGAACGCCAGTTTGGGCGACACCTTCCGGGCACGCGGATGCCCGTCCCAGCTTGACTGCAGCTCCAGCGTGCCGTCAGGCGTCGGATCCGCATTCAACGGCGTCCATGCGGCCGTGGTGATGCTGATCGCCCAGACCACCGGGGCCTGACACGCGGGGCAGGCCTCCCGAAGCCAGCTCATTCGGACGCATTCGGCCACAAGATGGACGGGGCATACTCCACCGCGTGACCGTCGACGATCTTGTACCGCTTCTCGCTGCCCTCAAAATCCGGCCACCGGACGTCGAGGCGACCGACGAACACCCGCCCCTGGCCACCCTGGCCATGCGCTTTGGCGATCGCCTCCAGCTCCTCCAGGATATCATTGCCGCGCCGCTCGTCACCCCCGCAGACGATCGCGACCGCCTGACGTTTGGTCAGCACGCCATCGTTAGTGGCCGTGGTGGTCTCGACCACCTCGAAGCACAGATCGTTGCCATATGCCCAGTCCCTGACCGCGCGGTAGTGGGGGCTGTTGGCGAACTCGACCCAGGGGATCGGCGGGACGATCCGGATCTCGCCGGAGATGTCAGCGCTGTAGCCCATCAGTCGACCTCGGCCCTGCGCCAGAAACCCGCCGGATGGTAACTGCGCAGCGTCAGCCGTTCGACCTCGACGTCCCGCACCCAGCGCGGGTCGGTGTGCAGCCCGGCCTGGCGGATGGCCGCAAGCGGGCCGCCTTCGGTCGGGATGCGCGCCCCGCCGCGGTGGGCGACACTCGGGTCTACCAGGTCGAAGATCCCGTCCTCGACCACCAGGTAACAGCCCTGGCTGACCATCGGCCCGTAGGCCAGGATCTCGTGGTAGACGTGGGGTGCGGCGTGTTCGCCGTCCAGCGACACCATGACCCGCTCGTAGCCGCTGGCAAGGGAGGACACCCGGGCCAGCGTGTCCAGGTTGACCGAGTCCCCCTCAACGAACTGGATGTGGGGCTGTTCGCGGTCAACGTCGAAACCATGTGCGGGGCCGGTGAGGCTCTGATCGATATCGACCGTGACCACGTCGATGCCGAAGTCGGCGAACCACAACGCCGAACCGCCCCATTTCGTCCCGACCTCGATGATCAGATCCGGGCGCGTCCTCTCGATCACCAGGGCGTACCGGTTGAGGTCGTCCTTGAGCTTCCATGTGTGCACCCCCTGCACCTTGAGGTAGTACTCGTCGGTGTCGAACGTCGCCCAGCTCGCGGCGACATCCAGGTGGGTCTCGATGCCGAGCATCTGCTCGATCTGCTGTTGGCGGGTCACAGGTTGAACTCCTGGCTCGTGCAGTAATGGCACGGTGGGTTGATGTGGCAACTGCACTCCGTCGGGTCCCACTCGGGCAGCTCGGGCCGGTCTTCCAGCCCGTCGGGCGCAGTTGACACGTCCAAACCAAGATTGTGCCACGGTCCCCCCCGGGCCCAGCGATAACTCTTCTTCTCAACCCGGCGGCGCTGCGCCGGGGTGGCCCGACGGCCGATGTAGGTCAGTGCCCGCTGACCGGGAGCCATCGGCAGCGCCTGGGGCCGCTGCTTGCGCAGCTTCTCGGTGTCGTGTTCGGCTTGCGCCTTCAACGCCCGGTCGATCTTGAGCGCCTCCGTGGTGTTATTGCGTTGGCCGAAACCGCTGTACATCGGCTTCTTCATCTGGGGTTGCATGTGTCTCCTGTCGTCCGGGATGGGAGGGGAAGCGTGAGGTTGAACAGTAGCACGCGTGGATCAGGGTCGAGACGCACTGTCGGGCGGATCGTGGAAGGCATGGGGCGGATTGTCAGTTGGGCGGAACGGCGTGGGCTGTCGTGCCGGCGTCGAGCGGCCGGGCGTTCGCCCAGTCGCAGGAGATGCCGTAGTTGGAGCGGAAGACACAGACCACCAGCTTGCCCTCGACCGGGACGTACTCGACCGTAGTAGAGGCCGGTAGGGTCGGGGCGGGGTTCGGGTCGGACCCGTCTGGGTAGAGCGGGCTGGGGGGGATCAGGAAGCAGACACCGGCCAAGACCAGGGCGATCGCCGCGGCGATAGCGACATTGCGCGCCCTCACAACTGCTGCCCGTGGGGGAGGTAGAGCACACCGCCAGTGCCGGCTTCGATAATCCCGAGCTGGATGCAGCCTTGGACCCAGCGGTCGGCCTCCTCCGCGTTGACACCCTCGGGCAGGGTGATGATTCGGGGCATCTGCGCCGGTCCGGGCGCGGGTAGAAGGTCGATCTGGAGGAAACCTGCCGCTGTGGCAGCGCTCACCACGCCCATCCAGCTGTCCATCCACTCGCTGTCCAGCTTCGCAGGCATGGCCAGATTCTGGTCGATCGGGGCCGGTCCCATGCGCTCTGCCGAGGCTTGCAGGGTGATCTCCTGGAACGGCGGACATGGGATTGGCTCGCAGGGCCCGTGCGCCTCTTCGTAGGTCCGGATCCGGAACCCGCCCGGGTCGACCTCCCACAGACCCCAGGCGACGATCTTCTCGTAGACCTCCTGCGCCTGCTCGCGGGTCACCCCCTGCGGCAGGACCCAGACGTACGGCTCCGGCTCCTCGTCAAACTCCTGCTCATATCGCGATTTGAGCCATTCAAACGTCTCGATCCACTCGCCATAGCCACACAGGTGGATCTGGCGGGGTTCCCTCCCGTTGAGCGGCAGCTGTCCGTCATGCCATAGCCAGACCGTCGAGCAGTCCCCGATCGTCGCTACGGCCTTACCGGGCTTGCCACCCATCTGCGGCCACCAGACCGCATGGGCGACGGCCGTCGACCCGGGGATTGAGACGCGCTCCTTGGCGTCGCACTGTGCCGAGGTGGGCTCCGCCGGGATGCCGCTCACGGTCGCCATCCTTTCCAGAACTCGTTGATCGCGTCGCGGCGATGCTGCTCGGACATCGGGCGTAGCAGGGCGAGGATCTGCTCGCAGGTGTCGCGGATGGCGTTCCGGCGCTTTAGGGAGACGTCGTCCCCGGCTTGCGACCAACGCGCGAAGTCGCCGTTGAACAGATAGCCGTAGCGGTCGTAGCCATCGGTGTGCGGCCCCGCGTGCAGCCAGAAGTCGCCGACATTGCCATCGTCCAGGACCACGTGCAGCGGACCGCCCGCGTCCTGGCCGAGGTCGACGTACAGATGGCGGATCAGGCGGACGGCCTCGGTGTGGGCATCCTGCTGGTCCAGCCGGGCGTCGTGCAGCTGGACCAGCAGCGGGTCTTGCGGCTCGTCGAGCTCGCTCATTCGACAACCTCCCTGAATACGAAGGGGACCAGCGGCTCGGGGCCGATATCCCAGGCGATGCCACCGTCAACATCGCCGATGGTGACGTCGTAGCCGTGTACGCGGGTGAGCCCCGGCGCGCTGCCGTCGGGTTGACGCTCAGGGATCATGAGATCCTGACACCCAGGCGGGGCGGTGTCGGCCCGGTATTCACGCCACGCCTGGTACGCCTCAGCAAGCGCGTCGTGGGTGGCCGGGCCCAACGTCACGCCGCGGATGCTGGAGCGTTTGCGGTATGCCTCGCTCGACGCGTTCAGGTGAGACTCGGCCAGCTTGAGGGTGGCCGCGCTGTGGGCGCGCAGCGACTCGGGGGTGTGGCGCGGGTTCATTCGGCGTCCTCCGGGAGCTTGTAGCCGCCAGCGGCCTCCGGGACCACGACCTCGACCCGCAGCAGGACAGCGGTGCCAGGCTCCCAGACCGCCGGGTCTGGGTCCAGCTCATCCAACGCCGCAAATCTCCCAATGCCGTACTCCTCCGGGTGGCCCAATATGTGGTACATGGAGGCGTCGCGGATCATCCGGAAGTGCTGGCCGTCCTCATTCGGGCGAAGTACCGCCCAGCGCTGTGCCATGTCAGTCCCCCTCGGGGTCCGGGTAGAGCTTGCGCCACAGGGCGAGGGCCTGGAGCGCGGCACGCAGCCGCATCTCGGGTTGCATGGCCCGGTTGTTGGCCCACCCTTCGAGTGCCGCGAGCTGGAGTCGCACATCCCCGGGCGGCTCCACCCTGGGACTTTCAACATGGTCGATGCTGGTCGTCTGGTTGCTCTCGGCCACCGAACTCCTCCTCGCCTCGCATGGTGGGCACGGTCGGCCAGCGACGCATGTCGCACGGTCGGCCGCTGGGCCGGGGTGGGTACAGCCGGGGGCGCGGGGGCGTCCAGGGCTTGTGATGGGGGGCGCGGTTGATCGAGCTCATGGTGGCTACGCGGCTACCGTCTTGGTCCGCCACTGCCGCGTGGGGTCGGCCGGCAGGTTGGCCAGGACCAGCGGCGACGGCCGACGCTGCGCCGGCACTTGGATCGACGCGAACAGCGGCGGCACCGGGATCGGCCCACCGAGCAGCTGCGTCATCCGGGGGGCCCAGCGGTCCCGTGCGGGGACCCGCTCGGAGGGGTCACGGCGGGTCCGGTAGACCGGGGCCGGGGGTTCGGTGGGGGCCGGTGCCGGCTCGGCAACGTGGGGGACGTCGGCGGTCTGGTCGATCGCCCGACGCAGCTCGCCGTCCGCCCACCCCGGGGACCACTCCGTGGCCTTCTCGTTGCGCCAGGTGGCGCGCTCGAAAGCTTCGGCCACCGCACGGCGGACCTGCTGTACCCGGGTGGGCGGGAACAACTCCACGAGCGGGACCGAGCAGGTCGGGTCGGTCAGGGCGCGGATCTTCGCGTAGGTACGGTCGGCTTCGGACTCGTATCGGATGGCGATCGCCATCAGCTTGCGGGCCTTGCTCAGCTTGTCGCGGACGGTCAGGACCGCGAAGGTCGCGCCTGCGACCAGGCCGGCAGCTCCCACGCCCATGGCTGCGGCAGTGGGGATCTGCGTGCCAAAGAACGTGGTCGTGAAGAACTCGTACATCGGGGTTGTGCTCCTTCCGTGGCGGGGGGCCGTTGGGTGGTGCATGCATGGTGGTGCGCTGGGGCCACCGTAACACCCCTTCTCGGGGGTGGCAAGCGGTGTGGTCGGGTACGCCGCGGGACGGCGACCAGATGGCCACCGCCCCGTGTCGCCGATCAGCAGCCGGGGGTCCGGCTGATGGTGAGGGTGTACAGGTACTCCCCGTCTGCGCGGGTGACATTCACGATCGTCCCGGTGGCCAGGGCGGCGATCTCCTCGGTGAGGTAACCGCGCTGGTCGGCGAGCAGGGCGGCAAGCCCTGTGTCACACCAGGTCGCCAGGCCATTCCGGGTCGGCATCCAGCAGCTCGCCGAGCTCCGCACCGACCACAGCCTCCACGATCGCCACCGCAGAACCAACCAACATCTCCGGGTCGAACGCGGCCTGGGTCTGCTCCGCAGTCAGCCGGAACTCTGCGTCTTCACTGGTCAGGTGGTAGATCAGCGTCCCCGATCGGTCGCTCTCGCAGTCCGGGCCGCCGATCTGCCGATAATGGTGCCGCAGTACCTCGTGTGCCTTCTGACGTGGCACCCCGTTCTCGACCAGTGCGGCCAACAGCGCGCCGGATGCCATCTCCGGCATCCACAGGTCGCGCTCGTCCTTGATCGCCTCCAGGTCGAACACCAGATGGTCCAACACCCAGGCGGTGTTGGCCAGCATCGAATCCACCGTGTGGAATAGCCCCGGCAGGGCGATCCGGCGGGCCGCAGAGGTCGACACGTCACCTTCCAGCCACTGCGTGCCGGCGGTCTCCTGCAACATTCCCGCATACCCGCGTGCGACCACCTGGAGGCTGCAGACCCGCTCGCTGTAGCGCGGGTTGCTCTTGTGGGGCATGGCCGACGACCCGACATGCGCGTCGGGGTTCTCGACCGCCAGGCCGAGCGCGGACATCAGCCGCACGGCAGTGGCGACCGTGCCGCACGCGGCGGCGAGCTGCAACGTCGCGGAGATGATCGGCAGGTCGGCCGAGCGTGGGTAACACTGCCCGGTCGACAGCATCGATGTGGTCTCGCCTGCCAGCTTGGACGACACCCGGTCGTCCAGCGTGCCGGCGGCCAGGCGGGCGGCCACCCACCTGCTGGCGGGGCTGCCCTCCGGCAGGCCGGACAGCAACGTCCGCGCCATGTCGGCACTGGTGCCGACCGCGCCTTTGATCCCCCGCGGCACGTAACCTTCGATGGCCCCCTGGAGAGTGACCATCGCCCCCATCAGCTCCTGCATCCAGTCGGTGATCCGCTTGCCAATGGTGGTCAGCTGCGCGGGTCGGCCATGGGTGCGGGCGACGATCGGCACCGTGGCGAACACCCCGGCACGCTCGTACATCCGGCGCAGGACCTGCTCAGCGTGTTCTAGCAGCAGTTCGGCGGAGGCGACGATCTGGATCTGCTGGGTGTTCTCGGTGATGTCGGCCGAGGTCAACCCGCGGTGGGCGTGGTCGCCTCCGACACTCTCGTTGAACCACCGCAGTCGGGCGTACAGGTCATGTTTGGTCTCTCTCTCCAGCTCGGCGATGTCCTGCGTTTCGAGCAGGGCTTCCTCGTGGTCCGGGTCCAGCAGTGCCTGGCTGGCTGCCAGGTCGGCGTACGCGTCGATCTGGTCTTCCGGGATGTCGATTCCGGCTTCGCGCTGGGCTCGCATCACCTCGACCCAGATGCTGCGTTCGACCAGGTTGCGGCCCTGGTCGCTCCAGATCGCTGTGACATCGGCACTCTCGTATCGCCTGTCCATATCTCTCTTCCCTATCGGTCCAGCGGGTTGTCGTAGGGGCTGGGTTGGAGTTCGCTCGGCTTGTCGGGGGGCCGGGTGGGGACGGGCTCGTCAGTACGCCGCTTTGATCGGGCGTGCCATGGGGGATGGGTGGGGAAGCCACTGGGCGGCGTGGGGACGCACTGTCGGACGGGCCGGGAGAGGACACGGGGTGGCGTGGGTCGGCTTGTCGATATGAAGCGCGGCGGCTGGGCTTGTCGGTACCGGGTCGGGGATGCCAGGGATGGCGTGTCGGGCCCGCAATGACGCGGGATGGATGGTCGCAGTGGGGTTGCATCGGCGCGGCTGGGCTTGTCGGATGGCACGGGTCGTCGGAGACAGGGCACGAAGGGCCGGGGTAGTCGGCGGCGGTGCGATGAGATGGCGTGTCGGATCCGCACTGGGGTGTGTAGGGTAGTCGGGGGGTGGGGCACGGCTGGGGTTGTACCGGCCCGGGTGGGCTTGTCGGGTGGGATGGGCGGTCCGAGCACGGGGTAAGACAGTGCGGGTCTGGGCTGTCGTCGGGTTGGGTCTGGCGTGACGCCGATCGGGTTGTCGACACAGGAGCTGGGGTGGCTGGTCGCCTGGGGCGGGCGGGCTGGATATGTCAGCGGGGGCTCTGGGGTTGCGTCGGGTAGTCGATATTGGAGCAGGGCCGGGCAGGGTAGTCACATGGGGTGGGCGGAACAGATCTGTCGTCTCGGGGCGTTGCGGCTGAGGGTGGAGTGTCGGGGAGGACTCGGCTGGGATGGCATGTCGGGCGGCTGGGACAGATGGGCCATGTCGGGTGTCGGGGTAGGGGCCGACCAGCTGTGGGACGGGTAGTCGCATGGGTGAGCGCTGGGCAGATCTGTCGTGAGTCCTGCGGTGGCCGGGCGTGTCGGTTGGGTCGGACCGGCGTGCTGTGTCGGTGCGGGTCGGGCGGTGTCGAGAGCGGCATGTCGTGCGCGTCGGCAAGATTCGGAGAGGTTGGTCGTACGGAGCGCGAGGGTGTGGCGTGCGGTGTCGGACGGCGGTAGGGTGGATGTGAACAGTCGGGCATATGTCGGTCTGGGGTGTCGTCAAGGCTGGGCGGCATTGCACTGGGCAGGCTTGTCGTGTGGTACGGCTAGATGTGTCGGCGAGCGGGGGGTGGGCTGGGCTTGCGGCGGCACGACTTGTCGGTGTGCAGCGGATGCGAGGGGGGCAGGCTTGTCGTGTGGTACGAACTGGCTAGTCGGGAGGCGCACTGGCCTGGTTTGTCCCCCTATCCTGCCACACGCCACCGGGCGTGGCAAGCGGCGTGTCAGCGCTCGCGGTTGTGGCCCTTCCCGAAATGCCAACGTTTCAGCTCCCGCCGCCCCCGTTCATAGATCTCCATCGCCTTCCCGGGGCTGAACGGCGGGCCTCCGGGACCCCACGGGGCGAGCGGGTCCAGATGCCAGACGCCGTTCGGTCCGCGCTTCAACAGTGGTGCTCCATCATATTGCCCGGGGCTTGATCGGCGTGATATGCTGGCGCTAGCGCCAGCACTTCGGGGGACGACCCGGATCGTCGCGGGGTCCACACAGCGCTCGGCCCATCGAGGCCAATCAATCCCGTTGCCCTTCCTGCGGTGCATCCCGTAGGCACCCGCGCTCTGCCAGTCCTTGTGGCAGTCCGGACAATGAACCCCCCCGGCCTGCTCCGGCGGTGTGTCGATCACCGCGAGAGCGCTCTCTCGCAGGCCGGAGGCGGTGTTGAATGCTTCGGCCAGGAAACCAGGACGGGTCTTGAGCTTGCCCTCCGGCAGCAGCAGCGTGTGCCGCCCGTCCTTCCAGCCGCCTTTCAGGCCGTAGCCGCGCTCCGCCAGGAGCTTCTCGGCGAGGTCGCGGGGGTCCTGCCGTGGCTGGTCACCGGCCGGGCCGCGCAGGTCGAGGGCGATCGCGGCCCGGACCGGACCCGTCTTGGCGTCGGCCACCAAGAGGACCGGCGGCGGCGGGTCCCAGGGTGTGACACAGGCACAGTGTTCGACCTGCGATCGTTGACGTTCGCCGTGCGGGTAAAGTCCGTCGCTTGGCTCGGAATGTTGACGAGAGGCCGCATCCCCATTCGAATGCCCGGGAGCCGGCTTCGGTGTCTCCGTGGCCACGGGAGACCGGTCGTCGGGGCCACCCAGGCCGGGATCCGGCTCGTCCAGATCCCACGGGGCGGGCTCGGCATCCCACGGGGCCGCCCACAGATCCCCGGCCACCGAGGACGAACCACCCACCGCTCGCTGTGGCAGATCCGCCGGGCGGGTGCTGCGCCTGGGGCTCTCCGTGGCCTTCCACGTTGACGAACGGCCCTTGCGGGTATTCGAACCCCGGGCGGGGGCTTCTGCGCGCTCCCCGGCCACGACAGGGCGTCTCCCGCAGCATCCCGGTGGCAGGGCGTCTCCCTCCGGCCGCCCCCGGTCCGGGCACTTCGGGTAGCTGCAATTGTCGTACCAGCAGGTGCAGGGGTACGGCAGCCATCCGGGAGTCCCGGCCACGAGCCAGTGACCGGGCTGGTAGGCCGGCAGCTCGGCGTAGGTCCGGGCGAGCTTGACCCGGGGGATGGTGGTGGTCATTGGTGGCGGCGGAAGGCGTGGCCGGTCATCTCCATCTCGGCGATCCGGAGGTGGGCGTTAGCCGCCGCGACCAGCAGCTGGGTAAGGGCAATCTGGTTGGCGGCATCCTCCTCGGTGGTGTCGAATCCGAGTTGGAACAGGCTGTCCACTTCGGACATCAGCTTGGCGGCTCTGTTCAGACGGAACTCGACGGTGTCCCATGTGGTCTTGCTCGGTGTCGTCACGCCGTCCACCCTACAGCGGCCTTTCCAGCGTGGCAACTCGCGTGTCGGTCACTCTCCGTAATTGCGACTCCGGGACCACTCCGGGACCCTCGATGGCCTGACTCCGGGACTCCGGGACTCCGGGACCGCCAGGGGGTGTTCTGCACAGGGTGGTCGCGTTACGACGAAAAGCAATAAATATTTATTTTTATCTATTTTACGGGGTAAGAGGCCATACCACACATGGCGTGACACGGATTGTGTCACGCCATGTGTGAGCTGACTCCGGGACCAGCGTTCTCAGACAGCCCCCCGGGTGGTCCCGGAGTCCCGGAGTCCCGGAGTGCTCTCTACCCCTCTCGACGCCTCACTTTCCGTGTCTCATGACCCCCCGCCTTATAACTCTCCGCGTCGATCTCTCCGTTTTCCAACATCTGATTGAGCGCTGACTTCACGTATTTCGAGATGGTGCTCTTGGCCTGCTCGACCAGCCAGCTCTGGGTCACCCATTCGTCCCCGATCTTGCCCCGCAACCACCGCAACGCCTTCTTGATCCCCGTGTCTTCCATGACCTCCTCGGTGGCGATCGCCTGCTTGGCAGCCGCATAGCCCTTCTTCTCATTAGCAACCCGGGCGGCTTCAGCCAGGTGGCGCAACACCCCATCTCGGGTGCGATCCGACACCGCCATCAGCACCCCGGACAGCTCCCAAATCTCCGCTGTGATCTCCATCTGCTGCTGGGCAGAACCCCCCAATAGGAAGGCCAGGCCCGCAGCCGCCTTCAGTCGGTTGAGCATCGTGTGGCCGTCTAGGGCGTCGCCCTCGCCCCGGGAGAGCTTCCGATCGTTGCGGCGGACGTCCCGGCGGACCACCCGGTCCTGTCCGACCATCGCTACCCCCTGGTAGGCCGGGGGGGTCCACAGAAGCGACGGCAGGTCGGGCAGCGGGGCGTCTTCGTCGCCGTCTTGGAATTCCGGCAGGTCGGGGTTCTCACAGGGGACCCACAGGAACCGCTGTGGCAGACCTCCGTCGACCTCGTCCAGTAGCGTGCCGGCGCGGCCGGGTTGGACACCCAGCAGCATCGACATCCGGTAGCCGTGTTCGGGGGTGGGCAGTCGTTTCTCGTGGCCGGAATAGAAGAATCCCAGCTCGTCGGCGTCCCAGGCGGTCCGCAACTGCGCGGACAGCGTGGACCCACGGCGGTCACTGATCGAGTCTAGCGCGTCGATCTCCAGCGCTTTGATCAACGCCCTGGTGCGGTATTGGATCGGGCGGTCCGGGTCGAGCCCGTCCAGGCCGAGGCCGATCGCGGCTGAGTCTTCGTCCACCCCCTTGCTTTTGGGGCGTCGTGCCGGTGGGGGCTTCATGTAGATGTGGGCGAGGCCCTCGCCGGATCCGAGTGGTGCTTCAAACGTCTCCAGCGGATGGTTGCCGTAGCGCGCGTCCAGGAACCGCCGTCCGAGCTTCGCGGTGACGCTCTTGCCTCCACCAGACTTGCCGACCAGGGCGATGAAGCAGTTCAGGCTGCCGGGGGTTCCGCCGATCGGCGGCAGTTGGATGTTCGGTTCGGTGGCTGTGATCGCCCGTGCGATTACCACCCCGAGCAGCGCCCACGGGTTGCGCCCATAGGATATGGCGTACTCGTTGACGTACGCGAGGACCGGGTGGGCGTCCCAGAACCCCGCTGTGGCCTCCCCACCTCCCGGGTCGCCGTCCGGGGGCTCCGGGATGGCCACGGAGGCCGCGCGCGGGATGGTGTGGGCGGGCTCCCGCACCAGCTGCGCCCGCCAGTCGCCGAGGGTGCTGTCGAATGCCGATTCGATCGTCCGGTCGGCTTTCCAGCTCTTGCCGTCGTAGGCGGTGGCGTTCAACGCATCCATCAGCAGGATGCGCGCCTGGACATCCGGCCAGACCGCCGGGACGAAGTGGCTGATGACCTTCGCGGCGTCGTTCAGCCGGTTGTTGATCGTCCCGACCCCGGCGTGCCGCAGTTCGTCCAGGTGTGGCTGCACGAAGTCGGCTGCCTGCCGGCGGGTGAACTGTCGTGGCTTCGACGGGTCGTGGCTGCCGAGGAACCGGGGCCGGTCGGCATGTTCCTGCCGGGGCGGCCCGACCAGCGCCGATTTGACGACCGTCTCCTGCGACAGGTGGCGTACCCAGGCCTCGGGCAGCTCCGGCAGGTCGGTGACCTTCGGTATCCACGGCCCCCATCCGGAGTCGAGGTCGTTCTCATCCAGCCACAGGTACCGGGCGTCGCTGTCCGGGTTGATTGATGGCCAGACTGCCGCGTATCGGTGGCCCCACCAAATGGTCTCGACATGTTCACCGACGTCATGCCACGACATCGATGCCGGGACCCGGTACAGCCGGATACCTGAGACGCCTTCAGTGCGGCTGGATGACCGCCAGGTGGCCGGCAGCTCCCCGAGCTGGTCCTCCATCTCCGCAATGGTGATGTCGCCGGTCTTCAACCCCCAGGCCATCACCGGGTCGCCTTGGTCGTCGTACAGCAGCTGTTTGTCGTCGCCTTTGACGTGGTACTGATATTCGTAGGCGTCGACGTCGATCCCGATCACATCGCCGGGCATCCGCAGGCAGAGGTTGCCGCGGCGGTATTCGGTCACCCATTCGGCGATCTGGGTGTCGTCGGGGATGTGCGGGGCGAGGCCGGTCTTCCGGATCACCTGACCGGTGTAGTCCTTCGGCGGGGGGGTCTTCTTGCGGTGTGGCAGCGGCAGGACACTGACCCACCCTTGCTCGCGGTACTGCCACGCCCACTCGCCGTATCCTCCGATGGCCGGTGCGGGCACGGGGGCGGCCATCAGTGGGCACCCCCCGGCCTGGTGTCTGTTGTGGACATGCTACCGGGGGGTGGGCTCATATCGACCTCGCTCATCGGTACTGCGGTGCGTGCTGCGGGGGCCTGCATGGTACTGCCGGGGGCGGCCCGGCGCAAGGCCGACGGTCGCCCCGGGCGTGTCGGGGTATGGTCCAGCACATGCCCACCGGTTGCGGCATGTGCTGGCGGTTTCAGTTGTCTGGCTTGTCGCCTGTCGCCGGGGGTGGTAGCATGGGGGCAATCCACCTCCGGGGGGTCGTGGCTGTACGTGGGCCCGGGTCGTCTAGCCGCTCAGACGTCCCGGGCCCGCGTCGTGTCTCAGCCGATCGGGTTTACCGGCTGTAGCGCGTCGACCCGGGCGTACTCGGCGGCTTCTTGCTCGGCGGTCTGGATGCGGTAAGGCTCGTGCAGCTCGGGGTTCGCGGGTGAGCAAAGTGTCATCGTGCCGATCACCCCGCCCAGGCCGGTCCCTGTCGAACCGAAGCCGCGTGTTCCACGCTCGTGGGGGTCGAGCCGTTCGACCTTGACGATATCGACCTGCTCGGTGGTGTTCGGCATCAGGATCACTTGGGCGACCCGCTCCCCGGCCAGGACGGTCACAGGTTCGGTCCCGAGGTTGTAGACCCCGGCCATCAGCGGGCCGCGCCACCCGTGGTCGATCACCCCGTTCGGGACCAGCAGGCCACGCTTGCGGATGGCCGAGCTCCTGCCGGTGATCAGCGCCCACATGCCCTCGGGGATCTGGATACCCGTAACGGTGCTCTGTATGTCTACAAAAGTGTGCGGCGGGATGACGGTGTCCACGGCGGTGACCAGGTCCATGCCGCTGTCGTCGGCCAGTGCGGGCCGGGGGGCCTCGTGGCCGAGCGCCATCGTGAACCGCAGCTGGCGCTGCGCATCCAGCCGACTGCGGATGTCGGCGGTCTTCTGCTCCCGTTCGATCTCGCGTTTGGCGTAGTGCGCCTGGGCCAGTTCGGCGGCCAGCTCGACCGCCTCGTCGGCGGTCGCGACGAACGCGACCCGGGGGTTGGCCCGCAGGCTGACCGATTGGGCGGTCGCGGGCGGCCACAGGACCACCACCTGGATGCCGGCGGCGGTGGCTGCTTCGATCTCCATCGGGGTCCCGTAGCTGACCAGGCCGGTGGCGAGGTTGGCGATGACCACGTCGGCGGCCAGCAGTGCGGCGCGGTTGATGGTCTCGACGGTGCCGGGGGCGTAGATCCCACCGTGCCAGGCGGTCGCGGGCCGGTAGACCGCTACGCCGTAGTCGGGCAGGGCCTGGGTGACACGGTGGCCGTCGGTGCTGGGGCCTGACGAGAAGTCGATGGGCTCGGCCATATAGGCCACTGGTCCGTTGGGGGTCGTCATTCGGTGTTCCTCTCCTGGTGGGGGCAGATGCCCCCGTTTAGATGGCGTCCTGAGTTGCAGTTGAAGCAGGCCAGGGCATATGTCGGGTCTCGCGGCCACCCGTCCCGGCGCAGGCGGCGCAGGATCGTACTGGTGCCCAGGCCGGGAGTCTGGTTGCGGTCGCGCCCGCCCCCGTCGTTGTTGACGTGGTCGAGGGTGAGGAATCGGCGTTCGGCTTCACCGCAGCATTCGCAGCTGCCCCCATATGTGGTGATGAAGCCGTCCATGAGTGCCCGATAGCGACGCTGTTGGCCAGCGCGGTGGGCCTCGGGGTTGTTCTTCTGCCAACGGCGTACGATGGCTTGGTGGCAGACCGAGCAGCGGCCCGTGGCACCGGGGCCGTTGCGGGTGGACGGCAGTGTCCGCCGCCCGTTGCCACAGCCGCATAGGGGTTGTGGCACAGACCGATCGACTTCCTTGCGTCGTGCGCGGGTCTTGGCGGCGAGACCGCCCGAGTCCCGATACCTCCCCTGGGCCTCGCGCTGGCAGTCGACACACTGGCGCTCCAGCTTGCCCGCGCGAGGCCCCGTCTTCCGTTCATAGACACGGGTGTTCTCAGCCGTCAGCCCATGTCCGTTTTTGCATCGTTCCAACCGGGCCAGCCCCCCCTGTCGCGAATTCTGGCCATCATTGTAGCATACACCCGAGCGTCCGTTATCGAATCTATGGCAGGGAGCCGTCCGTCCTTGTATGCCCCCAGAATGCGCGTTACCTTAGACATCAAGTACACCGCGCAGGCGAGTTCAGCGGCGAATGCGTCGTCCACTTTGATGTCCATGAGGTCCGCCATGATGTGGCCCGTCATCCGCAGGTCATGGGCGCTGTACTCGACGGCTTTCGGCAGCAGCATCTCCAGATCGGAGTCCGCCACCCCATGCCACCACGCGGCCAACTCTTCGCTGCCGCCGTGCCCGGGTTCCGGGTCCAGTTCTTTCTCGGTCTGGATGTCGAACAGCTGCTCGACCGCTTGGGTCAGGGCGTCTATCGGTCGAGGCGGGGGCGGCGGCGGCAGGCCCTCCGGCAGCGGCTCCCCGTTGATCCCGAGCACATGGGTGGGGGCGATCCACCGTGCAGGCTCTTCGACCTCTCCCGGTGGCTCCGGGGGGGGCTGGTTGCGCAGGGAGGTGAGGGCCCCGCGCGGGTTGGCCGTCTCCTCGCTCGTCAGCGTGGAGGCCGGGGGTGGTGTAACCCGCCCCCCGGCCTGTTCGTCAACGTCTGCCGGGTTATCGCCCTGGCCATGCCCGAGCCCGAGCACCGCGGCCCGGGGGGCTTTCACCCAGGTACCGGGGAGCAGCAGCGCGGGGGGGCTGTCGGTCGCCCCCCCCGCTTCGTCCTCGGACAGCGTGTACTCGGAGGTGTGCGGCTGCGGCTTGTCGGTGGCAGCTGTTGTTCGGCCGTACCCGACCGGGGGGCGGTTCTGTGGCATGGGTCCTCCGGGTTGTGCTAGTCGGACAGGGCGGATGAGAGCGCGGCGATCACGGTGACACCGCCGCAGCAGAAACCGAGCATGAACACGCCGATCACCATCGCCCAGGCGACGGCCAGCCCCCGCCTTCTACGGGCGGGGGCGTCCAACGGGGGGGTCGGGACCTGCATCACAGTTCGATCGCCGTGCGGTCAGACGTCCCAGCCAGCCGGACATACGACCCGGCGTCTTTCTGGACCATGTGGATAAACTCGATGGCCTTGTCGGTCAGCGCGCTGGCTTCGGTGACCCCGGCGACCGAGGGGTCCACATAGTCGAGCATCATCAGGGCGATCCGGACGGTGTCATTGAATCCTGCCCCGCCGTTGGCGGCGATCGCGTCCCGGGCCAACTGCGGGTCCCAAACGCCGACCCGCCGCACCCGCTGGGTGACCGTGGTCTTCTCTTCGGCGAGCCCCAGGGCCTCCCAGGTGGTCTCCCCGAGCAGCGGGCCGCTGGCCCCGGCGACTCTGATCGGATTCGGACGCAGGGTCACCCAGACCTCGAAGTCGGTCACGGCCTTATCCCAGGGGGCGACCCCGGCCATCGAGAGGAACCCGAGCGTGGTGGTGTCGCTGGAGGTGACCTGGGGGTAGAACTCGTGGTAGAGGCTCAGGCCGAAGCCCTGCGAACACTCGACTTGGGCCGTCCCGCCCTGGGCGAGATGGTTGCGGAGCGCTGCCGCGACGCTCCCGACGGCGAACGAGGTGATCCGGTCGTCTTCGATGTCGTCGGCCAAATCGCGGACGACCCGGGCGGTCCGCCAGATTCGTTCGGACCGGGCTGCACCGATGCCTTTGGCCGTGCTGCCGATCCGCTCGTTCAGGTTGAACGCGCCCTCCTGCTCACGGTGCCGGGGCTCCAGCACGGTCGCCATCCGGTCGATGACGAGGCGGTCGTAGACCTTGTGACCAGCGGCTTCGAGCCGTTCAGCCTCGTCACACAGCACCTCCAGGTCCACCTCGGACCCGGCGGCGATGTAGAGCTGGGCGTTCGGGTCCGCCACCACGGCCACCGGAATTTGACGCAGGGCCCACTTGACCCCGCTGTCGTCACAGGCGGAGTGACCCGCATTTGGCCCCCCCACCCGCACAGCGGCGACGTGTCGCCCGCTCTTGTGCTCTTGGCGTGCCAGGTGTGCCGCCACAGCGCCCTTGCCGGACGATCCGAATTGACCATCAACTATGACTTGCAGCAATCCCACGGGGGGTCTCACTTCCTTCTTGGTGCGGGCAGATGCCGCGTTCTTTGGCCATGTTGCAGTTGGCGCACAACACTTGCAGGCCGGGTGGGTACCCACGCAAGCGTAGCCACTGGTAAGTACGATAGCCGGCAGGCGCATGGGGTCCGGCATTGGGTTGCATCATGCGGCGGTGTTCCGCGCCATCGCCGTTGATGTGGTCGAGCACCAGAAACGGCTCTCGGTGCTCCCCACAGCAGGCACAGACACCACCATAGGCAGCCAGCGCGGCATGTCGGTCCTCTCGCCTCTTGATTCGGGCCCTTTTGGCCTCGCGGATTCGCTTTTTCTCTGGATTGGCTTTCCGGTAGGCGTCCGCTTTCTCTATTGCGCACCGCTTGCAGGTGGCGTTCTTGTAACGGGGTGGGTCAACGTGTCCGTTGACACAGGTGGCCATAGGCTCGATCCTACCAGCCAGCGTTTGGTCTGGCCAGGGGTGGAGGGTGCCGGGGGTCTCACCCGGACGGCCTGCCGGCCGCTGCGGTGTCACGCACACCCTCCCGTACGTCGGCGGCTTGGGTCTGTCAGGCCCAGCCCGTACCCGGCTCGCCGGGTGACAACTCCCGACTCGCGCCCGAGTGCACTCAGGCGCTGTGCACCGTTCGACTCCTCGTCCGGCTTGCGCCGCACGGTATGTCTGAGCTGGTGCGCTCAGGGGGGTGGGCGGGTGTCGAACCCGCTTGGCCGGTAGCGCGAGCTCTCGCGCAGGACCGGCACGCCTCCGCCGCATCCGGGCCTTGTCCACTCCCGGGTGCGCACCCGGGGGCTTCCAGGAATCCGGACAACGGCGGTGCTCGACCGTTGAGCTACCACCCCATGTCCCGGACGGTTCGCACCATCCGGGGCCGGGGGGCGGGCAGGATTTGAACCTGCGACCTGAAGGCCCCCCAGTGGGTGCCGGTGCACCGGCCTCCCACCTTCGTCCTCCCGCGCTACCACGCTGCGCTACCGCCCCCACGCCCCGGACGGCTCGCACCGTCCGGGGGTCTTGCTTCCGCCCAGCATAACAGTATCGGACCGGGCTGCCTAGAACGGCGGGGGCACGACCGCGTTCAACAGCTGCTCGACGTCCGGCATGGTCGCTCTGATCGAATAGCGCACCTCCAGCCGGGGGTGGCCGTCGTAGCCGCACGACAGGGTCCATTCGCCGTTGGCGTACGAGTGCCGGATGGTGTGCCGGTTGCCCAGGTCGGTGTAGGTGTCGATGGCGGTTCTGATATATCCGTGGGCCCGGAGCCGCTCGACGAGCGTTTCGAGCAGGAGGACTCCGGCGAGCCGCAGCTCGGGCCGGGTGGGGGTCTGTGTGGTGGTCATGCCGATCACCCTACAGCCGCCCACGCCCCGGTGTCAAGCACTGTGTCACACCGCCCACCCTGTAAGGCACGGCACTTGACACCCCCCGTGTCACTAGGATATCGTTTTGGTATGGAAACCGCACTCACCCCCACTACCGGACCTCCGAAGTCGAAGGCCACCCACCTGCTGTTCCGTGTACAGGACGAACTGGCAAGGGTGGGCGGCGGCGACCTGATGGACTACATCGTCGAACGCCGGGCGACCGTCCCCCCGACCCCCTACCGGCTGATCGCCCTCGACCTGATCAACCTGACCGGCGTCGACATCACCCACGAGGCCCCACGCCGCTGGTATATCGACCACCTGAAGCGGAACCCCCAGCTGGGTGCCGAGACCGACCGGTCGTGATCCCCGGTCTCGGCGGCGACAGCGACATGGGACTGTACACCAGCCGCAGCCACCGGCGACGCCCCCGGCTCGCGTGGAAGCTCGCCGGGGGGCTGCTGGTGGGGCTGTCCGTCGTCGGGCTGCTCACCACGTTTGCCCTGTGCGGCGCGCTCGGCCTCGCCCGCTGACTACCCGCTCCATCTCAGCTCGCGCGACAGCCCTGACCCAGCCGCCCCCACCACATCGACCTGCCCCTCCGTTCTCACCCCATGCGACAGCCCTACCCCACCCACCCATACCCACCCCGAACGGCCGGGCCGCCCGTGGCCGCGATAAGATCCCCCCGGAGCGGCCCGGCATCTACGAGAGGACCCCCCGTGAACGAATCGACCGCTACCAGTTCGGACCCTGCCGCACAGGACGCCTGGGAGGCCCGCAGGCAGCCCCCCTTCGGCCCGGACCCACAGGAGATCTGGCATGACGCCAAGCTGCTGGGCCAGGATGCCGGTGCCCGTATGGCCTGGAGCGATTCGATCGAGGCGCTGCTGCCGACACACGCCCACCTCGGCGGTGGCGACAGCCCCCACAAGTGGACCACCCGGCTCGGGACCTGGAAGCTCCAGCTGGACTCCCGCATGTTCCAGCGGATCGGGGTCACCGTCACCGGGCCGGGTGGCACGTGGCAGTTGGCCGACTACCGGGTCGAGTACGTCGCCGCGTTCCTGCGCCTGGTCGGGGCGATCGAGTGAGTATCCCGGTCAGCAACATGCAGTGGACCGGCAACCCGCGTGACATCGACTCGCCCGGGTTCCGACGGTTCATGGTCCCCGGTCTGACGGCCACCCCCCGACTGATCTGGTGGCTCGAACCGGACCTTGCCGGTGTGGTGGATCTGCTGTTTACCGTCGAGGGTTCCGACGCCGACCCGATCCGGGTGCGCCCGGGGGAGTGGCTCCACGAGTTCGGCGGCCACTACAGACGTGGGGGGGCCGCGGTGACTGCCGAGCAGCCGCGTCGGATGTTCCTCACCTCTGCCGAGCAGTCGTGGCTAGCCGACCTGAAGACGCGGATCCTCGACCCTGCCCTGCGCGAGCTGGGTCTGGACCCCGACCGCTATGGGCTGGCGCACGAGCTGAGCGAGCCCTTCCCCGTGCCGGCGGCCCGCCCGTTGACCGACCAGCAGGAGCTGGCGCGGGCGATGGCCCTGCAGACCATCGCCCGGGGCCTCGACATACCACAGGAGATCCTGGAGACCCCCCCCCCGACCCGCCGGGGGACCTGGCGGCGGGCGGGGCCGATGGTGGAGATGGACGACCCGTACAACATCGGGGCGTTCGAGCACACCCGCAGCCGCTACATGCCACGCTGGCGGTACGTGTCCGGTGGCAAGGCGCTGCATGCGTTCATCGGCGGCAGCGACCGCCCGGCCTGTGGGATCGACCCGCGGCGTGGCCCGGACCGCCAGCCGGCACGGTGGGTCGACTCGACCGACCAGGGGTCGAAGCGGTACGGGGACCGGCGTCGCGGGGAGCACGGCCCGTGCACCAAAGCGGTCCGCGCTCACCGGGATGCGATGCTGCGGGGCGAGGTCTGACGATGTCGAAGGCTGAAACCGTGATATTGATGCTCGTCACGTTCGCCCTGGGCGGCATGGCCTCTCTGCTGCTGCTTGGCCATCCCCCGTCATGCGACCCGCCGGCTGGACAGCCGGCACCGCTCCCGGTAGGATCACCCGGTCCGTGGCCCTCGCACGGTCCGGCTTGCGTCGATGTGGCGTGGCTGGATGGCTGGTGGGCCTGCATACCACAGGAGGAGGCAGGATGAGCACGTGGCAGGCCGCGCTGATCGGCGCGCATGGCGGCCTAGCGATCGGTTTTGCGCTGATCAGTGCCACACATCGGCGCGTCTGGGGCCATTGGCGGTTCTGGCGGTTCGAGGTCAAGCATCGGCGGCCACGGTGAGGCGGGACAGGTTCGCCTACCGCAGGCGGTCTTGGCGGTCCCGGCTCGGGTGGTTCCTTCGCCACGTGCTTGCCGACCGGATCGACCATGCCAACGCCCCCCGGGTGATGCACCTGTCGTTCACCTTCGAGCCACACCGGGGGATCGTGTGGCACGAGGACGGCCGGGGCTGTCCGGTCGCCTACCTGTCGCAGGAGCAGTACGAGTGGGCGCACGATGACGCGCTCGTCCAGTCGGCACGGCTGTGCGACCTACATCGAGACCCGGAACGCCCATGAGCGACGAGCCGACCGTGCCCAGCATCTTGGACGCCATGCGTTCCGCCGCCGATGAGATGAGGCGGCAGCACGCTATCGGACCACCCCGGGGCTGGTACGTCCATCTGCCTTCGTGGATGGTCGCCAAATCTGATGGTTGGGACGCGTTCTGCGAGGAGTTCGAGGCCAGCTACGAGCGGCGCTATGAGATGGCGGCCGTGGGCGTGATCGGGTTTGAGATCAGCATGGACGGATGGGACCGGCCACCGCGACGCTACACAGTGAGACGCCACCGCGACAAGGAGACCCCCGAGTGACAGCGACAGTGACAGGGACCCGCCAGGAGATCGAACTCGATCACGCCCTGGCCCGCGACGAGGCCAACGGCGACGGCAGGTTCTACCTGCTGTTCGCGGGCACCGACCGGGAGGAGCGGTTCAGGTCAGTAACCGCCGCGACCAGCCGTTGGGATAAGGACGGCTTGAAGATCTGGGCCGCCGGGCTGTCGGCCAGCGAGGCGTTCGAGGTCCTGCCCGGCCTGGTCGCGGCGCTGGTCACCCCGGCGTGTGGCCGGTCATGGCACACCCGCTGTTCGATCGAGCACGATTGGGATTTCCGCTGCCCGGACTGCCGCTGTCGCGAGTGTGAGCAGTGCATGGTCCGGCACATGCGCGACCGGCATCACGCGGAGTCGAAACGCCGCTCGGACGAGGGCACCCGGGTGCACGCCGTGGTCGGCTTCTGGGCGAGCACGGGTGTCTGGCAGACTCCCGAGGACGACATCGCGGTCTACATCCATTCGTTCAAGGCGTTCGTGGTCGAGTATGGCTTGACGCCTGAGGACTGGGAGATGACCGAGGCGCGGGTGATCAACCGCGACTACATGTATGCGGGGACGCTCGACGCGATGGTCCACCTGCGTCGTGGCCGGACGAAGGCCACCGATGACATCTTGGATCGGTTGACCGCGGAGGGCCAGCCGCGGGTGCAGCACGCGCTGGTGCTGGTGGACTACAAGAGCCGGGAGAAGCTCGACCGGGCGGTGTTCATGGACATGCCGCTACAGTTGGCCGGTTACCGGTTCGCGCAGTGGATCGTGTTGAAGGACGGCACGGAGCTGCCGATGCTCCAGGTTGACGCGACGGCGATCATCCAGATCCGCCCGGACAAGACCCAGTTCATCCTGGTGCTGGCGGAGGAGCCGGAGTTCGCGTCGTTCCTGAACCTGCTCGGGGCGGACGACTGGGCCCTCGAACGGGGCAAGCGGGCGATCGAGGCGAACACGTTCAAGTACGCGGAGTCGGTGACGAAGCTGCGGCAGGCGGACCAGCGGCGGGCGGCGAAGGAGCGCAAGCAACTGGAGGCGGCTGCTGTCGCGGCGGGGGAGTGGGTCGCGGAGGCCGCTCCCGTGGCCACGGAGGCACTAGAGGCGGCCACCCCGACCCCGGATGCCCCCACGGCCGCCGAGCGTGGCGCACGGGCTGCGGCGGCTGTCGGGCGTGGGGTCGCCCCGGCGTTGGCGGAGCTGGCGCAGACACATGGCAAGCCGGTCGGCAAGAAGCTGCGCAGCAGCCCGCCGTCTGGCACGCGGGTGGACACCCTCGCAGCGTCGGTGTTGGGCGCTCCGGCTGGTCGGCAGGACGACAGCCCGCCGTTCTGACACGCTGCTTGCCACGTGGTGTGGCCCGTGGTATGGTCAGAACACCCACCACGTACCCCCCGAGGAGGACCAGATGACCCCCGCAGATCGCGACGACACCCGGATGTGGGCTGTCGAATATGATCGGCTGGCCACACACTACGAGCAGGAGTCGGTCAAGCTCCGGGAGCGGAGCAGACGGCGCACTGAGCAGATCGAGCTGAAGGCCGCACAGCAGGGCGAGGCCACCCCCTACCTGACCGTCGACCCCGCATCGGTCGCCTATTCCTGGGCCGGTGACGACCCGAAGCTCAAAGAGTACAATGCCGGCATCAACATCGTCGAGCGCCGGGCCACGATGTACGCGGGAATGGCCGCGAGCTTGAAACTCACCCTGTTGTTGGATGCCCTGGCGGACGGGATTAACATCTCCGGTTCGTTCACCAAACCGCCGACGCGCTGACCAACCCGACAACCCGAACCCCACCGGTGCGTCCCAACCCGACTTCCCCATCCACACCCCGCCGCACCGACTTGCCCCTCCGTCGCAATCCCAGCCCGCCCGTACGACATTCCCGGCCATCCGCCCGCGAACCCGCACAGCCCGACATTCCCCCCCTCCCCCCTCCCGCGCCGACATGCCAGCCCCGGACAAGTCCGCCCAGCCCGCACGACCCTGCGAATCCGTTCTTATCGACTTGCCAACCCGTACGCCGCCCGACTTGCCCACCCAGTACCGTCCAATCCCGCCGACATTCCGAGGCCGTCAGACACCGGCCCAGACCACACGACTAACCGGCCCGTTCCACACGACGACCCCCCAGGAGGTGAAAGATGGAAGAGACGAAACGCTGTAGCAAGTGCGGGGAGACGAAGGGGCTCGGGGGGTTTTCCAAGCGCAAGACCGGTCGGGACGGGCTGGAGTCCCAATGTAGGGCATGTCGCGCAGCCACCCACCGCGCATGGGCAACCGCAAATCTGGAGCGCGTAGCGGCCACCAACCGCGCATGGAGGGCCGCGAACCCGGAGCGCAGGGCGGCCACTCAGCGCGCGTGGGCTATTACGAACCAAGAGCGTCGGGTGGCCCTCAGCCGGCGGATCACACTGAGGCGATATGGCCTGACCCCCGAGGACTACGATGCGTTGCTGGCCGCGCAGGGTGGCGGCTGTGCGATCTGTGGCGAGATGTCGAGCGGGGAACCCGGGGCCCCGCGATTCCCGGTCGACCACGATCACAGCTGCTGTCCGGGTAAGCGCACGTGCGGTAAGTGCGTCAGGGGCGTCCTGTGCACACCTTGCAATCGGCTCCTGGGGCGCTTTGAGCGCCACCGGGAGCGCTTCATTGACTACACCGAGAAGAAGGAGCAATGGGATGGCCATTCGAGACCTCCAGATCCGCTCAGTACGGGTGGGCCGCATCCGGCTGGGCCGCAAGGTCAAGACCAGCTCGGGCAAGGAACGGCCCAGCCGGTTGGATACTCTGCGCTTTACAAGTGCGGCCCAGCACCTCGTGGAAGAGGTGGCAGCGCTCTACGGTGGAGAGATGGAGGTATGGGCGGACGCCCCCCGGGGCAAGCAGTGGCAGGTGGTGACCGATGCGGCGCTGATTCCAGTCTTCATCCCTCCCCAGATTGTTGACCCGACATACGAGCTGTGGTCGGGTGGCGTGTGCAGCCGCCGCTGTGACGGCGTTCAGGACCAGATCTATGGGGACACTTGTGACTGCGACCCGGAAACTCGGAGATGTAAGCCGACCACCCGGGTCGATTTGCTTTTGGCCGACGTGCCGGGCCTGGGTGTGTGGGGGCTTGAGACCCATGGGTATTATGCGGCCGGCGAGATGGTCCAGCTGTTCGACATGATCGCGGGCATCCGCATGCCGTTGCCCGCCCGCTTGTTGCTGGAGAACCGCGAGTCCCGCCAATACGACCGCAAAGAGAGAAAAGTGGTCACCAAAGATTACAACGTGCCGATCCTGTTGTTAGACGGGGTGACCTCCCGAACGGTGCAGGTCGGCTCAGACGCGGTCAGCACCGTGTTGCAGCTTGGCCGCGACCAGCAGGCTGCTGCCATGCGGGCGGCCATCGAACCCTCCCGCGCCACGGCAATCGAGGCGGCTCCGGCCACCGTGCCTCCCGTGCCTCCCGTGCCCCCCGTGCCCCCCGTGCCTCCCGCCCCCAACATCCCGAAGGCGCTGGAGGCGATCGCGAAGGCCACGACCAACGCGGAGATGGCTGGGATCCGCAAGAGGATCAAGGAGACCGGCGACCACCAGCAGCTGATCGACGCCTGGCAGGCCCGCCAGCAGGTGCTGACCGCCCAGCGCACGCAGGAGTCGGAGGCCCAGCGGGCGCAGGCCCGGATCGATACGAAGAAGGCCCGTGACGCCCGCCTGGATGTCCAGGAAGCTTGGCAGGAGGACCCGGGGGAATCCGAGGCCCTGCTCGACCCTCCCGCTGACCCGGAGGCCACTCCAGAGGCGTCGACGACCCTGCCGGCGGTCAGCGCGCCGTGGGAGGACGGTGAGCCGGAGGAGCAGATCGCGGCCACCGACGACCCACAGGCGCGCAAGGATGCGATGATGCAGCTGCTTGGGGCGGCGGGGATGAAAAAGCTTAAAACCGCCGACATCGACCGGATGCTGCACGAAGAGTTCAGGGTCGACCGGCAGCTGGCCACCGTCGCACAGATGCAGGCATTGGCGGCCAAACTGCGATGAGTCGAGGGGTCGTGGTCACTCACGAGGTGGGAGTGCGGTTTGGTCGCTTGGTGGTGACCAAACCGCGCTACAACGATGAGCCCCGCATTGCGTGTCGATGCGACTGTGGGGCCGAGCGTCTACTTCTGTGTCGTAGCTGGGGGGTGACACAATCGTGCGGGTGTCTGCATGACGAGCTGGCTATCGAACGTGGCTCGCGTGCCGGCATGTGGGGAACACCCGAATACCGCGCGTGGTGGTCCATGCTGGACCGCTGTACCAACCCAACGAACAAGAACTACCACAACTACGGGGGGCGCGGCATATCGGTGTGCCTCCGGTGGGGGCGGTTCTCGGCCTTCCTGGTGGACATGGGGCGGCGGCCCGCACCCCACCTGTCGCTGGACCGGATCAACAACGATCTCGGATATGGCCCCAACAACTGCCGCTGGGCTACGGCCAGCGTGCAAGTTAGCAACAGGCGTCGCAAGGGGCACTGCGCCAGGGGGCACCCCTGGAATGAGACGAACACGAGGATCTATCGCGGTCACCGCGTCTGTCGAGCGTGTGGGCGTGACGACATCAAAAGCCACACGAAAAGGAAGCGGGAGCGTCAGCATGAGCTGGTATGACGGGCATCTCGCCCTTATGGACACAGAGACGACCGGCGTTGATGTGTTCAACGATCGCATCGTCACCGCCTGCGTGATACTGGTCCCACCCCGGCCACCAGAAGGCGGCTCCCGGCTGCCGAAGGTCTACGAGTGGATGGCAGACCCGGGAATTGAGATCCCCGCTGGCGCGTCGGCGGTGCATGGCATTACGACCGAGCGCGCCCGCGAACATGGCAAGCCCGCGCCGGAGGTGATCGAACAGTTCACCTCCATGTTGGCGACCTTCATGGGGCAGGGCGTGCCGGTGGTCACGATGAATGGTGGCTACGACCTATCTCTGCTGCACCACGAGAGCGAGCGACATGGGATCAAGACGCTGGGCGACCGCCTGCCGAATGGCGTCCGGCCAGTCGTTGATGTGTTCATCTTAGATAAAGAACTGGACCGGCGTAAAGGCAAGCGCAACCTCGGGGCGTTGTGCGAGTATTACAGAGTGGAGATCGGCCAGAACGCCCACGACTCGACGGTCGACGCTTTGGCTGCCGGCCGGGTCGCCTGGGCGATCTGCAAGAAGTATCCAAAGATCGCCGAGATGAAACTGGATGACCTCCACGACGAGCAGGTTCGTTGGCGGGCGAAGCAGCAGAAGTCCTTCGCTTCGTGGCTGCGCGGGGAGGCGGCCAAGGAGACCGACCCGCAGAAGCGTCAGGAGACTTTGGCGCGGGCCGAGGATTGCCGCCCAGAGTGGCCGGTCATTCCGCGCCCAGCGGCAGCACCTGAGCCCGAGCCGGTGCCGGAACCGCTGTGGTAGGCCGGGGCTGCAAGATCTGCGGTCTGGACCCCTGCCCGATCGTCGTGCCACGGCCACCCCCGCCGTTCTCGGTCGTCCTGCTCGGCGACCAGCGGTGGTTCAACGTCCCGTCGTCGATGAACTGGAACTGGTTCAACATCGACCGTGACGGCTGGTTGTGTTGGGAGGATCTGTGGCATGCCGGGGCACCCATATTGGTGTCGCTCGACCGGACCCGGTTCTACTGGGGCTGTCAGGGCGAGGACCTGTGCGACCCCTGCCCGCGGGTCTGGACGGTCGAGGAGATGGCCCGGCTGGAGCCGGGATGCCCGAGCAGCGCGCCGCAGTGCGAAGGCTGCGGTCTGCCGCACATGTGGCCCCATCCGAAGGAGGTCGTTGGTGGCTGACCATGCCGGTTTCAAGCTGCGGGTCAAGGTCGTGCCGTGTGACGGCTACGAGATGACCCGGGTGACGAAAGGCGAGTTCATGTTCGCCGAGAAGGGCAACACCCAGCACAACCACCTGGTCGACGCCCATACGATGGCCAGCGTGTTCGAGGACCTGGCCAACGGGGGGCTGCGGGAGGGTGCCGAGCACGGCTTCGGCACCTTCTGGCGGATCGTCGAGATCGTGGAGTGCGCCCGTTGACCGGATCGGCGTTGGTGGTCAGGGGTGACGCGGGTGCGTTGCCCCTGACCACCGGCTCGGTGGATTTGATCATCACCAGCCCGCCATATTGGTCGCTGCGCGCTTATGAGGATGGCGGCGAGGTCTACGAAGGCCAGGTCGGGGCCGAGCCCACCCCCGGCGAATATGTTGACAGCCTGGTCCGGTGCACGCGGGAGTGGCTGCGGGTACTCAAACCGCGCGGGTCATTGTGGGTCAATCTGGGCGACAAATACGGCCGCGGTACGCGCACCACTATCTCGGGCACAAACAGCAAGCAGGGCATCGGCCACAACAACCGGTGCGTACCGACCGGCAGTCCTAAAAGCCTGCTCCAGCTGCCCCAGCGCTACGCCATCGCATGTGTGGATGATCTCAGATTAACCTTGCGGGCGGAGGTGATCTGGGATAAGCCGAACGCGGTTCCCGATCCGGCCAGGGACCGGGCGGCACGCACGCATGAGACCTGGTATCACTTTAGCCAGCGAATCGATTATTATGCCAGCCGCAAGGCCGATCGATCCATTCCCGGAATGCGGTCGGTACATGCGGTCAAGTCGGCGGCGTTGCGCGTGCCGGAGTATCTCGGGGTGCGGCACCATTCAGCGTTTCCGTTGGAGTGGCCGCTCGCCATCATTGAGGGCTGGTGCCCGCCCGGCGGCGTAGTGCTGGACCCGATGGGGGGGGGCGGCACAACAGCTCTGGCTGCGAAAGCCCTCGGACGTGTCGGCATCTCGGTCGACCTGTCCGCCGACTACTGCCGGATCGCACGTTGGCGGGTTGGCGACCCGCGCCAGCTAGCCCGAGCTGGGCTCCACCAACACACTGCTTGACACCCCATGTGCCACGGGATATGCTTCTGGGGCACACCGCACCACCCACACCACAGAGAGGGCCACAGATGGCCAAGAATGTGTTCGCCGCTGACATCAACCGGGTCTACCCGTTCCGGTTCGCCGGAGAGATCCAGATCGAGCGACTGATGGGCGGCACCCCGTCCGACCCGAAGGTCGCCGAGGGCTGGCTGAAGAGCAAGATGGGCCTCGACAAGGAGGACATCATCGCCCAGGCGGTCGCCGAGGTCATGGCCGCCCGCGGTGTCACTGAGGATGAGGCGCTGAAGGAGGTCGACAAGCGTCGCCACCTGAACGGCTTCAAGCGCGACCCGCAGGACGGCCTGTACATCGAAGGCCGTCATCTGAAGGCCGCTCTGAAGGAGGCCGCGTCGGTCGCCCGCGCCGTCGACAACCTCCCGGCGCGTTACGGCGCGACCAAGAAGGGGACGCTGTCGTTCATCGCCGAGCACATCGTCGTGCTGGAGGACAAGCTGTTTGTCGGCCAGCGCAGCGCGGACACGAAGAAGATCGAGGCGGTCCTGGAGCCGTCCGGCATCCTCCAGTCGTTCCCGCGCAACCCGATCACCCGCCAGACCGGCATCCAGTACACCGAGTATGTCGATGACGCTGTCGTCGGGTTCACGGTGATCAGCGATTACGACTTCACCCAGAAAGAATGGGCGACCATTTGGGTGACCGGCGGCCAGCAGGGGATCGGTGCCAGCCGCAGCCAGGGCTACGGGCGGTATACCGTCACCCAGTGGGACCAGATCGGCGAGGGTAAGAAGGAGAAGGCTGTCGCGGCGGCCTGATCGACCAACCGGGGGCGGGCGCTGCGGCGACCCGCCCCCGTCTGACAAACCAATCCCGGCCACATCGCGCGACAGTTCTGACCTGCCCCCCGTACGACACACCGACCCCGCACCGACCGGGCCTGACCCGACGACAGTCCACGTCCCTTCCCCCCCCTGCGACAATCCGATCCCCAACCGTCCGACTTGCCAAGCCAGGTCAGCCCATGCCTGCCCCACTCAACGACTTTCCGGTCCTGACCCCTCCATCCGGCTCGACATGCCAAGCCTTCCCTACCCGTGCCCATTCCCCGACAACCCAGGCCCACCCACATGGCGACAAGCCAAGCAGCCCCGAGCCTAAACCCACGACAGCGCCGCCCACCCCTACCCAAGTCCTCGTCGACTCCACACGACATGCCTACCCACCCCACCCCGATCCGGCAGGAGACACCCACGCGATGCACCTTGAGCGACAACCCCACATCGTCGGTGAAGACCTCGGTCTGACCTGTGCCGGCATCGCAACCGCAGGGCTCGTCAAGCGCACTGCGAAGATCGGCAAACCTGGCATCACCAAGCTGCCGTTGGCCGATCGGGTCGACGAGATCATGTGGCTCGGCCACCAGATCGCCGAGACGTCGCTGCTGACCACGGATGAGATGCGCGCCACGGGTGCCCCATATCGTCGGCCCGATCTGGTGGTGATCGAAGCGCCCGACGTCAGCCGTGGCTACGGCGGCCTGGTCGAACGCATTCAGCTGTACCACGACGTGGTCAGCCGTCTGGCACAGGTGCGCATACCGTTCGCGATCGTCCCCTCGCCCGTCCTCAAGGGGTATGCGACGGGAAACGGCGGGATCGACAAGAAGAAGGCGCGGGTCATGGCGGCGGTTGCCGAGCTGTGGCCCGAATATGGCAAGGTCAACGATGATGAATCCGACGCCATCGTGCTGGCGGCCATGGGATTGGACCTGCTCACCGGCCAGCGGCGGGTGCCCGACAAGCAGGCGTTGGCGTGGCTGAACCGCTCGTCGGTCCAGTGGCCGACCGATCTGCGGTGGGTGGCCTGATGCGCGCCTACTGCTACGGCCATACGGACTACACCGCGGGCTGCCCGGAGTGCCGGGACCGTTCGCGCCGGCATCAGCAGACCCGGCGGGCGGCGGTAGCCGCGGGCGTCTGGGATAGTGCGGTGCTCGGGGATGACGAGCTGGGGCCGGTGCTCCGACACGTCCGGGGGTTGTTGGAGGTCCCCGGAGTCACCGGGGACCGGATCAACACGGTGGCGGGGGTGGGTCGCCATTCGATCAGCAGGCTCCTCGCGGGTCGCCGATTGAGCCGCCCGGTGGCTGGGGCTCTGCTCGGTGTGACCGCCGCGGCTTGTCTGGCACTGCCTGCCAGCCCGACCAGTTGGGTCCCGCTGGTCGGTACGAGTCGGCGGTTGCGTGCTCTTGCGGTCGATGGCTGGAGCACCGAGGAGATCGCGGCCCTCACCGGCGTCAACGTCAGCATGATCCGGCGGCATCGCCTCGCTGTCGGGTGTTCCCTGCTGGTCTTCGCCCTGCATGAGAAGTACCGGCTGCTGTACGACAAGATCCAATCGTTGGCCGACCCCCGGGGGCCGTCCGATGCCACCGCCCGGCAGTCGTTGGCCCGGGGGTGGTTGGGTCCGGAACGCTGGGCAGATGAGGACATCGACGACCCGGATGTACAGCCGTTGCCGCCGCCGCCGGACACCGACGATTGGGTGGAGGTGTCCCAGCTGGTCGATGGGGCACTGCGCGACCCCAGGCCGGGGAAAGCGGCGGACTACCCGCGGCCGGTGCAGCGGGAGATCGCCCGGCAGGCCAGCATCCGCCTGGGGTGGTCGTACATCCGGATCGCGGAGCTGCTCGGTAAGGGCGGCCCGGGTGGTTCCGGTGGGGCGAGTGCGATCGAATATCTGCTCTACGGCCGCAAGGATCGGCCCCACACCCGGCATGATGGTGCGCCACAGGCCCCCACCGTGTTGTGATTGTCTATGCAGGCGGCATCCGGTCGGCCTGCGTCTCGGGGGAGGTGCGCATGGTTGACCCGCTGGTGGTCAGGTTGCGTGAACGGCGTGAGGCATTGGAACTGTCGCAGCGCGCACTGGCGCAGTTGATCGGGGTGGGACACGGCCACCTGTCGCGGATCGAGACGGGGGCTGTCGACCCGAAACTGTCCACGTTGAGGCGGATGACGGTCGCCCTGAACACGTTCTTGTGACACGCGGCTTGACACACCGCGCTGTGGGTGTTGTACTGGGATAAAGCAGCCCCGATCCCCCCGAGGAGGTACCGCACATGAAGACCACGACGATCCTGTCCGCACCGGACGACTACGGCACCCGCTGGTCTTATGACCGCACCATCAGCGTGCACCGCGACCCGGGCCGCTACACCGTCTACGACACCCTCCGCCGGGTCACCCACAGCCGCCAGTCGCTGGACCAGGCGCGGCAGATCGCCCGGCAGATCCTCGACGCGCGACCGCAGCTCGACTGGCTGCGCAGTTGGAAGCACTGCAAGTCTGCCGGGACCCGCGTGCCCCACGAGATCTGGGAGCGCGTGAGCTTCGACCACAACGCCGCCATCTGGCTGACCCGCGGCCCTGAGGACCCCGATCTTTGGCGGGTCGAGATCGACGTCAACCGGCATCAGTCCGGCAGGATGCGGTCTTATGGCTGGATGGTCGAGATCCACCACGGGATCGGCCCGATCAAAGCCCAGGCCCTGGCTTGGGCGGCTCACCGCGCGCAGACCGAGGAGAGCCCGTGACCCCCCCGAAGGTGAGAGCGCGGCACCGTCCGGCCGATACCAAGACGTTCACGGCGTCCCTGCCCGGCAAGCGGGCTGCGGCGGGGGTGCTGTTCACCGACGGCCGTGGCCGGATTCTGCTCGTCGAGCCGGCATACAAGCCGTACTGGGACCTGCCCGGCGGGGTCGTCAACCGCGACGAGTCCCCCCAGGCTGCCGCGGCCCGCGAGGTGAAGGAGGAGCTCGGCCTTGACGTCACTGTCGGCAGACTGCTGGTCGTCGACTGGTTCCCGCCCCGCCCATCGGCAACCGAGGCGCTGATGTTCGTCTTCGCCGGTGGCATGCTCACCGATGCCGACACAGCCCGGATCGTCCTACAGATGGACGAGCTGCGGTCATGGGCATGGACCAGCCCCCCCGATGCCGATGTCCGGCTCGCCCACGCCCCCCTGCTGCACCGGCGGATCGCTGCGGCGTTCCTTGCCATCCGGCACGGCGACACCCGCTATCTAGAGGACGGATACCGGCTGTGACCTACCGCGAGCATCTGATCGAGTTCACCGAGTCGAACCCGCCTTGGAGGATCGTGCATGCCGCAGACTGCGGCAGCGACGACTGCCCTTATGCCCGTGTGGCGGGCAGCACCCGGTCGCTTACCAGCCACCCGGAGCCGCCGGGTCGCTATGCCTGCTCCGTGAATCGGGACAACCGCCTCACGGTTGGCGGTCGCATCCCGGACCGCTGGGACAACCTACCCACGATCGAGAAGCCCTGGACGATGGGCGACTTGCGCGATTGGGTCTCCGCCCGTGATCACATCCCCGACGACTACAGGGTGACGGCGCACATGCCTGAGCGACCCCGGGGCTGGGCCCACACCGGTGGTGGTCTATATACCAACACTCTGCATGGTCTGCAGGTCGACGACCCGGAGGATTTCGAATGAGTGAGAAGCCTGAGACCAGCCCCTGGGGTGCCGCCGGTGACATCGTCGCCATCTACGACATACCCGCCATGGGCCCGGCCAACGTCGAGCTGGTGCCGATCACCAAGCTGACCACATGTGAGCGGCTACGACAGGAGCACATCGCACGGAAGGAGGCGGCCCGTGATGCTTGAGCCGCCGGACGGCACCCGGCTGGAGTTCGAACACTGGACCGATATCTACGCCATCTGGCGCGATGACGAGTCCAGCCGCGTCGCCGGGTGGAAAGCCGGTGACGGCGGCGAGGTCTGGTGCTTCTACGGCCAGTCGGTGCCGACCACCTGGCTCAAGCTGTGGGCGATGTTCGGCGAGTCGCTGGAGACGGCGATGCGCCTCATCGTCCACCCAGATGACGTCCACAGGCGCGCCCTGTGGCCGACACAACTGAAGGAGAACAGTGAAGACAAGAGCAGGTGAGACCCAGCCGGGGTGTTTCCGTCTGGCCATGCTGATCGGGGTGGTCGGTGCCGCGCTCGTCGCGGTGGGACTCCTGGCCACGATCACGGAGGCGATCGCATGAGGAACCCGTTCAAGAAGGGCGAGATCCTGGACGATGGCGGTGAGGGCAGCTGCCTCACGCAGGCGCTCTCGATCGTCGCGCTGGTGGGCACGGTATTGGGGGGCCTCGGCTACCTGGCATACTACGGCGTGTCCGAGTTTCTGGCCCGCGTCTGACACACCGCTTGCCACACTGAACGTGTGGTGTTAGGCTGGGTGGCCCGGCACCGTGCCGGGCCACCTGAACGAACCGACGACAAGACGGAGTAACTGTGAAGAAGATCGTAACGGGGGTCATCGCGGCCCTGCTCGGGGTGGCACTCGCCGCTGCCGCAGCTGCGCCGGCATCGGCGGCCCCCAACGCTATGGACACCTCGGCGGCCATCGAACTGACCATCACCGACCGGGCGGACAGCGGCACCGGCTCGCCGACCGTCTGGGCGAAGGACACGTTCACCCGCAAGATCGAGGTGACCACCGAGGCGAAGTACGAGCACGACAGCGTGGCCAAGACCGCTCCGGAGGTGCTGTGCGACGTGGTTAAGAAGGACCACCTCGTCTGGGAGTACGTCGCGGTCGTCACCGACTCCGGCCAGTTCAAGACCGCCAACAACAGCGCGGTCGGGTCGCCCGGCGCGGGCGTATCGCTGATCAAGGACGCTGTCGGCACGTTCATCGGGGGTGCGACCGCCAAGATCACCGCTCCCGCGCACTGGTGTTCCTGGGCCGGCGACGACTACAACGGCGGCACGGTCTCCGGCGAGCTGACCGGGTCGACCAGCCAGTTCCTCGGCAAGCTGTTCGGCAAGTATGCCGATGTGGACCTGATCAAATGGGCGTGGGCCTACAACCGGTGCGCCGGTACCGATGGCGCTGAGAAGTGGGTCAACGCGTTGACCGGCAACTCGGGTGACATCCGTGGCGTCGCATGCCCGTCGCCCGCTGCCAGCCCGAGCGCGTCCACTAGCCCGGCACCTGCGGTGTCCACCAGCCCGGCTGCGGCCACCCTGCCGTTGACCGGTGCCAAGACCGGCACGATCCTGTGGACGTCCCTGCTGCTGCTGGGCTTCGGCGTCCTGGTCCTCGGCGGTCTGGCCGTCTGGAACCGCCGCCGGATGAACGGCCTGACCAGCGCGGAGTAGCCCGCCGCCCCAGCACCACAGGAGACCGCCTCCGTTTTGTCGGGGGCGGTCTCCTGCTATTCGGTGGGGGTTTTGGCACCGGGGGTAGGCGCGAGCCAAGGTACGAACCGCTCCAGGAATGTTGACACCTCGGGCATCGCCATCACGCGGGTGATCGCGGCTGCTGCCGCCAGCACCTGCGCCAGCGCACCCCCGACCGGCACGTCAACCCCGATGAACACATATGGCAGCAGGGTGGCCAGCGCGACCACCAGCTGGAACGTCGTCCGGATGGTTGAACGCCACGGATACCGCACCTGCGTCGACTGGCTCACGTCAACCCCGCCTGGAGTAGAGATCCGATCAGATCGCGCCCCAGGGCGATCACTGCGGTTGCGACCGCCACCCACAACACCCACTTGCGGTTGTCGGCCCGATCGATCTGGTCCTTCATCGCTTTCAACTCGGCCTGGTCCGCCTTGCGTTCGGCGGTGTAGACATCGGCCCGGACCGACTCCGCCCGCAGCATGTGCAACTCGCCCACCACCTGATCCCGCAGCATATGCATCGAGTCGCTCAGGTGGCGCAGCTGTAGGGCGATTATCTCGTTGGACACATATCCGTTGGGTTGCGGTGGGGTCTGGAAGCTCGCGGCGGTCACCGGCTCAGTCCTGCATCCGGTCGCGCTCTTCGTCCGCGACGGCCTCGGCGATCTGCTGGGCGGTCGGCGGGATCTGGCCCTGCGGCAGCTTCGCGGCCAGCGAAGTCGCGAGCGCTTCGACGTCCACACTGGCAGTCGGTCGCGCGAGCAACAGGTCAAGCTTGTGCATCACTGTGCGCAGGTTGACCGTGTGGGCGATCGTGGTCGATCCGGCCTCCGCGTCACGCGCCTCGTCACCAGTGACATACCCCTTGTCGCTGCTGCCGTTGAGGACCAGGTTGACAATCTCGTGTGCTTTCGGCTCCCAGGCCATGCCGTTTTCTCCTGTCTGGTTGAGTGCCGCCTTGATCACGGCGACGAGGTGGTCCCAGGGGAACCCGGGCCCCGGATCGGTGTGGGTGGTGCCCCCCCAGGCCAACCGCATGTCGTCGTGGCCGTATATCGCCTTGATCTTCGGGTTGGCCTTCATCTCGGCCACCGAGACACGGCGGACCTGGAAGCTGCCGTCCGGCCAGTGGTGGCGGATGATCGCGGCGGCCACCCGACCGAGCAGGTTCCATTCGATGTTGGCCAGCCACTGCTGCCGGGTCCAGCCGTTCGCGCCGGTCAGCTCGAAGCTGATCGCGTTCTCGTTGCCCTGCGCCGACCCCGCATGGCCGGTCTTGTCGTCGGTGTCGACCGACTGGGTGGCCGAGTCTCCGTCGACGTAGACATGTGCTGAGGTGCCGTCTGGGCGGCGGGTGGCCCAGTCCGCCTCCGCGGTGTCGCTGGCGTCGTTGCTGGTGTTGTGGAACGCCAATCCATACTTGATCTTGTCGCCGTCGGTGTAGTCGTTGAGCCCTTGCATATAGGGGATGAACGGGACCCGCATCTGGTGCCCCCTCGCATGTTGACCGTTTCATCACACGATACCACGGTTAACCATGTCGAACCAAGCCCGTGTGACCAGGCTATGCCTTGCGCCAGCTGTGGCCGTCGAAGCTCAGCGTCGCCCCGGCGGCCAACGCCTGATCGATCACCACCGCGCCGGTCGAACGGACCGTGATCCGGGCTGCCAGGAGAGTGGAGGTGCGCCCCGGGAACTGCACCCACGATACCGGACGGTGTGCCGCGTCGATCGTGAACAGCGTTGTCCCCCCGGTGATCGGCAGCCCGGTCGGGTTGGCCACCGCGCCGTCAAGGTGTACCCGATTGTCTGCTGGAGTCCACGTGGTGGCGACCGGGTAGGGCGTTCCAGAACTGGACCCGTCGCTGATCGTGGCCGCGTTGGCAGTGCCGGCAGCGCCGTTGAAGGCCACGGCCACCGGGGCGGTCGGCAGCATCGACAAGCCGCCCGCTGCCAGGATGTCGCCGTTGCCCAGCACCTGGAACAGGTGGGAGGAGGCGTCGGACAACGACGCCTGCAAGATGGCGGTGGACAGACCGTCCCGGGCCGCGTTCGACATGAACCGGGCCGGGACCTGGTCCTCCGGCACACCGCGCACCCGCAGCAGGTTGAACTCGTTGCCGTAGATGGTCCTGTTGCCGTTGTACAGCCACCGCCAGGAGTCCAGCGCGGTCCCGGGGGTGACCAGCGTGGGACGGTTGAACAGCATGATCGTGGCGTTCTCCGGGATGGTCCCGGCAAGCCTCTGGTAGGGCAGGATGCCGCTGGTGATCCACACTGCGTCGATGTTGTGGACATTGGTGTCCAGGGTGACCACCGCTGCGGCCAGGTTGGTGACGTTGGTGTTCGTGACGATCAGAGAAGCATTCAGGGCGGTCACCGTCACCCCGAGAGCCGTCACCGTGGCGGACAGGGCGGCCACCTCGGCGGCGGTGGCGGCCACCTGGTACTGCTGTTGGAAGACTGCGGTGGTCAGGGGCGGTGCGATCACATAGGGGTTGCCCTCGTCGGCCCAGACGATCCAGTACCCCAGTGGGACACTGAAGCGGTGGCCGGAGGTGAGCAGGCCGCCTGCCCGCATGATGAACGCCCGGAAGCTGATCACCCCGGCGGCGCTGGCGTAGTTGGTGGCCCGCAGGGCGTCGACGATCTCCTGCCCATTGGTGCCGTCATATTGGACGGCGTAATAGAGCCCGGATGACTCCCGGACGATCAACATGGGCCGCAATCCTCCTACGTCGTTACTGCTAGATCAACCAAACACTCAGGGTCGCCTGCTCAACCCCGGCCACCGCAGTAAGGAGGGGCGCGCCGAAGTTCTGGAACGCACCGAGTTCAATGTAGTCTCCCACATTGAGGAACACGGTCATGGTGCGCGAACCGAGTCGGTTGCCGCCACCCGCAGCGCTGCCGACATCCAGCGTTCCGCTGCCCGGCACCTCGACACCGTTGATCAGGAACTGGACGGTGCGCACACCACCGGCCGCAGCGGCGAACGACACGCCACCGGAGACCTGGTAGCGGCCGGATACCGGGGCGACCCAGCGGCTCAGGATGCTGGTACTCCACCCCCCCGCGGTGTCCACGTCGGCCACGCCGAAGACGACCGGGGTGGGCGCACCGGCGTTGGGGATCGACTGGGCCACCGTCTGGCGCAACTGCGCGATGATTGCGGCAGTCGTGCCGGCCACCGCGCCCAGAGCTAGCCAGGAGGCGGGGTCGGAGCCCGCGTTCGACGACTGGCCGAGCAGCGCCACCGAATCGCCGACCTGCGGGTTATAGTCGCGCAGGAAACCGACATCGTTGAACGGCACACCCTGGGCGCTGACCACCGGGGGGTCGAGGGAGTCGACCGTACCGATGCGTACCGACGCGGGTTGGCCGACCACACCCTGCATCGCCTCCGCTAGCCCGCCCATCAGCTGACCGCCCGCGCGCTTAGCCACGAACGAGAACCCACTGTTGTGTTCGTCGCTTCCAGCGTGTTCTGCGCGAAGGTTAGCTGGAGGTTGCCTGCGGTAGCGCCCACGCTTACCGCTCCAGACAGCATTACGCCCATGTTGATTCCGACCCCGGCCCCGCCCAGCTGGATCACCTGCGCTGCGGCAAGATCTGCGATGGCGAAATTCGCGTCACCGCTGGCCGCCGCGATACCGACGGCACCCCCGGTGATCGCAATGCTTGACGCCGCCCCAGCGGGGATCGTCCCCGAGAACTTGATATCTGCGACGGTCGAGGAGTTGTAGACGATGTAGCCGTCGATGGCATAGTTCGTGTTGATTGCAGGCAGCGACACGACCATGCTTGTCAGGGCCACCAAGGCGGTTGAGTTGTTGACCAGCTGGGATCCGGTTTTGAATGACGAGATGGGGGTGACCGGCATCCACTTTGCGCCGGTCCACCGGTCATACCACGTGTTGCCGGCCACGATTGACAAATCGCCGAACAGTGGTGCTGTATGGCGCGCGAGCCGGTCGGCGTCCGAGGCGTAGCGCAGCACAAGTCTGGTCTCGACCCCCCCGATCTGGTCGACGAACGCCTGCGGGTTGTCGGCCCCGTCGGTGCCGACCGGGATGACGATCCCCTGATCTGTGGTGACTGTGGACACGGGTCAGCTCCTTAGGGGGCGGCGATGAATGAGGCGGACAGGATGGAGACGGCGTAGTCGGATGGGCCGCCGCTGCCGGTCCATAGGGTCTGCATCCGGATGATGTCCCCGGCGACCAGGTTCATCGGCATGGACAGCTCGACCTCGCCGAAGTCCTCGGTTGTGAGCGGACGCGTCTTGGAGCGTCCCCGCTCCGCGCCGTTCACCGTCAGGATGACGGCCACGCTGGTCATGGTCGTGGCGCTGCCCGCGTTGACGCGCCCCCGAATGAAGTAGGCCCCGCTGGTCTGGACGGTCAGCCGGTCGTTGTTGACGGCGAGGTCGGCCATTCCGTCGTTGTCGTAGGTCTCGTCGACGTAGGTCATGGTCGTCACGGTGTTCAGGACCACCGCCTGGGCTGGCAGGAACCTGATGACCTGGGCGTTGGGCCGTCCGGTAACCTGGGCCAGCTCGGCCGCGCCCTGTGCCAGCGCGGCGTCGATGCTATTGGCGAACGTCGCCAACACGCCGGGGTCGATCGTGTCCCCGCCACACGGGTAGGTGATCCCGTAGACGGGCGTGGTTGCTGGCATGGCCGCCTCCTAGATGTCGATCGACGGGGTGTCGCCGAGGTAGATCGCCCAGTAGATGCCGCTGACCGTCACGGTCTCCGCGCCCGCGTTGTTCTCGACGCTCATCGACTGTCGCATGCGCATCCCGAAGTCGTTCGGACCGGCGGTGGGGTCTCCTGGGTTGAAGATCTCGCCGCTGCTGTACAGGGTCTCGCCGTTGCCGGTGTTCGACTCCCATGTGATGTCTTGCAGGTTGAGCACCCACGGGCCACCGTCAAGGGTGCGCAGACTGGAGGGGGTGTTCGGCGGGAAGATCGCCAGATTGGCGATCCGGGCGTTGTTCAGGATCGGGGCGCTGCTGGTCGCGCGCAGCAGCATCCCGATCCGCCACCACCCGCGCATGTTCAGGGTGGACAGGGAGGTATCGCCGAAGGTCGCAGGGTAGTTGAGGCTGTACTGCAGTCCGCTCACGCTATCGGAGGCACCCCCGCCTCCGTCCGCGAACGAGTCGTTGTAGAACCACACCCGCACCGGGCGGTGCAGCACCGTGCTGGCGGCCTCCTGGTTGGCCACCAGCTGCGCCTCCACCTGCTCCGCCACGCATCTCATGTACAGCGCGTAGGCGGCGTAGTCGGTGTCGGACAGGCAGGGGATCTCGTGGGTTCCGATCAGCTCGGTCATGGGAGGTCGGCCACCCAACGGGCGGAGAACCGGCACACTTCGACGGTCGTGTCGTGGCCGCCCACGCTGGAGAATATCTCCAGCTCGATCTGGAGCGGCACCGGCCCGGTAGACACGTCGACTGGACAGAACATGTCCATCACGTTCGACAGGCCGAGGGTCGGCCCGAGGAATGAGCCCGGGTCCGGGACCGGGTCGACCCAGGTCTCTCCGACGGTGCTGATGGGCACGTTGATCTTGGGGAGTCCCGGGTGGACGAGCCGGACCCGCAGGTCGGTGTCGTTGATGTCATCGCGCCAGACGACGATGGCGTTCAGATTCCAGATCCCCGAGCGACGTAGGTTGACTGTGCTCGCGTCGACTCCCAGGTCCACCATGCCGTCAGAATCGCCAACCACCGTGTCCCAGAGCACCAGCGTTGTGACCAGGTTGCTGACGCCCCCGACGATGGTGACCGGCGCGTCCGACACCGCGACCTGCGCGTAGGGGAACGAGTCGACCGCCCGGCTGATCGTCTCGTCGAAGGCGGTGAACGCCTCGTCGATCTTTGCCGCCATGTCGCACCAGACGGTTGAGGGCGCGCAGATCTCCCCTGTGTCGACGCACGGGCTGTCGCTGCCCTCGAAGTACGGCAGACAGTATTCCGCCGTGTACGCAACCATTACTCCACCCCCTCCAGGATGTCTACGACCTGCGCCCGACCGACAACCTGCATCGCCCCGGACAGACCAAGTGGCATTCGGAATCCGGCCACCACCTGGACGATCCCCGTCCGCCCCCGCACATCGAGCTGCGCCACATCCCCCAGCTCTAGCGCCGCATCGGGGGTCATCGTCCATGTCCAGGCGTCGACCAGGCCGATGAGCCGTTTAAGGTTCTCGTTGGCCGCGCCCTGGGCCGCCCCCGCGCTGCCGGGGGTCTGCAGACGCAGCATCTGGTGCCGGCGTCCGAAGTTGCCGTCGACATAGGTCGTGGATGCCGGATTGGCATCCTGCGCCAGGGCGTAGACCGGCGGGTCGCCGTTGAGCCGCTCGCCGGTGACCGTCAAGCTGTTGTAGACGTCCGACCGCGACCGGGCCGCCCGGGAGCCGGACACGCTGCCGAGCACCCCGGTGTCGCTGTAGGTCACCACCGGGGCCCCGGGGACCGTCCACGGGTAGCGGCGCAGGGTGAACTCGCCGTTGGCAACCGGATACCAGAACGCCCCGACCGAAGTGGTGATCTCGTCGAGTGCCTGCCCCCGGTCCAGCTGCCAGGTGCGTGCCCGGACCGGATCGGCGAAGACGTCCACCTGTCCGAATTGCGCCTGGGCGAATCCCTCGGTGATCAGGCGGATCGTCTCGTCGGTGGCCGAGTTGGACGGCTGCGAGTTCTCCGGGTGGACGAACCGGTTCTCCAGCACATCGGCCGCGAAGTCGTCAGCCCGGACTGTACAGGTGCCGTCGTCGTTGAGCGCCGCATCCTGGATGCGCCCGACGAACACCACCCAGGCGAAGTGGCTGCCGTCCGCGAACTCGATCCCCCGGGTGGCCCGGATCATGTTGCCATAGGGGGCGAGCAGGTCATCGACGTTGAACGGATATAGATCTTCGGCCACCGAGAGCAAACAGGTACGTGAGATCCGAGATGTGAGTGTCGCCGTCACCTCGCCGCTGATGAACACCAGGTCGGGCACCAGGACGTTCTGGAGACCGTCGAGCACCTCCACCTTGACGTACGCCTGGTGGGAGGTCGCAAGAGCCTTGCGGTACATCGGGTCGAGCCCACGGGCGAGCATCAGTCACCCTCCAGCAGACCGGTCCAGGTGCGGCCCCCGGCTTCGACGTCGTTCCAGTCGGTGAACTCGACGTCGACGTCATCCCAGGTGCGCCGGTCCGGGTTGGCGATTGCCGGGTCGGCCACGCCGCGCACCAGGTCATCCCAGGTGAAGCCGGTCGCCGCGAGGTCATCCCAGGTCGGGTATAGCGCGCAGATGTCGGCCACGCGGGTGCCGCAGACGCCCTGGCTCGGTCCGGCGGGCCTGTCGACCGAATCGTATGGCATGGTGACCTTGCGGAACTGGATCCGGTGGTCCGACACCTGCCGCTCAATGTTGACCGGGCCGATCGCCATGTAGCGGTCCGGCACGCCGTACTCGCTGGGGCCCTGGAACAGTAGCGGGGTGCCGGGGGCGACCAGCTCCAGCACCTCGTCCCGGGCGGTGAAGGTGGTCGTCTCCAGCACCAGCGAGGTGGTCACGTCCGACCGTGGCCGGGTGATCGCCTGGACCCGGCGGCGGTTCATCGGGCGCAGCCGCAGACTGTTGTCGGCGTAGATCTCCGCGCCGATCTCCACGAACGTGATGTCACCGTCCTCCCCGGCACAACCGGGCAGCACTGGTGCCCCCGAGGCGCACAGCGGCACCGGTTGGTCGCTGCATGGCCGCACCGGGTCTTTCAGCCAGAACCGCCCGTCATTGACGAGGGTGATCGGGCTCAAGCTGGTGTTGACGCTCACGGGGGTGCAGTCCGCACATCCTTCATTGACGATGAACTCGTCGAAGCTGAGGATCGTCGGGGCGGTGTTGCCGGCATCGCGGCGGGCGTGGGCCCCGAGCATCGTGCTGGTGAGCAGGACCGCGTCGATGATCGGGATGTCGATGGCCCATGTGGTGGGTGGTGTCAGGACGGTGCGCCACGCCCGCACCCGGATCTGGGCCCCCTCCAACTGGATCTCCACCGTGTTGACGTCAGCGAACGACAACCCGATACTGGTGGAGGTGGCGGTGGCCACCCCGGCAACGACCTGCGTCACGAAGATCCCGACAGCATCGGCGCTGGTGCAGTTGAGGCCGACCCGGATGTAGTTGTTGTCGTTCACCCAGCGTGCGTTGAGGCCATAGGCTCCGATGTCGCCACCGACCGGGATGGTCTGGGACGTCAGGTTGATCCGCGCGGTGTAGTCGGTGAGCCCCGTGTTCAGCAGGGCGTAGCGGTTGCCGGCCAGGGCGTCGGGGGTGATCAGGCCGCGACTGCCGTTGACGTCATATTGGGTATCGACACCGGCCAGCTCGGTGTAGGGCTGCAAGGTGTCCGCGACCCCCCACTGATCGGCCAAGGTTCGGGTGAACGGGTCGTAGACCACCGACGTCTGCGACAGCGGGGCCGGGATGCACGGGGCCTCGCTGCTGGTGGTGACGTAATAGAACGGCCGGTCGAACGGGGCCTCGGTGTCCCAGAAGGTCCCATGACCGCACGACAGCAGCAGCTCGTTGCCCAGGTAGCAGACGTAGGGGCGCAGCTCGGTGCACTCGCCGGTCTCGACGTCGACCCGCGAGACCCCGGCATAGTTGGCCGCGGGTACGTCCGCCCAGTTGATCTCCACCCGCACGTACGGCCGTGTCGGGTGGTCGGTGTAGGCGGCGATGATCGGCATCAGATCCCCCGGGTTCCGGCCACCAGACGGCGGACCTCAGTGCTGACCGCCGCCTCGACCCTCTTGTCGATGATCGCGAAGACCTCCTCCCCGCCGATGGTGACCAGGACGACCAGCTGCTCGTCAGTACGCTCCGACACCGGGGACAACACCGTCCCGCGTTGGCCCGGTAGCGGCGACGCCAGGGGTGTCACGCCCGCGTCGCCCAGCGGCGACAACGAGATCCCCGCCGCGTCGGCGGCACGGCCAGCGGCCCCGGCGATCGACGCCAGCTGGCTGTCCAGACCGGAGGCGATCATCGACCCGATGGCCGCACCCGCACGTTGGGGGCTGCCGCTGCCCGACAACGGGCCTTTCTTCGCGGGTGAGAACGGCAAATGGTCACGGATCTCCTGGACCGCGCTGGAGATCTTGTCGCGCAGTTGGCCAATCCGGGAGCTGATCCCGTCGATCAGACCCTGGATAACGTTCGCCCCGGCGTTGTACAGTAGCCGCCCCAGGTTGCCGACCGCCGCGAGCACCTGACCGGGGATGCCCTTGACGAACTCCACGAGGGAGGTCACTCGGGCCACCACGGCGTCGTTCATCTGCTGGAAGAACGCCCCGACCCGCCCGGGGATGCTGGAGATGAACAGGATGATCGCCTCCCAGGCGGCGGTGATGAAATCCTTCACGATGGTGAATGTCGACACCACCTGCCGCACGACAGCTTCCCAGGCCCCGGCCAACAATCCGGGAATCGATTCAATGAAGGTGCCGATGCTGGTCAGCGAGCCGACCGCCTCGTCGCGGGCCCCGATGAACACATCGCGGACCGCGACCAGGAACGCGGTCAGCGCCCCGATGACCTGACCCGGCATATCGGTGAAGAATACGATCACGGTGGCGATCGCGGTGCCGAGGATATCGATAATCAGATCGACCATGGCATCCAGCGCGGTTCTCACCCTGCCGGGGATCGACTCGATGAACGCGCCGATGCGTCCGGGCAGTGCCGAGACGAACGCCACTACGGTGTCGATCGCGCCGGAGATCACCCCCACGGTGTCATCCCAGATATCGGCGATGTCCGACCCGAGGTCGGTGAAGAACTGTCCGACCGCGCTGACTCCGGTAGACACCGCGCCCGTGATGATGTCCCAGGCTTCGGCCATCCCGAGGCCGAGCGCCTGCACCGTCTCGATCGTCGCGTTGACGATGTCATCCAGCTCGGTGAAGAGGTCGATCAGGTCGCGCAGGATGTTGAAGCCGACCCCGAGAATGATCCCGACCGCGGCCATGATCTCGCCGAAATCTTCGAGCGCGTCTTGACCTTCGGCGCTCTTGAAGAACTCGGTCAGCCGCTTGGTGAGGTCGGTCAGCGTGGCGATGAAACTGCGGCCCGCGTCGTCAGTGCCGGTGAACAGGACCCCGAGCAGCTCGCCGACCGCCCCGCCGAGCGCCAGCAGCTCGTCGAGGGTGGCGATCGCGTCGTCCAGGAACGCTTGGAAGGACCCGTCGGCGATCGAGGCGTTGATGAAATTCGCGAAGTTCGTGATGGCATCGGCGAGCCGTGTGGACAGCGTCTCCAGCGACGGCAGCCCGGCGTCGATAGCGTTGAAGAACGCCTGACCCAGGTTGGTGAACGCAGCGCCCAGATCGCTGGTCACCCGGGCGGTCGAGATGATCAGGCGTTCGAGAATCGACACGTTCTCGGTGGCGGTGATCAGGTCGCCCAGGTCGCCGAACGCACGGCCCATCACTGCCGACAGCGTCAGCAACTCACTGCGCAGCCGCGGCAGGGCGGTCTCGCCGAACCGCTGGACGATGCCGGTCAGCTGACCGAAGAATCCCTGCTGGATCTCGTCGCCGAGCTGTCGGAACAGCGGTAGGACACGTTCGAACTCCCGGACGACTGTGCGGGCTGCGGGGGCCAGCCGTTCCATCGCCTCGGCGATCTTCTCCGGGTCACCGGCAATAACCGCACTGATGGCGTCGCCGAAGCCCTGGAAGGCAACGATGCCGACGATCAGAGATGCGGACAGGGCACCGATCACCCCGGGCAGCAGTGTTACGACACCGGCCAGGTCGGCCAGCGCTGCCGCGAGTCCGATGATCACCGGGGTGGCGGCGGCCACCGCCGCTGCGTTGGCGGCCAGCGAGAGCAGACCCGCCGGGTTGGTGCCGGTCACTGCGAAACCGACCAGGGCCGACCCCGCTGACGTGATAGTCTCGCCGAGTCGGCTGAAACCGGAGGTCAACGGCCGCAGCAGGTTGGTTTTTACATCCTCACCCGTGTCCCGGGCGTTCTCGCCGATGCTGTCGAACAGCCGGTCGGAGTCCTTCCGGTTCCTGTCAAAGGTGTTCCGAACGCGGTCACCCGTGCGGTCGAAGGCGTCTGCGATCTCGTCGGCGGCCCCCCTGAACCGGTCGACGAGGTTGTCTGACGCCAGGGCCGCCGCCGGGTCGATCTCCTCTAGACTCTCGACCGCCTCGGCGACACCATCTTTGAACCCATCGCCGATCTGCTTGGACAGGTTGGAGGTGTCCAGGTCGATGTCGCTGACGGCACGTTGCGCGTCGCGCTCCAGCTGCCGGCCGAGCTTGGAGACATCGCCGACGATCTCGATCGAGGCGCGTCCCGCACGGCCGGGCTGGGTCATGTCCCCAACCGTACAGGCATGTGTGCGTCAGACGCGAGCTCCGTGGTATGATCACTTCGTGACAACGACAGAATCTGAGCTGGCCGGGTGTGCCGGCTACACCCCCGATGTAAACGACCCGATGCGCCTGTGGCTGGAGTCCAACGGCATTGAGATGGACCAGATCCCGATGTGGCCAGCGATCGAGCTGCGCGACGGCCAGATGCGGATCGAGCGGATGGCGAAGTGGGACCGCGAGCAGGAGAACCGGATGCTCGGACGCCCCCACATCTACCTGAGCGGCTGGTTTGACCTGAGGGTCCCGATGCCGGATGAGCTGTGGGAGCTCTACCAGCGCAACCGCGACCAGGCAGCGACCGCCATTGCGATGGCGCAGCTCGGCCGGGCGGGGGCAACTGTCGTGCACCTGCATGGCGGCGACGAGCTGATGTTCGTCACCGCCGACCGCGACATCCCCCCTGGGGAGGTCGACCAGATGAGCGCCCGGTTGCAATCACTGCTACCCAGGGTCAACGTCACCATCATCGCCGGGGTCGACACCGTGCTGCACCGGGCGGGCACCCGATCGTGAGCCAATCAATCGACCCGGACGAGCGCGAACGTTGGCAGACCGCGTTCGAGCGCTGCGACCAGGGCACCTGTTGCAGCATCAACCACCGGCATCGCCCGCGCTGTCCCCGCCGTGCCGCGCGGCTGGCGAGCCGGGGAGTGTCGTTGCTGCCCGACGAGGTGGAATATCCCCGGGTTGAGGCGAGAGCCGTCAGCGAGATCGGAGGCCGGAAAGGCTGCGCCCGGATGGTCGTCGCGTTCGCCCTGGCCGTCTCGCTGGCGATGGCCGCGTCATGGTGGGTGGTGTACTGGTGACCCGCAGGCCGGTCCAGCCGCTGTTGGACGTCGACCGGGCGCAGGTGTCGCAGGACCCGGACGGCTCGATCACCGTCGACGACCCACACGCCCCCTGGATCGTACGGGTGTGGGTGGTCGACATCGACGGGCGGGCCTGCATCGACCGGATGCAGGTCGAAGCCCGCGAACCGGGGATGTGCATCACAGCGGCCCGGCTCGGCAGGCTGCCGACCGCGCAGATCCTACAGGTCGCCGCGGCGGAGATGTTCGGCCAAGGCGGGGAGATCTACTACCGGATGCTCGCGCGGCCGCGGTCGCGCGGGTCGCGCTCTTGGGACCGCGACCATTACGTCCGGGTGCTGGCCGTACACGACTGGGCGATGCGCACCCGGCGGCCCGGCGGTGGTGCGCAGGCGGTGGCCGACCTGTGGGGGATCGCAAAGAACCCGACCGCCTGGCGGTGGCTGGCGGCGGCCCGCAAGACCATCTCTAGTTGATCGAGACCGCCCAGAGGCAGAAACTGCAGTCGCATTGCTCTTCTTCCTGGTACCACGCGCAGCTACAGGCGTCGCGCAGCTCGCGATCGAACTTCAGCCGCTCCTGGGCGTCCTCGCAACACGAGCAGGTGCACATCAGCCGCCCGGCGCGTTCGCGAGGGCCATGAAGCTGGCGGTCGCCTTGTTTGCGTCATACATCTGCGAGATCGGGATACCGGCGGGTGGCCGTTCCAGCTCGTAATCCAGCTTGACCCGCTCCTGCTCGTTCTTGCAGTTCTCCAGCAGGACCCGGTAGGTCGAGGTCAGCACAGCACCGATCGAGTGGGTCGACGGGTCGGCACCGCGCAGCAGCAACGCCCCGCCGATCGTGCTCCAGTGGCTGCCCAGATAGTACACCAGCCGCGCGGCGGCCCACCACTTCATCCCGGCCACCTGGGCGATAGCGTCACGGCTGGCGGCGCGGACCTCGGCATACGGCACATCGCCGTAGGACACCCGATCGAGCAGGTCCTCGATGTCGCCTTCCAGCATCCCCGGCACCACCCGGGTGAAGCTGGCCGAGATGGCGATCAGCCAGTCGGCCGCGGGTAGCGGTGGGATGCGGTAGGCCTCCCCGCCGATGTCGACCTCGACCGCCCAGCACCGCAGCGACGGGAGCGCGTCGATGTCCACGGTCAGACGACCAGCTTCGCCTTGCCGGCGGCGGCCTTCTTGACGGTCTGGCGCTCCTGCTTGACCTTGCCCAGCTCAGCGGTCAACAGGGTGATGATCTGCATCGCCTCGCCCAGGTCCATCTGCCCGAACAGCAGCTGGTCTTCCAGCCAGTCGTGGTCGCGCTCTTCGGCCAGCGCAGACTTCAACATGGTCAGTGCCCGTCCGAGGGTGCGCCCGGCTTGTTGGCCGCGCTCCCGCCGGAAGGCCACCACCCGCTGGTCGTCTTCCGGCAGGTTGGACAGCGCCTTTTCCCGGCGGGTCCAGTCTTCGCCGAGCCGGGCGAACCGCTCGCCGGAGGACTGCCACACGGCCAGCTGATTCTCGTCGGGGAAGACACCCCGCATCCGGCGGGTGGTTTCGTCCCGCAGCGGCAGCTCAATATGCAGCTCGGGGGTCGCGGTGGGGGCCTTGGTCGTCGTCATACCGGCCAGCATAACACCCCGACCACCCTGTCGTCGAGGTGAACCGACATACGGGGATGGCCACCCCCCGTGGGGGGTGGCCATCGGCCCGGCGTCATCAGGCGAGCTTGTAGTTGCCCTCGACCGCGACCCGGGCGTTGCCCTTCGCGTCCGAGTAGTTCGCGTCGCCGTTCGCGGCGATCGTCGCGCTGTACTCCCAACGGCCAAGCTTTATCCGAACGGTGCCGGCGGGGGCCTCCGTGACCTCCGGGGCGGCCTCGACGATCGGCTCGGCCACCGGGGCGGGGGTCTCGGCGATCGTGACCTTCCCGGCCACCTCCGCCATCTTGGCGGTCAGGGCGGCGGCCCGCTCGGCGGCGGCCTCCTTGTTCTTCTTCGCGGCGGGCTTGCGGGCCGCCTTCGGGGCGTTGGCCTTCTCCGCCTTCGCGGCGGCCTTGGCAATGCTCCGCTGAATGCCGGCGGCAACCATCTCGGCGAATCCGAACTGGCGGGCCGCGCTGACCGGGTCGCCGTAGGTGATGCCGCTGTTGTGGCGGACCTCCAGGCCCTCGACCCCGGCGCGGATCAGAAGCGACTTGAGACGAGCATCATGGCCTGGCGAGAACACGCGCCGTGTGGTGGACGAGCACTCGGTGTTACTGCCATCGAAGTCCGGCTGGCCGTCCTCCTCGGTGGTGATCCCGATCTCGAACTCCGAGCAGGCGCAGTTGCTCAGGGCCTTGGCGGCGGCGGGGGTCTTCGTCATGGCTGGCTCCTTCGGGGGGCGGGGCCCTGGGGCGGGCCCCGATAGAGATAACTCTACCAGCTGACACGCGATGTGTCAAGTCGGGTGCCACTCGACGTGGTGTGACACGTGCCACACCGGGGGGGTGTACGCCACGTGCCACATCGCTTGTCAAGTCCCGTGCCACCATGGTAGACTGATTGCTACACCCGCCCCCGGGCGTGACACGCAGGAGGATAGAGATGGCACTCGCAGTCGCCAGCACCGAGCTGGAGATGGTCCAGGACGCCAGGCAATATCTGTTGGCCAACGGCGGCACCACCGCCGAGCTGGAGATCAACCAGCGGCTGATCGACAAATACAGCAAGGAGGGGCCCTCCCCGATCGCGGGCGGCGGGTTCCCGATGCAGCGCACGGGCGGCCCGAAGAAGGCCCGCAAGCCCGACATGGCGCAGCCCGGCCAGATCGGCTACGCGACCGACCTGCTGCGCCGTCTGTGGGGCCACGACAAGGCGGTCTGCGCCGAGCTGACCGAGCTGCTGCCGACCCGCACCCGCCAGGGGATCAGCCGCCAGATCGACAACCTGATCTCGATCCTCGCCAGCACCCCCCGGCCACTGAACCCCGAGCTGCGGGTCCACCTCCAGGACCTGTGGACCCGCAAGATGGGCAAGGCAGACGGCAGCCGCAACCCGGCGATGGATGAGGCGTTCGCGGCCCGGCTCGCGACGATGGCCTACGACGAGGGGCGTAAGCTCGCCGCGCGGCTCCAGGAGATGGCGGACGGTCCGGCACCCGCCGCCCCCGTGCCGGCCATCGGAGAGCCGCTGGCCGGGGTCACGGAAGGCATGTACGAAGACGGAGATGGCACGATCTGGAAGGTGCAGGTCGCCCACCACGGTTCGGGCCAGCTTTACGCAAAACAGCTCGTTGCCCTCGAAGAGCCCAGGCTGGTGCGGGGCAAGACCGCCACCCATGGCTTCGTCTACGTTCCGGGGGCCATCAAGCGGCTGCGGCCCGAGTGGAAGATGAGCCTCGAAGACGCGATGGCGTGGGGCAAGCTCTACGGTTCCTGTTGCCGCTGCGGGATCATTCTTACGGAGGGTTCTTCGATTGAAAGGGGTCTCGGCCGCACTTGTTATGGCAAGATGGCGAAGTGACACACCACTTGACACGTCGCGTGTCAGGACGGTAGGATGGGGGTTGGCGGCCAGATTGCCCGCCCCCCATCCACCCGAGGAGACCCCCATGGCGAAGATCGCGGAGATCCGGTTTCTCGGAACCGACCAGACCATCCGGGTGGTTGTCGACGCGCGGACCATCCGGGAAGCCGAGAACATCCTCATCAAGAAGCTGGCGGAGAACCCCAACCCCCGGAGCGCGACCTTCAATGTCGTGGGCAGCGCCCGCAAGACCGACCGGGACAGCCTGCCGACTATCGACCAGCTCATCGCGGGCTGACACCCGCCCCAACCCGAGGAGGACCCGATGGCCATCGACGTTACCGCCCAGCTCCGCATGATCTACGGCAGTGCATCCACCGCCACCCTGATCGAGACCCTGCGGCACCTGGACAGCGCCGCCAACACCAAGCCCACCCCCGAGATCCTGCTGTCTCGCAGCTGGGTCATCACCGAGCTGGAGCGCCGGTTCCCCGAGGCCGACGAGGCCATCGCCCGCGCCTATGAAGAAGACGCGGTGAGGGTCGCCGCGGGAGCCGACCCGACCGACATCGACTACATCAACATCCTGATCGCGGCCATTCCGCCGCAGAGCGCCTGAGGAGGACCCGATGAACACCCCGACCCCCACCCTGGTCGACACGACCGTCGCAGCACAGGACGCCCCGCTGGGGGTGTGTCTGTGGCCGGTCAAAGACGAGCAGTACGCTCCGAACTTCACGCTGGAGCGCGTCGAGACCATTCGTACCGCCAACGGCACCCACGTCCGCTGGGTCTACCAGAGCGGCAAGGACCGGTGGTTCAAGCTCGGCGAGAGGGTCGCGATCCGCGTCGACTCGCACGCCTGGACCTCTGTCGCGCTCGGCGAGATCCGCACCGCGCTGGCCGTCCCGACCCAGGCTGCCGCCGCCCACCACGCGGAAGAGACGGCCACCCGCCCGACCAGCGCGGTCCACACCCCGAAGTTGACCCCCACCCAGGAGGCATATTTGAAGTGGTACGCCACCGGGGATGTCGGCTACGCCCGGGGCCACAAGGGCACCGGGGGTACCGTTCGGCGGTTGCAGCGGATGAAACTGGTCGAGGCGGCTGACGCGAACCCGTTCTATCGGGCCACGACCGCCGGTCGCCAGTGGCTGATCGACAACGGCATGGCGCACATCCTGGGCACCAACGACTGACCACCAGGCCGGGGGGCGCATGGCCCCCCGGCCCGACCGTGGAGGCAGCAATGGACCATAGACACCGCATCTTCGACCGCTACCAGCGACTGCGCCACCGGGCGACCGGTGACTACGTGAACGCTGTCGCCCCCGGCCCGACCCCAGACACCATCCTGATCGCCCACAAGACCACGCTCTACCCCGTCAGTCGCGTCAACCTGCGCCCCCTGCGCTGGTACGAGCGGCTGCTCAATCGCTAGACGACGCCAGTCAACCGTTAGGAGACGCCGTGAAGGCAACCGAGATCAAAGAAGACGACATCCTGTACTGGGACCCGTCCAACAAATGGGCGGAAGGCTGGTCCAGGTTCGACACGCCGGAGGTGAAGGTCCTTGACCCGGTCGTGCGCCACTGGAAGTGGGACTTCCACACCAGGAAGTACCGTGATGTCGGCAGGCCGACCCTGATGGGCACCCGTGGCATCCTGGTCGAGGTCCAGGACGGGCCCGGCGAGTATCCCCAACCCCGGCTGAAGATCGCGATGTTGAACGCGCTGCGCGGACCCTACGAGCAGATCGCGCCGCAGGTCGGCAAGGCCCGGCGGGAGCGCATCGCCGCAGCCGACGCCCAACGCAGCAAGGATCAGGCGCGCAATGGTCGGCTGGGGTCGGCCATCGGGCAGGCGGCGGGGCTCGGCGTGAAGGCGACCGGGCTATATCCGTTCACTGTGGTCCAGCTCCCGATCGCCGAGTTCGAGGCGATGGTGGCCGCGTTGGCCGCTGACGGATGGCGTTACGAGCCATTCTAAGGCTGCTGCCCCCGAGTTTCGGGGGCAGCAGCATGTCTAGATGTCGACGATCTCGAACCCGTACTGTGGCGCTACCTGGATCATCGCGGTGGTCAGCCACGGACGGGGGCGGGTGCCCGGCCAGTTAACCCGCTTGCGGTAGATGTAGCGGCTCCCGGCTTTGAACCGCAGCGCGCCTTGCCGGCCACCCGCCCGGGGTTTCGCCTCGATCACCCGCGGGTCGGCCCCGTTGTGCACGGCAGCGGCATACTGCACGTTGTTGAAGACCTCCCCGTAGGCGACCAGGCCGGTCTCCCACAGCCGCATGTCGTTGTGGCCGCGCAGGTTGCCGGTCCGTACGGGGGTGAGTACGTTCGCCCGGTTCAACGTCGCCCGGGTCATGTCCAGGACGTGCCGGCGGGCCTCGTCCATCCCGATGTCGTTGACCACCCCGAGGTTGAGGTTAAGACGAACCCTCGCTACCGCCATCGTCGACCACCACCTTCGAGCGCACGCGCTTCGGCTTCGCCGGGGTCGGCACGGCCTCGGCCGGCTCGGGCTCTATCAGCTCGGCCACCGCTGACGCGGCCACCCCGGGCGGCGGCTCGGCAGCAGCCTGGACCGGCGGGTGGACGTGCCCGAGGATCTGGATGTACCCGGCTAGCGACAGGCCCTCGATGTGCTCGGTCAGCGGGACCTGGAGCTCCTGCCCGCGCCGCATGCTGTTGACGTTGACGGTCACACGGATGTGGACCAGCGGGTGGTCATTGTCCGACACGGGTAAGCCTCCGGCTCGTTAGCGTCGATGGGCGGTACAGGCCGCTGCTCGGGACCCGCTCGTAGGGGGACATCTCGGCGAAGATCCGGCGCACCGTCCCGCCGACCAGGCCGGGCCAACTGTGCGGCGACGTCGACAGGAACGGCAGGTCGGTGGTCGGCATCCCCGCCTTCCCACCCATCGTCTTCACATCGCCGACCTTCACCCCGCCGATCTGGGCGTGGTTGCCATACCAGGTCCGCTTGTTGTACAGCTCGGCCGGGGCGCGGCGGCTGTGCGCCAGGTGGTTCAACGCTTCGGCCATCGCCGCCTTGTCGACCGTCAGCGGCAGGTGCAGCTCATAGCTGTACAGCTCGACATCGGGGTGGACCGCCCGCAGCAGGGCGCGGGTCGACACTGCCCGGCTGCGCCAGCTGTTCAACCGCTGCTGCGCATACCAGTCGATCATCACATCCAGGTTGCCGCGGTGGTAGGTCGGGACCTCCGTGACCGGGCGCATCACGAAAAAGTCGTCGTTCATCAGTACGAACCGGTCGGGCAGTTCGGCACTGGCGGCCATCGCCCGCCAGTTGTGCCAGGTGTTCTGGTTCTTCTGGCCGCGTTGGACCACCGGGATGTAGCCGACCGTCTCTTTGACCCACTTCGGGCGATAGCCGACCATCCACACCTGCCGGACCGGCATGTTGGCGAGGCTGCGCAGGCTGTGGCGCAGCTCCTCGTTGCTCTCGCCCGCTTTGACGATGTAGACGACGTCCAGCGGAGTCACGGCGACTCCCGGTGGTAGAGGATCTCGGAGGGGGCGCGACCAAAACCGGCCAATAGTGGGGGGATGATGCGCTTCCAGAACGGCCCCTCGCGCTGGTCGTCAATCAGCTTGTAGCGCTCGCCGCAGTCGCACTCCACGATGGAACCCACCCCGAGCACGACACCCTCGGCGAGACCTTTCTCGTACTCTTCGAGTTTATCGTGACACCGGCACGGGTCTTTGGCGTGGTGGATGAGCTTCATCGACGTACGAGCCTTCCGGGGGATGTTGACGGTGGGATGATGTAGGGGCGGCTGTAGCCGGGGGTGAACTGCCGGCCACCGGGGATCTGCTCCAGCCGCATCCCGCTGGTCTGCGACATGGCACCCCACTGCCGGCGGCGCACCCCGTGCTGCGCCTCCGCCCGGTTGTAGGCCGCCGCCCGCCGTTGCCGATTGGCCGGTTCGATCATCTTCAGATGGTACAGGTTGACATCGACCTCCAGCCGGGGCAGGTTGGTCAACACCGGCACCGCGGGAGCGTGGATCGCCTTCGCCGACATCTGCTGACCCGGTCGCAGCGGGAACAGCCGCGTGCGGCGCAGCACCCCCCACTTGCTGTCGATCCGGTAGGCGGTCGGCTGGAACAGCTCCCGCAGCGTCACCCGGTAGAGTGCATCCCGGCCGTCCATCAGCGGGCGGATTGCATCGCCAGCTCGATCCTCGAGCCTTTCGTCCGGGTCGACCATCAACACCCAGTCGGCACCGGCCTGCATCGCGGCCTGCCACTGCCGGGCACGCAGCGCCCCCTCGTGGCCCCACGGTTCGGTGGCCGGGCGCATCCGATCGTCGACCTCGACCAGGGCGTCGACCCACGGTGACAGGTTGGCGTGCAGCTCATCGACCAGCCACTGCGGTTCGTGGCGGCGTGCGTAGACCGCGACCAGCCGGGGCATCAGCTGGTCTCCAGGACCCACGGGGGCGTCTGTCCCCGGGGGTGGCCGACCGCGTACGCCCCGCAGAACAGATCCGGGCCGAACCGCGCTTCGAACAGCGGCAGGTGGGCTTCGCGGATGTTCGGGTTGATGCAACTGCCCACCAGCCCGAGCGCGGCGGCGGCCAGCCCGAGCTGGCCGATGATCGCCCCCGCGTCCAGGTAGGGCATATGGGTGACCTCGTCGCCCGCCTTGTAGGCATCCCGGTCGGCCAGCAGGAGGAAGACCAGCGGCGCGCGGTGGACCCAGCCGACTCCGCCGACCAGCAGGCCGCCGAGCAGGGCCTTGGTGTCGCGGTCGGTTACCGGTACCGAGTAGACCGCCCGGCGGTCGCACGAGGATGGCGCGGTCAAGATCGCATCGGCCAGCACGCCGAAGTCGCTGGTCGACAGCTGGTCGTCGGTGAACATCCGGTCGCTGTGGCGTTCGGCCAACAGCTGCGCCAGCACGTCGCGTTTCCGACTCTGGTGGTCGAGATATCGCTGTTGGTATGGGTCGGGTCCGGGGGGGTTCATCACCCGAGTATATCAGTTGACTGTCAAGACGGCGAGTCGTCGGGCCCGCAGTTGCAGGCCGGGGCCGCCACCGTCAGCGTGATCGAGCCGCCCATACAGGCACCGCCGGTCGGCAGAGGCGTCCACTGCCCGGCCACCCACGCCCAACGGTAGCCGTCCGCGAAGCAGCAGATGGTCTTGTCCAGGGCCGCGAAGTCGTCGTAGATCTGGTCCGCGGCGGTGTTCCACACGTCGGTGGTGGTCATCTTTCGTGCTCCCGGCGTCGGGGCACACCGGGCGATGCCGATCTCGAACCGGATCGCCCATTGGCGGATGCCGCATCGCTGCATCGGCAATAGGTCGGGGTTCGGAAAGTTGTCGGCGGACGGGAACACCCCATCGACCCGCACCCAGGCGATGCCCTTGCAGCATTCGCTGTCGTTCATCGACAGCAATAGATCCATCACGTTGCCGGGTCGCAGGCCGATCAACGCGGGGCGCACGTCGGCGTCGATCTTCAACCGCTGCTCGTCCAGGCAGGCCAGCAGTCGGTGCGCCACCGGTTTGATCACCTTGTCGGAAACCGACATCAGGTCACCATGCGCGGGCGCGGCCGGTCCAGCGAATACACCCGGGACCGCTCGACCTGGCGGTACGGGTTCAGCGCTACCACGATCGCGTCGACCTCGGGGATCTCGGTCATTCCGAGATCGAGGTAGCTGTTGATCGTCGCCACCTGAACACTCACACCCTGGCGGGTCAGCGACGTCAACCGTGCCGGCAGCCGACAGTTGTCGTCCCCCGCGCATGACATCGCGAACTCGCCCGCGAGGATGCCCGCGGCGATCTGCAACCCCGGCGGCAGCTCCTCACCGCGCAGGTAATTGACCGTGAACGCGGCAGGGTCCTGGTCACTGTAGTTGACGCAGCCGGGCCAGCAGTGGCCGTCTGTGCGCACCAGCAGGTAGCCGTTCTGGATCTGGTAGGCGGTCGGTACGATCACCTCCCCGTGGGTGGTGACCTCCAAGATGCTGGCGGTGTCGGTCGGCCCGTCCAGGGCGACCTCGCATCGGGCGCGGCAGCGGCATCCGCCCCCGCATCCGCCGTTGAACCACGAGCCGTCCAGGATGTACGGAAAGAACCCGCCGAACCCGCCTGCCCCGCCACCCCCGTAGCTGGGCACCGGGAAGGTCTCGTACAGCGGCCAGCGCTTGCGCTCCATGCATGGCTGCACAGTGATCTCGCATTGGCCGAACCGGCGGCCGGTCAACGCCCAGAGCATGAGGGTGGACAGGTGATAGCCGACCATCTGTGCCGCTTCCGGGAGTTCGTCCCAGTTCGCAACACAGCTGGTGTCGATGTCCCAGCCGCACGGGCCATCGATCCCGCCGCCGGTAGCGTTGGGGAGTGTGACGCCGGTTTGCTCGGTGGCCGTCACCGGGTCGCCGGTGCCGGGATCGTCACCCTCCCAGATGACGACATACTGCCCGGTAGCGATGCTGAACGGCACGAACCACGGGTAGCCGTAGATGCCGGTCGCCGGGTTGGTAATCCCGACACTGGTGGTCGCCAGCGCCGCCGTACCGCCGAGCAGCGGCACGATGGTGATCGTCAGGTTGTCGACGTTGGTGAGCGGGCCGTCCGGCGCGAATTCGCGGAATTGCGCACTCAAGACTGCGGTGCTGCCCTGCGCATAGTTGGTCATGGTGTCGGCCTCCTCACTGCTGTCGGACGCGGATGTAGTCGGAGGGGTAGTGGGCGTCCATCCGGGCTTCAAGGATCGGGTCGGTGCCGGGGATGGCCTCCCATCCTTCGGTCGGTAGCGCGAGCCCGGTCTCGATCGACCCCACGGCACAGATGCGGATGAGGCCGATCGGGTCGTCGCCGATGTTCACAGCATCTGTCTTGATGTTGCTGACATCGCTGGTGGCCTGCAACTCTTGGTCGAGGTAGTTGACCGTCTCGTCGGCCAACCGCGACCAATGTACGTGGCCTTCATTGCTTGCCATATCCGTCCTCAGGGGGTCGCGAACTTCGAAGCTTTGGTGAATATGGCCTGTGCCGGGTTGGACAGGTTGGTGGCGGTCCGGATGACGGAGATCCAACCCAGCAGGGCTCCGGCAGACAGGGCCTGGTTGGGAATGAACGCGCCCGATCCGAGGGCTGCGACCGCGTTCGCCAGGGACGAGTAGGTGTTCTGCCCGTACTGGACCAGAATCTGCTCGGGGATCGTGTTGTTGGCGAATCCAACCACCCGGAAGTTTGTCGTCGTGTTCGCGCCTCCGCCAACAGGGGTGATGACCCCCAGGCCGCCCGGGTCGTAGTTTGCCACATCGAGGGTCGACGTCAGGGGGCCGAAGAATGCCGGGCTGGCGGTGATGCCCCGAAACTGTACTGGCGTCTGAGCCGCCAGGCTGGCGTTGTGGGGGTCCTGCGGGGTGGGGACCTGCGAGAATGCTCGGGCGAACATGGCCCCGGCAGTCTTGTTGAAAGTCAGGTTGACGCCGTTGGCTGACACAACGTTGCCGGCGGTGCTGTATGGACCCAGGCCGTTAATCAGGTCGACCAGCTGGTTGTTGAGCTGGCTCGGGATGACCGGCAGGGACTGGTCTACGACGATGATGCCGGCAACAGTCGCGGTGATCCCAACAAATAGGTGGGTGCGGCGCTGCGTCGGGGTCGGCACGGTCGCCTGCTGGATCAGGGTTGCGGTGTTGTCGAACATGAAGAAGGTGACCGGGACGACTGCCGGCGTAATGCCGATCTGCGCGGGGGCACTGACAAAGGTCAGCATCGGGTTTGTCGGGCTCAGCGGTGCCGTCGAATTGTAGGTGACGATGTAGCCGGTCGTCGCCGAGATGTCGATCTTTGTCGGGTCGGTGTTCGGAGTCATGTCGCCGCCGGAGATGATCGCGGTCGACAGCCCGATGGCCAGCAGCTGGGCCACGTTGAGGGTGGCTCCGGTGAACGCGACGGTCGATGTCCCGGCAACATCCATGTCGTCGCCGACCGTCACGTCATCGGCGACCGTCAGGTCGGCCGCGCCGAGCAACTCCAGGTCCCCCGACATGGTGTCGCCAGTGCGGCTGACCTTCCGTGGATCGCCGGACGTGTAGCCGACTGCCGTCACTGGCCCCTCCCCCTCCGGGCGATGCTGCGGGCCTCAGTGAGGAGGCCCGCAGCATCGCGTTAGACGCTCGGGATGACCAGCGGTTGGCAGCCGCAGGATGCCTCTGGCGGCGGGAGCTGCGTGAGCATCCACTGCCGGTGGCGGGTGGTCGGGATCGCGGCCAGCAGCGGCGACGGCAGCCCGGCGGCGTCCAGGACGACGTCGTACGGCCCGACCCCCCACTGGGAGCCCCCGGCGGTGATGCCGTTGACCGTGAAGTTGATCGGGCCGTTCTCGATGGTGAGGTCCCCGTAGGTACCTTCCTTCATGAACGGCAGGAGCAGGTACCCGAACCGCTCCCCGTCTTCCGAACAGGCCACATCGCCCGCCAGGTTGGTCCACACCTCCAGGCCGAACCGCGCTGTGGCGTAGGTGTCGGTGTCGGTGCCGAAACCGATCGCGTTCGGCTCCGGACTCGCGTCGTCAATGACGATCGGCGAGCCGGTGACGATCTCGAACAGCTCCGGGTCGACCTCACAGAACTGGATCGCGACTTCGATCCAGTTCAACAGCGGGTCGGTCCGGACCGGCGGGTAGCAGTACCTGCCGGCGGCGTTCTTCTGCTTGATCTCGTCCGGCGGTTCGATGTTGTCGGTCATCTGGACCGAAATGAAGCCCTCCGACACGACAGTCGAACAGTCGCCCTCGACGGGGGCACCGCAGTTGTCCAGGCGCGTGACCCGCATCCTGGTGCCCTGGATCGGGCTATGGCAGATGGATGGCACGGGTCACTCACCTTTCGCAGTAGTGGCCTTGGGTGGGGTCTTCTTGGCCGTGACCTTCTTCGCTGGCGCGGAGACGGGCACCGCTGGCGCGGAGACGGGCACCGCTGGCGCGGAGACGGGCACCGCTGGC